TATAATATCTATATCAGATATAGATATTATAACAACACTCTTTATTATAACGATGCTTATTATTATAACGATGCTTATTATTATAATAAGATATTATAACAACGCTCTTTATTATAACGATGCTTATTATTATAACAAAGACATTACTAACTATATTTGTTACTCTATAAAAATATATAATAACTTAACCCGCGTTTCGCGCGCAATTTTCAACATCTACAGCGTCGTTGTAAACCATAGCAATTAACTAGTTTACATATACACGCTTCTTCGTACACAAAATAATGTATACTTTTAACGTAGCGCGATGATTTCTTTTAACTCAAATATTTCTCCAAATGTTGTTTCGTCTTCAAGCAAGATGTTAAAATCTTTGTTAATCATTTTTACTCCTTTAGTTGTACTTCTTACCATCAATCTCAGTGATGAATCTAACATGCACAACATTATAATTATCATAATCTTCAAGACAAACGCATAGCTCATTATTGTGATATGTGAAACTATCTACTTTGAGACTTTCTTTGCAGGGAATTAGATAATCTACACCTACATATTTAATTTCAGCATAACCTTTATCTGCGTATGCGTTTAATATTTCTTGTAATTTTTCAAACATTACATTTCTCTCTTTTTATTTAGTCGTACTTCTTAATCAGATTTAATCTCTGACTATCTTTAACGATAAAATATATTGCATAAGTATAAAAAGCTCTCAGAAGTCAATCTCGTACGTCTGAGATATGTCTGAGAACTAAGTTTATCTTACTCATCATCGTCTAAACAATAACTATCTAATTATAAAAATCTAATCAATCAACAATTTCATTCCAACCATCTTGGTAAACAACTAAGCATACATAAATATTGAAATTTAAACGTACATTATAAAAATGATGTATTGCACTAATAAAAGAGAGTAGCATTACTACTACTCTCACTCTTTTTATTTAGTTGTACTTCTTTACAAAAAAAAAAGACGCTCTCTTAAGCTAAGCGCCTTCTTAACTGCGATATGTAAATCTTTAATCAAAATATTTTAGTAAAAGGAACATATTTTTGCAGCGTATAAATTCTACGATACGTAAATCTTGATTCAAAACTCATAGAGAAAAGGAACGTATTTTTGTAGAATATAGTTGTATTGTAACACAAAACATCGCGTTTGTAAACAACTTTTAAAATTAAAATTCAGCGTAAGTAAAATCTGACGTCCTTAACATAAAGCCAAAAATACTAAATGCATATAATAGTGCAAAACTAACAAGTAGTCTAACACTCAGCGGTACTTTAGACATAAACTCTGTAATCTTTTTCACCAAGTTCTCCTTTAACTTCTGAGAATAATTTTCGTCTTAAGCGGTAATTATTATTAAAAGAGCATAAAAGTTTACGAGAGACGATTTTGGTTCGTCTGGAGTATATCTCAGAGCGCTTCTGTAATACTACTCACTGGAATAACATTATGCGGATTCTTCTCACACTCTTTTTATTTAGTTGTACTTCTTTTAGTCAATATACACTTCAATAGGTGTATCAGTTGTAAATGATAAAACTAACTCACCATTTATAATAATTGCAGGCGCGCCAAACATCTGTTCATTAGGCACTTCAAATTTAGTGCCTGCTTTAATGTAGACAATATCGCCTTTAAGAAATAAACCATTCTCTTCTAGTACTTTTTCTGTGATGCTCTCATCTAAATCATTGATGCTGCAATACACCACATTTCTTGCAAATTTAAGCATTATATTACCTCTCTTTAATCTTCTGCGCCAGATTTTACTTCTGACAATAAGTTTTTAATTAGTGATAGTTTTTTACAATAAATATATGAAAAGCTCTCAGAAATGATTCTCGTACTTCTGGAGTATATCTGAGAGTTATATTTAACATCCGTCTCTTATCTCTATTAGTTTAAAGCCTCTACACCACGTCAAGGTTGAGATAATTAGTAGAGGTAGAGAGCATAAAGCTCTCTTTATTTTAAGCCCAATCTTTTTTATACTCCTCTGTGTATAGATAAGGCCAAGTACGCTTAGAGTATTCAAGCAATTCTGTAAGTCTATTCTCACACTCTTTCTGAATCTTTCTTAGAATACTACTGTCATCTGAGCCTGCAAGTTCATCTTTGCTCTTCTGTAGATAATCATCTAGTGTAGTCCACTCAAGCACTTCCTTATTTTCTTCATTAGGCTGGAATAGAGCGCTACCAAAGTTAGTCTTTGTTTCGTGAATGTAAAAATTACTCTTATTCTTGATATTGAATTTATCAGCCATAAAAGGATAAATCTCACAAAGAGCTACATAAGTTCTTAGAGCAAGAATATACTCTTCATTAGGCTGTACTTGTAAGTCAAGTCTCTGGCCTAGGAATCTCATTAGCTCGTTAAAATTCATTGTAGGGTATACAAAATGAAGAACTGTCTTTGGTGTGACTAACCTACAATCCTGATTAGAGATTTCGTGCGTATTCATCATATCACAATAGAGATTCATTGCGTCGTCTACTAGCTTTAGGTATCTGTCTTTAAAACCAAGCTTTTCATAACTCTCAGGCATAGCAATATCGCATACATTCTGAGGATTGTCGCCTGTGCACATAGCGCTTGCACTCCACTTATGGCGATACAAGTGAGTAGTTTCCTGGTGGTGTATTCCATCAATACAGAGTACGAAGTTAATCATATCTCTAAAGCCAGGTAAGAAACCGTTATTATGCATAGCTCTATACAGAATCTTCATTTTATCTTCATCTGTTAGATTGTAAACGTCATATCTTCTGTTGTTTACATCTCCTGCTCTTGACCAAGTTGCAAGCAGCGGTCCTACGCACATTTCAGCAAGTTGCTCTACAGTAGGGTAAGACTTAAACTCTACAGAGATAGGCTCAAGGTCGTTAGTAATTCTATACTCTGGTACTAGCTTATCCCATTTCTTAACTCTTTTTTCTCTTACGTCAAATTTCACTGAAAAATCTTCCTTTCTACTTTAAATATGCTTTACATTGCATAGCAATACTTTCTAGCGGCAAAGTCTTATAGCAAATCATCTCTCTTCCCAGAGAATCTTGCACTACAAAAATATTATCTTTTTCTATTATTATTGTATCATCTGGCAGTATGCCTATTAGCTCAATTAATTTTTCTAGCATTGTTTATGCGCTTCCTTTCTTTTTATTTAGTTGTACTTCTTACTTAAGCAAAGGTAGTTTAGCATCGAATCCGTAGTATTCTACTACCATATTATTCCAGTAGTTTTTGAACTCTTCAAAATCGTTTGTGCTAAACTTCATTCTTGTAGACATTCTATCTGCAATTGTTACTTCGTATAAATCGTGAGATATAACAACATCTACGTACGGCTCAGATAAGAATGTGTATCTTACTACGTCGTCAGCTGGAAAACAGCGTACTCTTGATTCTAGCAATTCATTGTGTATAGTCTCGCTATCTGTAATTCCGCACTCTCTCATCCATTCTTCAACTATCGCTGGTATCGCTTCTTGCACGTCTTCTTCAAAGAAACGACTAAAGTCTCGATTTGTCATAAGCATAAAAATTACCTCTTCTTATGTTTATCATCTGTTTTAATAGATATGCACTTAACAATGTCTTGCCTACCATCAGCCATTTCACTATTGAATAGCTCAGTTAAACCTTCAGTTAAAATGTCTAAATCAATTGTGTCTGGCGTAGGGAATAGCAATTCATTTCTGTCTTCAGGTACTTCAATCTCTAATACTACATTGCACTCTACTGTGATTTTGTTGCTCATATGGAACTCTTCCTCTCTTTTTATTTAGTTGTACTTCTTTAAATCAATTTTGTAATCTCACTTGACTGTGTATGTAAGCTTTCTGCTAAATCATCAATCAAGATTAAAAAGTTAAAACCTAATGAACTAACTAGCAAGATATTAGAATCTTCAGTAGATTGCCAACATCTACGACATTCTTCTAACTGAGAATTTTCATTGATAAATTTTACTAGCTTAACACTACATTGCGTAAAAATGTCAGAGTGTTTAAAATTACTACTATACGACATCTTTTTACGCCAGCCAATAACGTTAAACCCATTTACATAATCTTTACCAAACTCCATGTCTGTTTTGAGTAATAAATCTTTGTATTCACTGTTTAACAAATCAATCTTAGCAGTGTAAAAATTAATCAACTCATCTAGTGGATAACCTCTTTTGTCTTTGTCTATGTAAATTTTATTTAATGTTGCATCATATCTATTTGATGGTATATTTCCACAGAATATTTCTTCATTCCCATTAAATTCAAAAGCTGCGTACATATAGCAATCTTCGTTAATAAAGCTTCTATCGTCAGCAATTTGTACTCCGCCAATTGCATTTAGAAATGTTTTAAGTTGTTTAGTAAATTTGTCATTATCGTAAATCATATTATTTATCTCTCTCTTATTTTGCACAAAAATCTTTAAGCACGTATGAAGCCTGTAGAGGCTCACTGAATTTTTCGTGTGAATCAAAGCGTCTTTCAATATGCTTTACTACCTTTTCGTGCATTTCATCAATATTTAAGTTTAAGTTAATTATTCTGCAACTAACTAAGTTAAAATGTATTACAGACTTATAATCAAGTCCTACTTCAGCGCTTATTTTTATGTCTAATATACCTGAAAGCTGCTTTTCTCTACCGTTATCGTCTCTATAAGTACCCTTGTAATGATAACCACTACATCTAAATATGCCATTTAACAAATTGTCTTGCACGTCATTTACAGCGATTAATCTAAAATCATTTTCTGGTATATGATTATAGCCACAATATAGCTTAACGTCATATTCTCTGTATACTTTCATAATTTCTCTTTCTCTCTACCAAATTTCAAAATCATACTTAAGTTTAATCTTCTGTTTCTTTTCTTTGAATTTATCTACGTTTTCTTCGCAATAAGCATTCCAGTTATCGCGCAGTGCGTCTTTAAACTCGCTCATATAATCAAATTTCTCGTTGTCAAGCGCGAACTTATTCTCATTTCTCGTAATAAACGAAAGAGTAGACTCTGCTCGTACTGCGTTTTCACAACCACATCTTGCGTATCTACCGTTGTCAAATTCCCATACAAGTGGTTTAACTTTACAAACAGGACAAACTTTCCATTCTTCAGGTTTTTCTACGGGCTTGTAAAAATCATCACAATTATAAAATTTTGTACCTTGCTCATATACTTCTATAAGCATTCATCGCTCTCCTTTGTTTTAATTTCAACTTTAAACTCTAGATGTTGATAAGTGTCGGAGTTGTACTTATCTTCAATACTTTCAAAAAGCTCTTCATCGCTTGCTTCTAAAAAATGATAGTGTATTAATCTTTTATCTTTTAGATTTAGCACTGCAAACATTTTTACAGTTACTAAGCTATTAGATATTTTAACGCTGTCACATACAAAAGTAGCGTATACTACACCGTTTCTGACGTAATCAACATTGTCAAGATAATACTTCTCATCAGGTGCTTCTGCCTGATATAAATAAATATTTTTCTCTATATGCATAGTCTATCCTTAAACTCAACTTCAAGTACTATACAACCAAGCGATGCGTAATCTTCTTCGAGTTCATAAGTTAGTTCATTGATTACTGCTTCGCTATCATTATCAAACACGTCGACATTTAGCTTATAAACAGAATAATCAACAAGTTGAGAAGTATCTTCAAAATCAATTTCTGCTTTAAGAGTGATATCAGCATAACAGTTTGATATGCTTACGTCACATTCTTCAAGATAACGTTCTTCTATTTTTATGTCTTTACATCTAAATAACGCTGTGAGTATTTTGTTTAAGTAATCATAATCAAGAATTTCTACTAGCTCAAATACATCTTCAGTGTCATAGTCAATGATGTAAATTTCTCTTTCAATGTTTAATTTCATATTACTCTCTCTACTTAAAATTTAACGACTCTCAAAGGAATGCCGTCTACTAAAAGTATAAACACTATATCCTCTTAATTATCATTTTCAATTACTTCAACATCACCATAACTAACGGTGTCATCATAAGAGTCAATATCACTTGTGTCATAATAATCTCTATTACTTTCTTCTATCATATCATACACGTCTTGTTCTAGCATATCTGTATTTGCACAGCTCATATCACGTATTCTGAATTTAATTAACTTTACTTGTAATATCTTTTGTTTTGTAAGGTCAATTTTTGCTTGTATATCTACAACAATACTTACCTTAATCTCGACTTCGTCATCTTTGTAATCAGTAAAATACTCAGAATAAAGCTTCTTTAACTCAAATATTCCAGTTAGTGTGTCATTTTCTACATTTAGTACTTCTACTAAATTAAATTTATCACCGTAGTTTATGTCGCTAAAACTAATATCAAATTTTCTTGCCATTGTTTATCTTTCTCCATTTTTATTTATATACGTTTCTCAGATGTATCTCAGACGAACCAGAATCGTCTCTCGTAAACTTTAGCATACTTGTCGTATAAACTATTATAAAATATAAAAGTCTCTTAGAAATGATTCTGGTATCTCTGGTTAATACTTTAAATACAGAAGTCTTTTTCTGTTAAGACTACGTCAAACACAACACTATTGATTTCACCATGCTTATAGTATATGTCTAAAGTATCAGCAATGTATTCTTCTGTTTCAGGTGTATCAATGTTTATGTTACGAATATTATAGCTAGCTAACTGATTATTTTTTACATTATTCTTATCAAGCTCAACAGTTGCAAGAACTCTGATTGTTACTGCGCCGATTAAATCAGTTGAATCTAAATCATCTTCGTAGTACATAGAAAAATCATCAAGTTTGCATTCGAAAACTCCTCTTAGTTCATTATCTTGCAAACTAATAATTTCGACGAGTTCAAAGCTGTTTTCAACGTCTTCTCTGTCTATAAGTTCTAATTCAAACTTTCTCTTTATTTCCATTTTATACTCCTTGTAATGTATAATTATACATTACATAAATTTAAAATCTTTAGTTTCGATTATGACATCAAAGTCAATCTCATCCTTATTAAAATAATCGTTGAATAGATTAAATACTGCATCATAATCTGATATATTCAACTCACTACTACCGATAAAAGCTAGATTGTATTTTATTACTTTTCTTTTCTCTAAATCAATATCACACTCAAAAATCATTTTAGTAATTCCAGTTAAATAAGTACCTTCATATTTAAGCATATAATTGTCTACTTTAACATCTTTACAGCCAAACGCAGCTTTTAGTATGTTATCTGAATAATCATGTATACCAATAATGTTATATATTTCATCGGGCTTACTTATTAGCTTGATGTCAACTTCACTATATAATTTCATTTACACTCCTTAAAAATAAGAGTAGAGCTTTAACTCTACCCTACCAAATTACGATAATACACAACTTTTGCAAATACATCGCGGTGTTCGTATAAATCTACTGAGCATCGAACTCCTGGAAGAGCTCTACAACGAAAACTTAACTTTTTATTTAAGTAGTCATACATAATACTATTCATATTTTCAGTGTCTTTAAATTCTATATAGTCTATGTTTGAACCTAAGTAGCGTATCTTGCAAACCAAATCAGTAGGTACAGATACGCGGTCATACAGTTCGTATAAAGCACGCTCTCTTTTAATAAGCATTACATCTTCTTTAGTGATGAATCTTAGAAAATGATTAGCTTGATTAAATAGCTTTCTACTACCTAAATCAGAATTAAACTGTTTAAGCAGATTGCGCGTGTACTTGAGTCTAAACTCATACTGTGTCTTTTTACCAATCTGTCTTGATACTACTCTTACTACATCGTCAAAGCCGTATGCGTTCAAAAGACTTTCAAGCTGGCACTTGATGTCTACGTCTTTATGATATACAAATTTGTTTTCTTTTGCTTTAATCTCGTTCTCTAGTTCTTTTAGCTCATTCTGTAATTGTTGCTGTCTCTCAATAAGCTCATAGATGTTATCATTATTCATATTTATCATCTCTTTATGTAAAAATTATAACACAGCTTAGAGTAAACGTAAACAACAAAAAGCAAGTCTCAGACTTTACTCTGAGACAAACTTTCTTATATTAACACCTTGCGCAAGTCGGTTTTTAGTTACACTATACTGACTAGTATTAAACTTCTGACCGTTTACTTCAAATATTTCATCATCGTCTACAAGACGTACATCAACAGCGTCAGGTCTAATTCCTTTCGACATTAATCTTCTTGAATTATCGAAACCATCAAGAGGAATTCTTACAACTTTCTTATCATAAACAATAAATAATGTTTTTGACTTAGTTTCTTTAGTTAGAGGAATCTTAGCAATAATCTGCTCACCCATTTCTAATTCCTTGAATTTAACTAAACCACCTTCAAATTCGTGCGCGATATTAGGTTTAATCTTATGCACAAATATTTTAAAACATCTTCCTTTATTAGTAAATAGAAGAATACTATCTCTATTATCAACAACTAGCTTTTCATAGTGCTCTGGCGTTTTAGCTCTGCTCTCACCATTTACTCTTCTAATATCCTTACCAATGAATAGAGTTGATGTGCCGTCAATCTTAACTTCTTTCTTTTCTTTCGCTAAAGGCTTAACTTCTTCCCATTCAGTCAAAATCTCTGTTTTTCTTGGGATGCCGTATGTATCTCTAACTCTGTTTAAGTCGTCAATCATTACGTCAATAGGCTTTGTTTTCTTAAGCTTTTTGATAGCTTTTTCAAGCTCAGTAATTTCTTTTGTACGATTAAGCACATACTCTTCATTAAAGTTTCTTAGCTTAATATTAGCGACGTACTCAGCTTGAATATCATCAATAGAGAATTCATTCATTAAGCCAGAGATTACTTCATCATCACTCTTACTACCTTTAACAATCTCTACAGCTTTATCAATATTCAGTAGAATCTGAGCTAAGCCTTTAAGTAAATGTAGTTTATCTTCTTTTTCAGCAATTTCAAAATTTATCTCGTCTTGTACCCAAGCTTTTCTATGCTCTATCCACTTGTCTATGATTTCATACACACCCATTTTAGCTGGTCTGTTGTTATAAACTAGCGTCATATTACAAGAGAATGTGCTCTGAAGAGGGGTTAGTAGATAAAGCTTATTTATAAGAGCTTTTACATCTGCACTTCTCTTATGCTCAATAGATACTCTGAAACCATCAATACCTATTTCGTCTTTTACGTCAAGAATCTCAGGAAACTGCCCTTTATCATAACACTTCTGGATAGAGTCAATTATACTTTCAGCAGTTGTATTATAAGGAATTTCGTCTACATTAATAACATTATTCTCTTTATCAATACTAAGCTTTGCTCTAAGAGTTACTTTACCTGAACCATTCTCAAATATATCTGCGACGTCTTCATCTTTATATAAGATATAAGCTCCAGTAGAAAAATCTGGTACAGGCATAATTTCACGAATATTCTTATTTCCATTCAGCACTGCTATACAAGCATCGCATAACTCAGCTAGATTAAAAGAAGGAAAATCGCAAGCGAAACCAATACCAATACCTGACTGAGGGTTTGCAAGAATATTAGGAAAAGGCATAGAGAGCAAAACAGGTTCTTTTAATGTGCCATCATAGTTATCAACCATATTCTCTGGGTGCATATAAAGCTTATCCATCATTTCGTGACAAATTGGTGCAAGTGACAATTCTGAATATCTTGGCGCAGCAGCATCCATCGCTGAAGAATACACTTTACCAAAAGAACCTTTACCAAAAATAAAAGGTGTAAGTAAACTCTCTTTTTCTCTAGTCATATTAACTGCTGTCGAATAACTTCCTGAATGTGCATGTATTTTCATTGTTTGACCTTCAACGTTAGCGCTTTTTGCCAGCTTATTGAAAAGTCCCATAGTTTTCATTGTATACAATACTTTTCTTTGAGAAGGTTTAAGGCCATCTTCAAGAATAGGCAATGCTCTATTTGTAATAGCTTCTAAGCTCATCAACATCATATTGTCTCTGATGCTTGAACCTACTTCTAAATCTGTTATATGCATTATTCTCCTCCTTTATTCAAAATCTAATTCATATTCATCTGCGTGTTCAGTAATGTAATCTTTTCTTACATTAGAGTCGTTGCCCATAAATAATTCTATGAATTTAGCGGCGTGTTTAGCATCTTCCATTGTAAATCTTACTAATCTCTGAGTGCTTTCATTTAAGCAAAGTGCCATATCTTCAGCTGAGATTTCACCAAGACCTTTATTACGCATTATTTTCTTTACATCTTTGTCTTTCGTGAGCTTAATCTTTTCTTGTTCATCATACGCAAATGCTTTTGTATTGTCTTTATACACAATCTCAAATAATGGAGTTTGTAATGAGTAAACGTGCCCGTCTTTTATAAGTTCTGGCATAAAAGTATAAAAGAGAGTTAAAAGCAAAGAGCTGATATGACAGCCATCAACATCTGAATCGTGCGCAAATATAATTTTGTCAAAATTTAACTTACTTAAATCACACTTTGTAGTTTTTGTATTTACGCCTGTACCAACAAGCTGAATAATATTTTTTATAAGCTGACTGCTTAATGCGTCTGTAACGCTTGTCTTATATACTGACTTAATCTTACCTCTAATAGGGAATAAAGCTTGATACTCAGGGTTTCTTGCTTGTTTCAATGAACCAAGTGCTGATGCACCCTCTGCTATATACAGTTCTTTTTTACTTGAGTCTTTACTTCTGCAGTCGATAAAGTTCTCAACTCTATTACGCATGCCGTTAATATCAGACTTTAGCTTTTCTTTTGCTACTTTCTTACTATCAGCGATTGATTTTCTAGCTTGCATCATTGTAACAGCTCTTGATGTAATCTTTTCTACGATAGAAGAATTTTCTTTTGTAGAAATAAATTTCATTAGCTCTGCTTTTACTGCGTCATAGATAGCGTTCTTTACTTCTTTACCTGCAAGCTCTTCTTTTGTCTGTCCAGAGAACAGAGGGTCTGGAATAAAAACAGACAACTGTAGATTTAAACCTTCTCTATAATCTTCAGTATTAGGCTTATCTTTACCTTTAATCTCTGAGTTAAATGAATCTGCAAGAGCGTCTTCAAAAGCTTGTAGATGTACACCCTTAAGACGTGTTTTTATTGTATTTACATATGTGTCTACGTTACTCTCATCAGCATAGCAAAATGCAAGTTCTATATCAACAGTACGAATTAAATCTTTGTGTTGAATAGCACCATCTGTCATTACTGCTACATTCTTTTCAAGATAATCATTAGACGTAGTAAACTCAACAACATTTGCACCTTCAGGTAATGCGTCTCTTAAACCATTCTCAGAGTAATACTCATACTCAGCATTATTCTTAAAATTATCGATTACTTTAATATGAGACTTAGGTAAAAGATAACTAACACCTTTAAGTCTATCATTTAAATCGTCTACATCTACAGGATAAGGGCTTGAGAAAATATTATCATCAAGCTTAATTCTTATCTTAGTACCTGTAGGAAAATTAGTCTTATAATACTCTGCTCTATCGTCTTTTCTTGATTTTAGAGTAGCTTTATTCTTTAGAGGCTTAAACTCATCTTCTTCATTAAAATAGCCTGGTACAAAATCTTTAAAAGACATGTAATAGATTTTATTATTTCTATAAACTTCAATATCTACTCTCTCAGATAATGCACAAGCAGCGGATGCTCCTAAACCATTTTGAGATGTACTCTTACCACCAGATGAATTACTACCTAAATTCTCACCAGAACGAAGAGTTCCAAGAGTAATAATAAAACCATTTACTTCATTTCCTAATGCGTCAGTAGCAGTGTCAATAGGTAAACCTCTACCGTTATCAAGCACTGTTACAAAACCATCATTATCGAATGTTACTTCAATTCTATCTGCAAAATTTCTTATGATTTCGCCAACGCTGTTATCAATAATTTCTCTGATTGACACTGTTTTCTGCAGAGAGTATGGGTGCTCAGCATCGCCTGTTTCTCTACCAAATGTCAGGTTTATCTTTTTCTTAAGATGTTCTACGTCTGTTAGAGACGTGATGTTTTCAGCAGAATAGTGTTCAGTGACTTTCTTTCTTGCCATATTTTACTTACAATCCTTTCATTTATTAAATATGATAGCTCTTTTTTAAAGCTATTGTTTTCTATTTCATCTTCCCATATTTCTATTAGAGTGATGCCTAATTCTTCTGCAGCTTTCTGTTTCTTTTTAAAATCAGCTGGAGTAGATTTAAGAGCACCTCCGTAAAGTTCCATTGGGAATTCGCCTTCAACTTTACTATGAGTAGCATTGCCTTGCACTTCAATGCCTAATTGTATATCAGGCAATAGTATATCGATTTCTTGCTTATATTTTGTAACAGGTAGAATTTTTCGATTTGTTTCTACTGCTAGTTCAAAATTATCTATTATATAATTTAAGACTTTTTGCTCTAATCTTGACTTAGTTGTATTCTTAGCAAAATTAGAATAATCGACCCATTTAGGTAGATTTACTCCAAAATAATCTTTAAAATCTACGGCATTAGGTTTACGCTTTCTCTTATTCTCGAATTCACTAGCCCAATCGTTGGCGTTTTTATACTCATCTAATAATTTTAAATTTAAAGACGATTTATGTTGATATAATGTTTGACACACTCTATCACAGAAATGCTTATTCTTAGGGATAGTGCCTTGCAACTTTATTTCTTTACTGCAATATTTGCATTCTATTGTATGAAAATCAGTACAAACTTTCTGAGATGAAGAGGTAGGAGTAAATATATTCCCGCAGTAAATACATTCTCTAGGTTTATACGTCATATTTTTACGTGTATGAGTATTTCTACAAGAAGAGGAACAGAACTTAGCATCTCCATAAGATTGAAAACGCTGTCCGCATTCTATACAATAATGAATCTTTTTTGTTTTAGCGTGCTTATTCATAGCTATTTGACACTGTTCAGAACAAAAATCACTTGTTTCTGAAGAGGTTTTACGTACTTTACAATTTAAGCAAAAATTATTCCAGTTCTTTTCAGCGTTAAAACATTCTATACATAAATCTTGTTTTTCATAATTATAACGTTTAAATGTTTTGCTACATTTACTACAGTTAAACAATTTTTCTTTAGTACTTAGTTTGCCTGCACAACTCCTTGAACAAGTCTTACTTAAATACGATGATAGTCCGCGTTTTGCATTAAACTCTTTATTACATACTGGGCAGTTGCGTATTACTTTCATAGTCTCTCTTTTAATCTCTCTACGTTATTTTTGCTTAGGTATATAAACTATCATTAAGAGCATAAAAAGCTCTCAGAAATGATTCTCGTACGTCTGAGATATATCTGAGAGCTATATTTTACTTACAATTCAATTTAGTGTACAACTCTTCTTCAGTTATAATCTCTATGCCTAGCTGCACTGCTTTCTTATACTTACTACTTGAGCTAGGTTCATTACAAACAAGAAAATCAGCTTTGTTTATAGCAACTTCTTCAGCATTATGCTCTTCTAAAAATTTAACTATATCTTTTCTTGCTTTGCTCATTTTGCCTGTTAGACAAACTTTTACATTCTCGATCTTTTTATTTAGTTGTACTTCTTTGACGTAGTTAAGCACTTCGTCTAATTCTGAATAATCAAAGTTTAGTAGTGTATTAGAAATGCCTGAACTGATACCAGGTATCTGAGAAAAATCAAATCTTTCATCAATAGCTTTTCTAAAAGAAGAGTAGTTATTAAAATAATCAACTAGCTTTATCGCTGTTTGCTTAGAGATATTTTCTAAACCGCAGTTAGCAATTAATTTCCATAGTTCTATCTCTTTAGGAATATTATTTAAGATTTTATCTACTGAAACATCGGAAAAGCCGTCAAGCTGTAACCATTCTTCTCTATGAGTATAGAGTTTAAAATAATCTGATAAGCAAGTTAACCAACCTAGCTTAATCAACTTCTCAATAGTAGAGTTAGAGATGCCTTCAATATCCAACGCTTGTTTACCTGCGAATCTTATTAGCTTATTCTTTATCTTAGCAGGACAGCGTTTATTTACACATACAAGCTGTTTTACTCCTTTTATATCGATTTTTAATTCAGAGCCGCAGTCAGGGCAAATTGTTGGAATTTCAATAATCTCATTTGTAGACTCGCCTGCGTGATGAATCTGGGGAATAATCATATTACTTTTACACACATAAACTTTCTGCCCTACACTTGGAGTATGTAATAGCTTTTCTACTATATCAAGATTATGCATACTAGCTCTTTGAACATTCGTGCCATCAATAACAACAGGCTTAAACTTTGCTACAGGAGTAAGATTACCTGTCTTACCTTGTGTCCATACAATATCTAGCAACTCTGTTTCATAAAGCTCGTCATAGAATTTAAAAGCTAAAGCAGCGTTAGGACTATGCTCTGTTTTACCTAAGCTTTCGTATTCTTCTATATCGTTAATCTTATAAACTAAACCATCAATCGGTAAATCAACACATCGTTCTCTTAGTGCTTCAGTATCAAAATCAAATCTATGAGGCACTACTTCAAAATCTCTACCTAAGTCATATAGCTTTTCTGATAGTAGAGAATAAGACTTATCAGAAAAGATTAAATCAAAAGCAATAAATGATAAATTTCTCTGCTCTGCAACTTTAAGTCTCATACTACCTGCAGCGTAATTTCTTACATTAGAAGAACCAGTGTAATCAGAGTATTTACAAATAACTTCGCCTTCAACTACAATATCATAAGGTAGAGATTTAGGGATATTGTGTATAAGCATAGCATTATGCGTAACATCTTCACCTACTCTGCCATTTCCTCTAGTCTCTGCTCTGAATAGCTTACCATTTTTATAAGTTAATCTACAAGTTAAACCATCTAGCTTTGCCATAGCAATAATGTCTTTATTCTTAAAGAATTTCTTTACTTCTTCAATATCTTTTGTTTTCTTTAAAGAAAGCATAGGAGTAGAATGTTCTACTTTATTCAATGTATTAGAGTGAATATTCTGTGTAGGTGAATCTTTATCAGGAGTATGAGTCTTTTCATATTCTACTACTTGAAAATATAAATCGTCCCATTCTTTATCTGAAAGTACTGGAGTGCCAGAATCGTATAATTCTGTGTGCTTATTTAATTCTTTTATTGCTTTTTTATAATTGAACATTTATACCTCTTTACATATATCTCTGAGTATTGCTTGCATAAACAAAACAACCTGTTAACGGTTTACAATTTGTCAGTAGCTTAACACATTTAAAATACTTTCGTATGTGCTCTGTCTCTTCTTTAGGAATGTAAAGTAATGCGTCATTAAAATCTTTTGATAAGCATTCGTACTGATGATTTCTATGTTCTCTGTTTGCGTAGCAATTCCAACCTAAAGATAAAATAGCCACAGCGAGTGAATCTTTATCAACATTTACTGAATTTACGCCATAATGCGCTTGTTGATAAGAGGTGAACTTTACAAACAAATCTTGCATATAACGACTTGAATCATTAATTGCATTATACTCAATATCAAATTCATTAAACAATACGCCTTGTACAGAGCAAGCAGTACCGATGTCTGTGATACTCTTTATGTTATGTTTTAGACAAAAGTTTATAACAAATTCATAATTACATAGACCTTCAAGAAGATTAAGATAGCAGTATTCAAGTTGAGTAAAGTATTCTTCATCTAAGTTATCTTCTACAGCATGTAAATTATTCAAGTTTTCTTTTAGTATATTTTCTAACATAACATAAATCTCCTTAGTAAGAGATATTTTAACACATTACATATTAAATGTAAACATAAAAAAAAATGCTGCGTATGAGATGGCCAGTCTCACCGTAACATTCTTTTGTTTCTAGCATTCCGCCGAACAGGTTTATTTATCTTGTTTCCCTAATGCCTAGGTACTGCTTTACTTTTGACAGAGGAGGGAGTCGAACCCTCAAGTGGTAGTTTTGCAACCGTACGGCTTGCGGGCCGTACACCTTTCTTCTCCGCAATGGCAAGCTCCATCTACTTATAAAGTTTACTTGAGAGTCTCACTCAAGAGCGTGGCGGGCACTGTACCGCGTGTAATTATACTATATCACAATACTTATGATTTGTAAACACTTTTTATAAATTAAATGCAAACATAATACGTATTTACTTTTATGCCATTAAGCTTAGCAAATTCTAGAATTGTTTTCATCTCTTCAGAATCAGATTTTAATCTTCTGTTATACATACCTGATGCTTGTAGAATCTCATTGTCTCTAACTTCAATAGTAACTAAAGGCGTATCTAAATCGTCATTAGCTCTCAAGAAGAAAATGAATGTTTCTTTTTTGAGTATTCTGTTAATATAAGATGATACGCAATGCTTTAAAACTTCACCTTCATTAATAATCGCTACGAGAGTTGGAGGTGCAATGATACTAAAGTTTTCACCTACATAGCTCTTATATGTATATGTTTTTAATACTTCAGCATACTCTTCTTCTGCTAATTCTCTTTTAATAGCATTGTATGTTTCAGCTAGTGTATCGTGGAATGCTTTGATACTGTTTTCTTCAATGCTATGCTTGATGTCATTCGTAAAATCTTTTATCTTTCTATCTCTGTATATAGAGAAATACATATTCAGCATATCATATAAATAATAATCAGTGATGTCATTTTCATATACACTGTAGTAAATATCTCTTGTATCTTTATTCTGGAAAAGAACAAGATTAAACAATTCAATGTATCTCTTTAATTCGTTTTCAACTGACTTGAACGTTGTATCAAAGCTGAGCAACCCAATTATTCTATTATCAACGATTTTAATTTGCTTTATAAACTCATCAAGAGCTTTCTCACGGTTTTCAATATAATCTAACTGCGCATCTATATCTTTAAAGGCGTATGTTAGCAAGAAATAAAATTCCAAGAATAACTCACCAATAATCTCAAGCTCTTCTGTAGAGAATCTTGAAATAATATTGAAAACGCCTGTGCCTGTGTCGCACATATGCATTAGACGAATTCCTGTTACTGCTCTAAGAGAATCTATTTCAAAAAGCATATTTACTCTTGGCACTGTGTCGAAGAATGATGATTTCAATTCTCTAACAAGCGAATTATTTTTGTATATGTCGAATATCTTTATTAGATAATTTGCTCTATCTACATCAGACCAATCATTGAGTTGCTTTAGAGCTGGAATCTTACTGTATACTGAGAATAAACCCTCAAGCTTATCACTGTACAGCAAATCGATTAAATCGTTAACGATAATCTGTCTAGGTCTACGAGAGTTATAGTCGTAATAGCATGTATTTCTCTGATAGAATGACTTAAAATCATTCAGATTACGTAGCAAATACTCAAAGTTCTTTATTCTATTAGAAAAATTACTACAGTCAGGAATATCTTCAAAGTGAGTAGGTATACAAGCTTGCATACTCTTCATACCAGCTTTAGTAGTTTTAACATCATTTACAAAAAACTTAAAATAACCAGTTTTAGGAATAACTATCTTTATACGATTTTCTCTCTTTGTATCTACAAGATGTAGTGTAGCCTCTTCAAGCTTTTCATCATAAGTGACAGTGTTGTACTCATACTCTTCTGAGTTATCGATTTGTATATTAGCATACTTATATATAAAGTTGAAAATATTCTTTTCACGGTTTGAGTCAGAGATACTGTTAAATAATTCAATCTGCTCTTTGCTCATATTCAGCAGCTCATACATTTCTTCATTATTAATGAATTTATCATAAGTTTGTGTGCCTAACTGCACCGCAGGCTTGACTACATCAATAAACGGTCTTTCTATAAGCATAGAATTCTTTGTATCTAAGTCAGTAATTACAATAGCGTCGAATTCTTCTTCACGCTTAGAGTGATAAGCTGTAAGATTATTTGAAACATAGCAATTAGGTAAAATAGTATAAACGTAATTATCTATTTTTACAGAATAATACTGTACTTCCTCAACAGTGTCACTAATTAAATAAAACTTATCATTAAATCTTACGCGAATACTATCATAATATTCACGATGAATATACAAATCATACATTAAAGCAACTTTATCTTCTTTTAAAAGATTTTCTTTAATATAAGACTTAACAACCTCTTACGCCGTAGATAAAGTCTCTATCGTGATTTAAATGTAAATCGCTTGTAAAATAAATCAATCGTTATACTCCATAATTATTAAAATCAGTTTCGAATACAAACTGCTTATCACCCCAAGAAATATCAACAAGTACGTATTTGCTTATTTCTTTACCGTTTAATTCAAACACTACTTCGTCAATATCGTCAAATAACTCAGCATTGTCAAAAATAAAATCTGAGTTGAGTTTATAGTTTTCATTAGTATGTAAAATCATTTTTCTACCAGACTTGCTTACATCATAAACTATTGCGTGTCTAGTTTTATCTCAATACTCATTATGAGCTAGCTCGATAGTAGCCTTTATTTTATCTTTATTGATATAATCTACAAAGTTTCTTTTAAAATAACTAATATCCATAAATACTCCTTTTAAATAAGTAGTGGTATACTGCAGTTAATATAGTCGTGTAAACTTTCGCATTTTTTAAAAGCGCGTTTGTCGTCATCAAAAGCTATATACTCGTAGACATCTGTTAATTTCTTATCTATAAGCATTTCAGCTACTAGCAAATTATTTGCGCATTCTATTTCTTCTAATTTCTTTTTAATATCCATATATATATCCTTATGGTAAATAAGCGTACAACTCTGATAAATCATCTCTGTATTCGTTGAGCACGCTACATAGAATTTTTCTTTCAGATTCAGCGACTTCGTCATTATCCAGTAGTTTTTCAATTTGCACTATTTCTGAACTAAGATAACTAACTGCATAATTAATCAATTTGCGCTCTGGTATCATTTATTACTCCTTTAAACTACATTTTTTAAAAACTCCTTAAAAATAGTTAAGCTGAATATCAATAACGATATTATCTCTATCAGTAGTAATCACTAAAGAGCACGTATCAGACGAACTTGTAAAATCTGTTGTGCCGTCAGAATAATCTTCGCGTAAAAACTCATATAGATTTTCAACTTCACTACCAATGTTGAGATTGATTAAATCATTTTTTGTAATAGTGTCAAAGTACGTGATGTAGTTAAAATCACCTTCAACAATCTCAGCTAGCTTTAGTGACTTTATAAAACGGCCGATGGCATCATTCTGCGCTCTCTTTGCTACATACTCTGATAATGCATTGTTACATTCTACGACGCAGTCATCAATCTCTTCATTTATTAGACTTATCAATCTATTACTGTCATTGATTGCGTCATATAGTATGTCTATTTGCTTATGCTTTTCGGCTAGTTTCTTATCTCTGTCTTCAATGATTTCAAGTATTCTGCTATCCATAATTATCTCTTTTTTTTTGTAAAATCGTTATATATTAACGTGTATATTATGTAAACAACGATTTTACAAGTTAGGTGATGTAAAAGTTATAGATTTAACTATACCATCTTCGACTACAACACCGATGTAAGCTACAAAATCGTCAACATTAAAAAATGTTTCTTTAAATGATTGATTACCATATCTACGTTGTATCATATAAGGCAAAGGCTTATTCACTTCTATATCAGTGAAATGGTAGTCTCTGCATAGAAAAACGCTACGCAACATTTCGTCGATGTTATCATTATTGCCTTCAATATTCTCAAGCACATACAGAAGCATATCACGTACTGCTTTGTTTTTAGAATTCTCAGCCATATCTTTGATTACCATACAATTACCTCTTACCGCTTTCGTCAAAGAGATTATACTCATAAATCACATGAGTAACAAAATCATCAATGTTGATTTTTGAATAAGCGTAACCTCTGTTATATTTAAAAGGCTTGCCATCATAAAGACGTGGTGTAACTTCAATACAGCCATCACAATACTCAAGCACTTCAATTATCTTACGCTTTTCTTTATCAACTTTAGCAAGCATACTGTATTCTTCATATAAATCGCCAAAGCCACTACCAAGCATATATCTTTCATCGTTTATCATAAAATAAACTCTATAGGGATAAGGAATATACTTTGTTATTTTTACTTTGTTGTTTTTCAGTAAATCAATGATTTCTTTATTTGTCATAATAATTTCCTCTCTTTGTATATTTATTATAACAAACATACAAAGAGATGTAAACAAAAAAAAATGTACCTCGTGCGGTACATTAATCATTCATACAACTTCGTATTAACATCTTGAATGTTCTTTCATCTATTATATAAAAATTCTCTTCGTCCGGACCAAAGTTAAATACTACAGCAGAATTATCTTTATTCATAAACATCTGCTCTTCTCTATTCTTTAATATCCAGTCTTTCTTGATACTAAATGAGTTTTGTTTCTTAGTGCAAGTCTTACACTCAAGCAACCAATCATCAAGTAAAACGTCGCCTTTTACAAAAGGAGTAGCGCCAGAGTTAGGTGTACGCTTACCATTTAGATTTTTTGCTACAGCGTCTTCTTGCTTTTTACTATAATAGCGTGTAGGTTGTATTTCATCTTTTTTCTTTACTCTTGCTCCTACTGCCATTTGTTAACCCTCTATTGAAATAAGCTCAACTTCAACTCTTGGATTGTCTTTATCAGTTTCTACTGTATCTGAAAAACTCTTTACGAACTTACGGCTGTCATCTTCTAAGATACCTGCAGTAACAAGCGCGTCTTGAATAAATTTCTTAGCAAAAGATACATTATCAGCGTCTCTTCTGTTGTTAGGCTCATACCACTTATAATTGATATGTACAGGGTAGTTATCTATTCTAGCTAGTGTACCCTCTTCAACAGCTTTATGTATACACTCCAGTATCTGCTGCTCTGTATTCTTTTTCATACTACCGCCAGCAAAACGATTATGTCTGTTAGCGCGTGTGTATTCATTGAGATTAGGTAATCTACCGTCAATTGTGAAATGCATAATTATCCCTCGCATAGCTTTCTAAGTAGCTCTTCTGCACGCTCTGACGCTTCTCTTTCAATCTGATTCCACTCATCGTCATTTTTATTATGACGTATTTCTCTACGAGTATAGAGTAGTGCATCAAGCGCATCAGCTAGTTTTACAAGAGTTATTGCGTCTTCAACTTTTTCGCAATTCTCCATAGCTCCATAAAAAGCAGGCACTGTCCGCATAGCATCTCGCTCTAATTTCTTTACAAGAGCCTTTAGCTCAGGGTTTTTTTCTTTAATCATATAATTAACATCGCCTAAGCTAGTTTCTACGCTTTCTACATAATCGTGTACACAAGCATACTTCAATGCTGCAAAAGTAATTTCATCGGGAATGCAAAGTAAATCAGCAAGATAAACTACAATCTGACTTACAAACAACTGATGCTCTGCGTCATTCTGAGTAAACATATAATCTCTCAACTGCCAGCGGTTTACTCTACTCTGGCGGTATAGCTTTAAATCTTCTAGCTTATGTATTAGTTCTGTAAAGTTATTCACTTTCTTTCTTTCTCCTTCAATAGTTCTTTGTATTCTTTTTCGAGCAGTATGCCAACTTCTATCGATGGCTTATCAATACTATACTTTTTCATAATATCTGAGCCTGTAGGTGCTTTTATTTTACTAAATTTATCTGTAAAATCTACACCTCTTAGAATTGCGTATTGCTTTGTAACTTCTTTGTCTTTTAGGAATGCTTTGAAAAGCTGTACTTCGTCTGTAATTCTTGATAGCTCAATCAACTTTCTCTGCTTTGTAGACTTAATCATCTCAGGAATTGCTTCAGCGTCTTTGTACAAAAATGCATACATTAAGTCAATGTCTTTTACTGGAAAACTATCAATTTCAGAAAAATCAATATCACCGAAGATAGTATCAAAATCAGAAACAATCTCCTGTAGAATTTTAAAGTAAGTACTTGGAGTATCAGACTTAATCAACGCTGCGCTAGTTTCTTGAACTATTCTCTCCGTAGGTAGAGCTGATAGATTAATCTTTTTACATAGTGCCTTTGTTTCTTTGCTTATTTCAAAATCTAGCACTGATGAAAATCTTGCTGCTCTAAAAACTCTCAATGCGTCTTCAACGAAAGTCTTATCATCAATATGTCTTATTACTCTTTTGCTCATATCAGAGATTCCATCGAAGCTATCAACAATGCTACCGTCGAAGATGTTTTTATAAATAGCATTCACAGTAAAGTCTCTTCTTCTCTGGGCATCAACTACAGGAAGAGTAGGGCAAAGAGTACACTCAAAATCAGTGTGCTTATCGCCAGTCTTAATTTCAATTCTAGGAATAGAAATATCAAGCTCGCCTAGCTTATAGATACCGTACTGCTTACCTACTAGCTCTACTTCTTTAAAACCAAGCTTTTCTGCGCAGATATTCAGAATCTTTTCAAGAGTTTCTTGCTCAACATCAAACACTTCAATATCAATGTCTTTACAAGCTCTGCCTAAGAATTCGTCTCTTACGCAACCACCTACGAAGTATGCTCTATCAGTATAATGTTGTAGTTCTTTCTTAAAAATCTCTAATTCTTTAAACATCTTTACTTCTTTCTGTAGTCTACAAGTCTCATTCCATCTGTACGCTTGTTTTCGATATGCGGTCTATCTTTTAGTAGTTCACGCGTATCGCATCCGTGCGCTGTTACAATATGATAACCGTTTGGAGTCTTATACACTTCAATCTCTACAGGCTTAAAAATCTTGTATAAGTCTCTAAAGAATTCTACAAGCAGACTTTCATCAGTAGAGTCAAAATCAAACAACCACTTTTTAGTTAGTAGCTTACTTGTCATACTAAGAGAAATAAGCGTGTTGTTGATATTCTTCAGCTTTACGTTTTCATCTGTTAGTAGCTTTACTATTAGAGCTTTCTTCAACACTTCTTCGTCGATAGTGTTGAATGCAGCGTAAAATCTACAAGTCTCACCTTCGACGCCTTGCTGTACGAACTCATCGAATTCTTTCTTTAGTTTTTCAATATCTTCGAACTCTTCATCTGTCACTAGCTTAAACTTTTTTCTAATCTTAAAGTTCTCTACGTCTTTGTTGTCTTTAGCTCTTGACTGAAAAGATATTTTTCTTAGTACTGTCATAAGTATACCTCCATAATATAAATTTATTATATCATCAGAGCATACAAATGTAAACAAAAAAAAATGCGCTGCAGTAAAATATACCACAGCGCACTATAATTACTCGTTATCTTTCTCTCTAATATTCTCTACACTATTCTCTTCAGCGCGTAATTCATCAAGTACATCTTTATCAAGCAATTCAAGATTTACTTCTTTGTTACCTGAGAGAGCGTTGTTTATCTTTTTTACATACTCCTGTGTAAACTCGGGGTGAGTATTAAAGAATTCTACAAGTGCAGGCTTACCTCTGAAACTGCATTCAGTACCATCGACAGTAAGAATCTCTCCTGTTTCTAAATCAACAATCTGGTATGTTACATTAGTCGGTCTATTGATATAACCAGCTTTAATAGCAATATCAATAGCATCAGACGAAGTGTCAATACCCGTATCATATTTATATGTAATATAACCACCGCCTCTTGAAATATTACTTACTTTATTTTTAAAGATATTGAACACAATCTTAAAACCGATAGCATCTTCACCATTAGTTGTCTCAGCACCACTCTTGTTAATAAACTTTCTTGTACCACATCTTATACTCAAAGAAGGATAGAAGCCCATTGCTGTACCACCGGGTTCACTGAATGAGAGAGCGCCATTAGGGAGAGGTGTAGTTCTTGTCTGATTAATAAGTACAAGAATGTTTTTCTTATAATACACTAAATCTTGTACCTGTCTACAGAAGTTATGTAAAGACTTAGCAATATTACCTGCCTGACCTAAATCTTTTTCTATATCAGCATTAAGTTGTCTTGTTGACGCTAGCGCTGCTACACTATCGATAACAATCATTCCGATGTCTTCAGCCTCTTGCATTTCAAGAACCATATCAAAGATAGCCTCTGCGCCCATTCTTGTAGGACTTACATAGATAAGCTTTTCTCTATCAACGTGAGTCATAGCACACTGAAAATCAATATCAATCGCGTGCTCTACATCTATGTATACGCACATTGAATCTGGGTTCTCACGCTGATAAGCTGCGATAGCAGTAAAAGTAAGAGTTGTCTTACCTGCGTGAGGCCTACCTGAGATTTGAATTATACGTCCCTTTGGAAAACCTCCACCAAGAGAGTAATCTGCAGCTAATGCGCCCGTAGGCATAAAATTAACCTTAGGTATTACATCACCTCTGATGCATATCTCTTCGTCATACATCTTGTTTAGCTTTTTTGCAATAGATAAAATACTTGCCATTAAAAAAAATTCCTTTCTGTTAATGAGAACTCTTACGCTCTCTTTTTATTTAGTTGTACTTCTTTTTGGCAGAAAAAAAAAGACAAACTTACTAGCGGTGCAGAGAATTCGACTAACAAGGAAAAATGCAAAAATCGTTAGTTTAGTTTTCTATACACGTTTAATAAGTTTATCTTAAATGTATTTTATCATTTAACTACAAAACTGTAAACAATTTGATGCTAAATGTTTTATTTTGTATATATAGTAAAATATAGCTCTGAGATATACTCCAGACGTACCAGAATCGTCTCTCGTAAACTTTTATGCTCTTTTAATAATAATTACCGCCTATAATAAAAACAGCAGTCAGAAGTTAAATCTCGACTAATCTCAAGTACAAGCATTCTGCATTATACAACGAGCTAATTCTATTCAAATGATAATGGGCAAAATACCATCTTTTGTAACTTAAATCACAAAGAATACTATCAAAGAAGTTTGTTAGTTTATTCTTATCGTGCATATAAGCTGAAATGTCATTTAATATATAAGACGAAGTACAATGAGAAATAACATAATCAAAAGTAAAGTTATTCTCGTCTAAAGTCTTAAACGCTCTTTCATACTCTTCATTACTAGGTAATTCTTCAGACCACCAGTCGACATTAGCAATTCTTCGATGCTTATCAATAGAATCTGCGCCGCCCATTGCAAAGAATGTCTTATTTTCAATAGTGTACTTATACCCTCTCATTAAATGATAGATTTTATCTTTTAATACTTCATGTGTAGGGTTTCCGCACATCTCAACAATAGGTAGTTTATTTAATCTATCGAAATTTTCATGATTGCCATCTATGAATAGAATATGCTTATAAGAAACAGAATCAGCCAAGTGATTAAGGAATTCACTGTCGTCTTTTTCATTATACCACACGCCGCCAAAATCACCAAGAATGATTAAGACGTCTTTATCTGTAACTCTTTTTTCTTTTGATAATTCTACTAATGGCTCTAAATCAACTGTTCTATGTAAGTCTCCGTATAGATAGATACTCATACTACTTGCACATCTCTTCAATCTCTTCAGTAATGTCGTCAGGGTGTAAGAATGCAAATAGTGGTAAATCATCGCAGCGTTCTTCACTTACTTCAAAATAAACCCAGTCAGCATATTCAAACGAGAATAAATCGCCTTTGTAACCTTCATACTTAGAGCCATCAGTTAGCTTATCAATAATTACTAGCAAATCAGCAAGAGTCATATATTTATCACTATCTTTAAAGAAAATAGCAGGCTGAAAATAATCACCTCTCCAGCTACCAAACCCTCTGTAATAATTATCATCAAGCTTAGTCGTATCTACATAATTTATTCTTACATCAGGATATTCTCTACATAATCTCTCTAGAGTCATAATGTTCATCATATCTTTTTCTCCTTATACAAGCTTAAACTTAAATTCTCTTTTTGCGTCTTTAAAGAATATCAAAATATCGTTAGCGTACTTCTTATCAGATTTTATTTCAATTTCTTCTGTTTTATACTCACTCATAAAGTATGCTGGTAAGTGATTCGATATTCTAATTCTTACTTCGTCTTTTTCAAATATCGTCGCGTTATTGACTGTAAACTCAAAACCTGCAAGTGCATTGAATAATTCTGCTTTATTCTTGTTAGTTGATGTATTGATGTATAAATATACAGAATCTTTATGTTCAGAAATACAAGCTTTATTTATCATATCAGCAGAGAATGCGTCGATTATTGAAAATACAAACTCTTCTCTTTCAGTAAGGTTATTATAAATATTTTCATATGTACTAATTGCTGCGTCAATGTTTGAGATAGTTCTGTCATTCGCAAATAAATCACATTCTTTTTTAATATGCAATGCTGTATTAGAATTATAATCTGATATAATCTCTTTTGCAGCCAACTGTGCTTGTACATAAATATCAGCGATTTTACACTTTAGCTCTTTGCTATCTTGCATTGCAGTGAATTTTGCCGTCTTTAAATCGAAGAATGGGTTTAAAACAAGCACATACTTATTATTTGAATCTTTCTTAGCGAAGAGTAGTTCTCTGCCTACTAGCTTATCAAGATTATCATACACATAAGATGTGCTTTTATTTAATTCTTTTGCAAATTCTTTAGTTGATGTTATAAGTTCCATATCAATCTCCTTTAATAAGAAGATTTTAACACAATACGACACAAAAGTAAACTATTGAGCAAGCTTTTCTTTTACAAGCTTTACTACTATACTTGACATCGCTTTATTAAGAATTCTCTGATTAAAATATGAATCAGGGTTATCTTTAATGTAATCAGTCTTTACATCTTCTAAGTATGCAGGAATAATAGTGCCAAGGTTTCTTACTGATAACTCAATATCTCCTTTAGAGAGCAGATTATTAAGTCTCTGCATCGTGAAATATCTCTCAATGTTATCTTTAAAGTTAATCTCATCGTCAGTTAGTACAGGTGCTTCTTTCTTTCTGCTCTTAATCTCAGCAAACTGCTCTGTCTTGTGTTTTACTCCTAGATAATTGCACACTGCACCATTATCAAAAGCTAGTATTTGCCCATCAAAAGGTTTATATACTAGACCCTCAATAGGACCACCAAGTCTTGATGTCTCAGGTAGTTCAGTTGTAAGCCACTCTCTAAGAGATTTAACTTCTGTAAAGAATGGTACAGTTAATTGACTAAAAATGCGAAGCAGCTCTTCAGCGCTTAGAGTATAAGCTCTGTTATCTTCAAATACAAAAACATCAAACACTCTAAATTCTTTTATACCTGCTTTATTTTCAGCGTATTCCATATTCTGAATACCACTGCCATATAACTCACCAAAGATGATTACTTTAGTTATGTCATTTTCTTTCTTGCTTAGATTTACTGAATCTTCAAGAATTGATTTTGTAATACTCTCAATATCTTTAAGGTTGTTAGTAGTTGCAAGATAACTACCAAGAGCTTTATCATCAAGCGTTACTTCTCTATTTCTACTAAAATATCTAGTAGAGTCTTTAGTAAACTCTATTGACATATTACTACCGTGAATCTTTTCAGTAGCATAAAACTCTTCATCAAGAACAGCCATGATTTTTCTTGAACTTGTAATATTATAATGATTTTCAAGTGATGGGTATTTTAGCATCTTAATCTCTCCTTATCTCCACTTTGAAATATACACATCTTCTATGTAAAACTCTTGACCGAGTTTGTTTTGCAGTGCAGCGTGAGTTTCTGGTACTATATGTTTTAAACAATCTTCTATAATTTCGTAGTTTCTATTGAATACGTTAGCGTTTGCTCCAAATGACGCGTTATAGAATATGCTAACATTTTTGCCGTCTGTACAATCAAACGGAGTAAACATAAACTCATCGCTATTTGCGAAATATGTCAAATAGTGTGGAATAATAATATCAGTTAGTCCTGAACTAAATCTGACTATGTATTCAGTAAACGAACGTTTATACTCAGTTGTGTCTAAATAGAATCTCGTGCCATTCGCTGTTATTTTCTTTAAACGCTCTATAATAGTATCAATTCTTTTTCTGTTTAAGTATTCCATTGCATTGAGCTTACGGACAAAATCGTAGAATAGCGGTTTTTCGCAATATTCAAGACTATTATTATATACACAAATACGCGTTTCATCAATATACTTCAATAGCTCTACAGTCCAGACGTCAAGAATATACTTGCTTAAATCACACACTTTCTGCTCTAAACTTTTTGCAAACGTATGATTAAACACAACACCATATATAATACTGATTTTATTTTCATCTGTAACGTCGTTCTGTGTAAAATAAATCTCTTCAGTAGACTTATCAATCGTCAAGTAAAACTCTTTCGCATAAGTTGTACAACTGATTCTCGTACTACCTTTATACTCAAACTCAAATACAGAATCATCAAAAGTTAAATAACGATTCTTTTTACTTAGTATGCGCGCAAACTCTTCTGCATTTTCTCTGATTAGCTCATCAGTACGCTTCAGTTTTCTAATAAATCTAAAATGATTAAACATTATTTTTCCTTTCCGAGTATGCGGTCTTCATAAATAAAAAACTTGCTGCTTAAATTACTACTCAGCGTGTCTAAGTTAGACTCAATAATTTTTCCAATCTTACTTTCTATCAGTTTGCGATTTATGCTATCTCTGTTTGCTTTATAGTCATAGATGACAGTGTATAAAATACTCACGTTTTCATTATCTGTACAATCATGCGCTGTAAATTCAAGTGTATTTTCTGCAGAATAATAAGTTAAATACACTGGTGAAACATTATCATATTTTAAACCATAGCATATTTTGTTTTCATCATACTGCTCATTATAAGCAGAAAGCACTAATGAAAAATCATTATCAAGATTGTTTATACCTTGTATCAATCTTTCAATACGAGATTGATTTTCTTTATCTGCATTATCAAGCAATTCAATAAATTCTTCGAATTCACTCTTATTCTTGTAATATATTGACGAGCTTGCAAAATTAAACTTATAAAGCTTAAACGTTATATCGTGTATAGCTTGTCTTAATCGTGTTACTTTTGCGTTTATTTCTTTTCTTCTTTTATGCTCTCTATCACTATTATAACTATAAATAACAGTATATAGAATGCTTACGTCTTCTGAGTTAGTTTCATCTTTATTCGTAAAACAAAATGTACCGTTTTTATAAGTTAAAAACACGGGCATAACGAAACTTCCATAGCAATATTCGACTGCTGTATCTTCAAAACATTCGTCATTCTCATTTAAGTCTAAACGCCACTCTTCTTTATCAGCAACAGTTTTGTTTAATGCTGCTATTGTCTTATCAGCTCTTTGTAAGACTAGTTCGGCGCAGTGTCTAACATATTTATAAAATTTCTATATTCAAACATGATTTATACCTCTTAATATTGCTATAAATTATATATATATATTTGTAAAAAAAAATGTTGTAGTATTTTACTACAACATATAAATTAATTAAGCAGACAACCACAGTCGAAATTATCTAAATTGATAACTTCTTCAATGCTGTCGTCAGTGAACTGCTTGATGTATGTCTGATTTCTTACTACGCTCTTATAAATATCAATGTCTTGTATATCTTCGCATACATCGCAAGATACAATATCAGATGCCGTAACGCCCGATAGTAGATAAATATATATTTCATCTTCAGATGAATAAGTGTCTACTAGCACGTTACAGATGTTACGAGACGTATTTACATCAACTAGCATATCGTATATTACGTTATTAGCAAAGTAATCGACATTCTTAGACAAATCTGAAATCATCAACTTCATATCTTCTGCACAACCGCCATTGTAGTACATTCTAACATCGAATAAAATGTAATCTCTTACTGATTCGTCTATTGAGATATACTCAGCAGCATAACCGTTTTCATTAGTGTTAGTCATATCACCAGAGTACGCTAAGCCATCTTGATGAGTATAACCATTCCAACCAATGTGGCAAGAACGTGTCTTTGCATGTAAGTCTATATCAACGTGCCCCGTATCCCAGTAGACACCAACGCTGTAGCTCTTTCTAGGTAGAGTAATCTTTGTACAAGCAGGTAAATGACCAAGCATACGCTTCAAAGATGTAGGCATAGCGATATCTACATTCTCAGGTAACTTGATATTCAAAGACTGAATATGCTTACGAATAACATCTTCAAGAGCATTTACTACTTTTCCTGTTAGTCTCTTAGGACTTACCTTGTCAGTTATAAACTTCTTGCCATTTCTAATAGTATAGATAGTAAAATCGTCATTTGTTCTCTGCTTATTTGCATTGAGAATCTGAGTAGCCTTAACTACGTTGATATTATCAACCATATCCAGCTGCTCTTTTTCTGATAGCTCAAAGAATCTCTCAATCTTAGTGAACTTCTTTGGAACAGCCTTTGTCTTACTCTGTCTAAGGGCTCTATTTATAAGAGTAATTGTTTCTTTGCTACAATGTCTCTTGCAAAGCATAAGAATATCTCTGTATCTATTAGCGTCTCTTACAGTATTTTCGAAGTTAGTTGTTAACTCTCTATACAAAAGCTGATTTATAACATAAGCATTCATAAGATAATGCTTCTTGTCAAGCTCTCTTACAAGATTACGATTAACAAAAAGAGTACTACCTGTAACAGTATAATTAATCACGCGCATAAGAGTATCAAGACCTACAGCATCAGCGCCGATATTAGCGATATACATTACTTCAAGCTCTCTGTTATTGATATTTTCAAGCACGATATTATTTGTTTCAATGAACTCGTAAATGCTGATTACGTCATCAGAGTCAAGAGCAATGTTTGTCTGTACTAGAGTCTTAATCTTTTCAATCGCTTCATCAAGAGTGATAGTATTAATGAAGCTAATCTTTGCCTTAACTATGCCCTCTATTTCTCCACTGTTCATAGAGAAAACGTTGCCATCGTTACGCAACTCGTCAATATTGCCGTATGTTGATAAATAGTGTATAATCTGCAATACTTTTGCAGTAACTTCGTCTAGTGACTCAACAAATTCCTTGCTATCATAAAAAGTAGCAGTAAGCGCAGCAGGATGAGTACCATACTTCTTTGCAAGCTCTTTTGCAGTATGAAATTCTATTGACTTAGGCACGACAATAGAATAATCTTTTAAGAGCTCTGAGTAGAACTCACTAGTCTTATTATCTACAATAACAGCGTTAAACAACTTCATTTGTGTTCTTATATTCATTTATTCCTCCATATAGCTCTCAGATATATCTCAGACGTACGAGATTAACTTCTCGTAAACTTTTATGTACTTATTTTTTTTCTTTCCCTTGATTTTCGATATAACGCTCAGAAGTTAAATCAGAGCTTCTTTTAAACTAACTAATCTCTCTAATCTTCTTCTGAATCTTAAGACCGCAATAAATAGTAAAACAAGATGCGCATAGATTAGCGACAATCTTTAGAAAAGAAGGAGTAGGTAATTCAATCTCATTAACAATACCTGTTAGAGTAATAACTCCAACTACAACCAATATTTTACTGATAATATCACAAATCTTAATATTCATACGTAAAATCTCCTTTTTTAAATGGTAGATTAATTATAACATACATACGCAATAAAGTAAACAACAATTAAAAGCAATATCTCTTTTTAAATCTTTCAAACTCTTTTTCTACTTTATCTTTCTCACGCTTTACATCTTCTATAATGTACGGTCTATATCCGCAGTTAATTATTTCTCTTAGCTTTATTCTATCTCTATTCTGAACTTGCTTTAGTTTCTGCGTCTTAGATATTTCAATATAATGCCAAGGACCATTCCACAAAATAGCTACTTTTAAACTAGGAATTATTATATCTGCATCCCAACCATTGAACATAACTGCATTATGTAAAACATTCTCTTTTCCAAAATACTGCTCGCATAATTGACAAAAAGCTATCTCATTCTTACTTCTTAAATTCTGTAATGCTACAAGCTTTTTACCTAATTCACTTCTAAGAGTATGTAAACATTCGTCTGAGCAAGTTTTTCTAAAGCGCATATTATAAGATAAAGCTTTACCGCACTGAGTACATCTATTAGGGTTACGTTCATAAGAAATAATATTCTTAGAAATATCGCGTTTATACACTCTATTCAAACCACTTTTACCTATCTTAGCTTTAGTCTCTTCAGAATGTTGACGAGTATTAGCACAACTACGCGAACAAAATCTTCCTGAACCGTAGAAAACTGTCATGACTCTACCGCACTTTTCACACCGATGCTTCTCATCAATCCATTTCTGCGCAAGTGTCTTACGTTTTTCTTTTGCTTTTTCTGATTGACGTTTTCTACTTATCGACGCGCCACTAGAAAAAGCAGATTTTACTTTATTATAAACATCTAGATTACCATACTTATCTAACTGATATGTTTTACAATGCGATTTATGACCGTTGAATTGTTGCGCGTTCATAAATTCTCTGCCACATACGCATTTATACATTTCCATTAAACTAAATCTCCTTTAATAAAAAAAAATAGTAGCCGTAAGCACGACTACTACTCTTGGTGCACCATCTTTGATTTGAACAAAGGACCTTGCGGTTATGAGCCGCCTGCTCTAACCTACTGAGCTAATGGTACAAATGGCGGGAAGAGTGAGACTCGAACTCACGCGACTATTACATCCTAGCAGTGTAGCAAACTGCCCTCTTCACCAAACTTGAGTATCTTCCCGTATATGGCGCGTCACGAAGGACTTGAACCCTCATCCTACTAATTCGTAGTTAGGCACTCTATCCAATTGAGCTAGTGACGCAAAAAGTATTGGTTGCGGAGGTCGGATTCGAACCGACGATAAACCTTCAGGTTATGAGCCTGACGAGATAACCACTTCTCCACTCCGCAATGTATCTGGCAGCGGGGGTGGGACTTGAACCCACAAGCTTTAAGGCGCAGGAGTCAAATTCCTGTATGTCTACCAATTTCATCACCCCGCTATATTGGCGAGCCCACAAGGAGTCGAACCTTGGACAAATAACTTAGAAGGTTATTGCTCTATCCAGCTGAGCTATGAGCCCGTATGGAGCAGAAGACGAGAATTGAACTCGCAGCCTTTACCTTGGCAAGGTAACGTTCTAACCAATATGAACTACTTCTGCAAATGAAAAAGAGAATAGGTGAATTCTCTTTATATGATTATATCACAAAATGTTTAATATGTAAACATTACTCATAATATTTCTTCAAGCCTTTGTAGTTTTTCTTTATATTGTCTAGTAGCTTTATCTTCAATAGCTGCGATATGTTCTTGCGTAGTTAGTGTTAAAACGTTTTTCAATAGCTTGTAAACTAAAATAAAAAAAAAATGCAACGAATAGACGTTGCATAAAATTTGGAGCTGATAGAGGGACTTGAACCCCCAACACCTTGATTACAAAACAAGTACTCTACCAATTGAGCTATACCAGCATATATGGACTGACTTATGTAGGCTCTGTCTAGCTAGCTTTAGAGCTTTACCGACTAATACGAATATCGGCTACATAAGTTTGACTTTCACTCTCGTATATTCCTATTACTCTAGCGGTAGAAAATTGAGCTACTCATTATTATGAAAAGTTATACGTTAGATTAAAACTAACTTCACTACCAAGTAAGATTATCTCAGCTATTGCGCCGACATGGCTACTCACTGACTTACCCTTTTCATAATGTCCAATTTTTAGTACATTAGTTATATAGCAGTCACGCCGCGTGCAGGCTGTACTGTGTGACCGTAGGCGGCTACTCAGAGCTCTAAGTAGCCATAAAGAGAATCTGTGCACCCACTGAAGACGGGACTTGAACCCGCAATCTTCTGCTATTGCAGACGTTTACCCAATTAAACTGTAATCAGTGAAATTCTCTTATTGGTAGGCTATTTAAGATTCGAACTTAAGACCTTTCGCGTATCAGACGAATGCTCTAACCAACTGAGCTAATAGCCTTCAAGATAGCAGGATTCGAACCTGCGACGTCGTTACCCCAAATAACGCACTCTACCAAACTGAGCTATATCTTGTAATTGCGCTTAGAGGTTTCCGCCTGTCCTCAGTACAGCGAAGTTGATTAAGCTAGCTGACTTCCTAATGATTAAGCGCTGGGGAATTCATCGAATTAATCACTTTCGATAAATTAATAAGATTATATCATATTACGATGATGTTGTAAACAACTATTTAAAATAAATTGGCAGGAGCAGTAGGATTCGAACCCACATCGTACGGTTTTGGAGACCGACATCATAAGCCATTAGAACATACCCCTACAATGGAGACGGCACTCAGAATCGAACTGAGATAAGCAGATTTGCAGTCTGCCGTCTTGAGCCACTGGACTATGCCGCCTTATTGTAATAAAATTGAGTCTAAAGATATATGAAAAATCTTTCTATCTTTATCTATGAAAATGCTCAATGTACTACTAGATATATCGTCTCTAATCTGACATAGAATATTTTCTTCATCGAATGCATAATACTTTACAGAGTAAGCGTAGCAAGAACATTCAACAAGACGTTCAGATAGAGTATCACCAATGTTTAATTCATCTAGTTTAACTCTATCAAGAATATCGATAAAACATTCAAACGCATAAATGTCAAAGGCTTTAGTAAATGCTACGTCTTGCATAAACTTATAGAAGAATTTGATGTCGTTATTCATTTGCTTACCTTCTTAATATCTTAAATCAATATAATCAATATCTATTAACTTTTTCGTGTCTTTTTCTGTATAAAGTGCTAATTGTGCGTTTTTCGTGTCGATTACGTAATTAATTCTGTCTATTCCTTCAATGCGACGCACATTAAATTCGTCGTTTGAGCAAACTTCGATACCACCAAAAGTACTACCAACTTGTATAAAACCAAATAATTCAGCTTCATGCATCGCACTGAATAACTCAATCAATGCTTTTATATCACATCCCCACTGAGCTGTTATAAACTTCTGTATGTCTGCGTTACGTGCTTTTATTCTTTTGAATAACTGAAACTCAACATCATCATACAGCTTATCGCGAAAACGTACTGCGTTTACAGCATCTAGCTCAAGTCTAGTTCTTTCTCTTAGCAAGTCTGCATGCTCAGTTTCAAACGCGTCAAGACTTGATATGGCGTTTTGTGCTCTATCATCTGCTCTTTCGCAATCTGCTTTACAATTTTTTAGTAAATCTTTTATTTCATCTGTCATGCTTTACCTCACCTTAATTAGCTTTAAAATTATAAATTGGCTTAATTATACGCTCAATATCTACTGTATCAGCAATAGCAGCCTTAATCTCTTCAAGAGGCTTATATGCCATAGGAGATTCATCAAGAGTACTTCTACCAACGCAAGATGTATAAATACCTTCCATAGATTTTTCAAACTCTTCTAAAGTTAGAGTAGCTTTAGCAGCACTTCTAGAAAGAACTCTACCTGCACCGTGAGGAGCAGAACAGTTCCAATCAGCGTTACCTTTACCGATACCAATAATTGAACCATCTTTCATAGAGATAGGAATGATTACTCTCTCACCCTTTTGAGCAGAGATTGCACCTTTACGAATAATCTTATTTTCTACGTCAATGTAATTATGAATAGAGCAGAAATGCTCTAGTATATCCCAATTCATATATGAGATAATCTCATCAGCCATAGCTTGTCTTGATAAAGAAGCGTACTCAGTAGCTATCTTCATATCATGTAGATAATCTTCTAAGTCTGTACCCATAACACATCTTAAATCTTTAGGTATGATTGGATATTCTTCTTTTATTCTCTTTATTTCGTTTTGTATTTCGCTCTGTCTACCTGCTTTTTTCAAATTTTCAATAACGACATTTATATCTATATTATTTTCATTCTTTTCAGCAATATCTTGGTAGTGCTTACAAATCTCTACGCCTAGATGTCTTGAACCTGAGTGTACAACTAAGTAGTTGTAACCTTCTTCATCAATATTTATTTCTATAAAATGATTACCGCCGCCTAAAGAACCTAGAGACAGCATAGCGCCATTATAGTCAATAGTATCAAAACATTTTAACTCTTTTAGTCTTGCGTCATTTGCAAATCTGTGCGTTGTATTTCTCTTACTGAAACCATAAGGGACTTTAGTATTTGCTTGTAGCATTTCGTCTAGCTTAGCGAAATCTATTTCATCTGTCTTAAACTTATAAACCTCTACACCGCAACCAATATCAACACCTACAAGATTAGGACAAGCTCTGTCTACAATTTTCATAGTAGTACCCACAGTACAACCTTTACCTGCGTGAACGTCAGGCATAAAACGAGCATTACTGTCTTTAGCAAAAGGCTGATTTAGAAGATTAACTATCTGTGTCTGCGCTTCTACTTCACAGTTATCTGTAAATATTTTTGCCGTACCATATTTTCCGTTTAATTCAAACATAAATAAACTTCTCCTTAAGTAGTTGATATATTTATTATATCACTTATTCAGAATGATGTAAACATAAAAAAATCAAGCGTAATGCTTGATTTTAATCTTCATTGTATATCTTTTTAAATTGCTTTAGTAACTCTTTATCTTTAATAAGAGTTTGATTATGTTTCTCTTCATTCTCTTTATGTATTTCAGCGCTTCGTTCGTCTATTTGATGAATGAACTTATCAATTTCTTTTTCTACTATTTCATTTAAAAATTCTTGTTTAGCTTCGTCAGTGTCAAAATACTTTGACATTTTAAATAGCTTACGCAAGCGTTTTAATTCCTCTCTTGCAACTTTATTATTGCATCTATCAAGATTAACAAAATCATTAACTAATTCTTTTAAATCAATATCAAAATATGCTTTAATTTTTTGGCATAGTTTGCAATCATTCTTAAATCTATATACGTATATATGGAAAACAACAAACGATAACACATACACTGAGATTATAATAAATTGGATATATTTCAGTAGTAGTCCATCTTTGTCGCTTAAATCGCCGTATATACCAAAACTCAAAGCAATGCTTAGTATAATTGCTACTTTAATCAAGAATACTGAAAATGCGTACATTAAATAATCGTCAGTATCAGATATATCAACATAGCTTTGTACGATTGCATATTGCACCAAATACAGTAAAATTATTAAAACACTAATGACGATGTTACCAACTATTATACTGCACATTGCTTTAACTCCTTTGCTACTCTCAGTACTTCTCTAAGTACTTTGCCGTTTCTTTCAGCTATAGCTATTTCCTCTTTAGTAGGTGTAAAATTATTATAGATTGCTTCTTCAACACATCTATGAACATAAAGACCAGCATTCGCCGGTTTATACTCTTCTGCTGCATGTAGAATCTTTTCTATTTCTTTGCCCATACTTCTTGCGTATACTACTTCTTTACCAAATTTAATGTGACTAAATGTTACTTCAACACAATTATTTTCAGTATCAAATAATTCATCGAAGTTAAAGTAAATTTCAATATCATCATTTAACTTAATACATTGCTCACTGTATGGGACATCTATTACAAATACATTGTTATACATATAAAAGCTTACTTCTTTACGAAGTAACTCTTCAAGCTGAGGTTGAATTAGTTCTATAAGACGACGTTCATATTGTCTATGGAATAAGTTTCTAAAGAATCTATAAAGCGTAGCTTGTGTCTGCTTACGTCTCTTTTCGTAGATATTCTCACCTCTTTCATTACGTCGCCTATCGAGTGATGTAGCTTTTCTAAGTCTCTTGCATGTCTGCTCTACATCTACAACGTATGTGCAACCAGTTTCTGGGCAGAAAACATTGACAAATTCATAAATTCTGTCTTTCTTGTTATTGTCTAAGATATAAGCAACTTTACTCATAATCTTATTATACAACTCTCCTGTAACTTCTTTTTGCTTAAGCGTTTTCTTAAGACTCTGCATAGCAATATTCTTATTGCAGTCAGTAGCTACTTCTTCAAACCAGACCTCTTCGACTGGCGCAAACATATTAAACATACGAGCTTTAATTGTACAATTTTTTTGCGTATTTCTTTCTATACTTTTTATCTAACATAATTACCTCTGTTTTACGCTTGATTTAATTTATATAAGTATAATATCATAAAATTGAATACGTGTAAACATAAAAAAAAAGACGTAAAAATTAATTTACGTCAAACTATCTGGTGCGCCCGACAGGACTTGAACCTGCACGAATTGCTTCAGCGGATTTTAAGTCCGCTACGTCTGCCACTTCCGTCACGAGCACTTATTTATACTGCCAACAATTATTAACGCTATAGCTAGTACTACTAATAATTTTACTATAAGTGTTAAAGATAAAACTACACTAACTGTAATTAGTAGCATTAGCATAAATGCAAGAAATGCTTTTAAATATTCTGTCATTTAAAACCTCCTTAGATATGGAGGAGAGTGTGAGATTCGAACTCACGGGACTGTTACGTCCTCTAGTTTTCAAGACTAGTGTAATATGACCGCTCTACCAACTCTCCATAAATGGTGTCCCGAATAGGACTCGAACCTATCACCTCTGGTACTTCACACCAGCACTCTACCAAATGAGTTATCGAGACATAAAATTTTAGAATAGCAAGGGAGCGTGCTATATTTGTCGTCAACGCTTCTACTTTAAACTACTTATAGTTCAAACCTGACTACAAGAGAGATTTCCACTCTATCTTGATATCGTAGGCAACTCTAAGTGCCTACAGCATCCTATTCTACGCTTGCTATTCTAAGGTCTTAGACAAAATCGACCTTTAAAAACCAGTCAACTGAGTAAGTCGTCTGGTGGGCGCTAGCTACGCGGTGGTAGTAGCGTTTGGTACTCGCTGTAGGACTTGAACCTACGACCTCTTCCTTGTAAGGGAATTGTTCTCCCAGCTGAACTAAGCGAGCGTATTTGGGGCGAGTAATGAGAATTGAACTCAATTCCTACAGAGTCACAATCTGCCGTGCTACCATTACACCATACTCACCATATGATATAAATTATATTATATCATAATCTAGATAAAATGTAAACATCTAACCTGTTATAAGTTTTCTGTCTTTTTCTTCTAGTACAAGAGTTTTATGCAATTCTTTTTCTAGCTCTGCAAGCTGCTCTTTGTCTCTTTCTCTTTCACGTCTGCATTCGTCTTGTATTGCGAGCGCTTCTTTTAGTGCCTCTACTGTGTCAAGATGTACTGTCTTGATTCTTGAAATATCGATGATGCCTTTTTCATTCTCTCTTACTGCTTTTGTAATATTACTCTTGAATAATTTTGCATTATCTTCAAGAGCTTTGTTTACAGCATTGTTGATGTCGTTTACTTGCTCTAGTAGCTTTTCTTGTCTTAGAAGAACAAGCTGATTCGTAATCAAATCAGTCCATACAGGAATTGCTAAATCAATAGCATTTCTGATTCTATCTTTAAGCATATTATTCGCTTCAGCAATAATTCTAATCTTAGGTAGTTGCTGAATAACAGTCATCTTAGAAGCATTCAAGTCAAATACTCTTTTGTCAAGTCTGTTGTAAAAATTATTTTCATCATTATACTCTTCAAGAAGCATATAATCACTCGTATCGCTATCAACTTTAATCTGAAGAGCATTGAGATTTTCTCTACTATCAATAAGCTTTAGTTCACCGGCTTTGATAAAATTATCTACTTCAAGAATATAATTCATAGAGTTTGCATACTGCTCTTCTAGGAGTTTATTATCAGCATCGATGATTTTTATGCCATCTTCAAGTCTATCTCTAATCATATTAACTTGTTTCTGTACATTTTCGTGCTCTCTGATTCTCAGCTCAATGTTATTCTTAACTTTGCCAAACAGCTTCTTAAAGAAACCCTTATTGTCAGAGAACATTTTTTCAGGGTTATTCTTATCAAGCACGCTTATTAGCTCGATTAAATCTTCACCAATCTCTCCACTTTCGTTGTTCTTAACTGACTCTAGCGAGCTTGAACTAACACTACCTAGTTTATTCTGCACTGCTACTCCAAAATCACTGACTGTCTCTTTGCTAAGTCAAGATGCTTGTTCTCAATATCTTGCATTATACTCTCTTTAGTAACGAGTTCAGTTGATTGTTTGTCTAGAAAATTACTCATTTTTCTTCTTCCTTCTCTATTTTAAACTCTTGTACTTTTTTAGTAGTTCTTCGTCATACGCTTTATCAAGCTCTTTTTTAAGTGCTATAGACGTTTCTTCTGATTCTTCATTATGATTATACATTTTAATCAATTCAATTTCGAATGCATCAAATAGTGGCTTTGTTTCATTGGCTAAAAAGTCTCTAGTTGTCTCTTTTGTTCTAAATGATTTTGAAAAATCTATTGACTTTTCGATCGGTTCAACGTATTCTTCATATAATTGTTCTTGCTCTATTCGATATAACTCTGGTAAGTATGTTCTGCGAATAGTGAATACTTGGTTTTTGATATTGCGATTTTATATTTAGTACTCAAATATATTAAATCATCAAGTACTCTTCCTATCTTGTTGTAGGGCGTATTCATTGCACGCTTTTCCTTGCGCGTCTCATTTAACGCAATTGCTAGAGGAATTACTATTAAAAATACAAACGCAGTTATTAACAAAGCTATCGCAAAAATATTCTTAGCATTCATTTAAATCTCCTTTATATATGTTTCTTAAATGCGTCAATTACGTTTTCATCTTGTAATTTAAGTTTGTTATACTCATCTTGCATTGCATTTACAAATTCATCTATCTTTACTTCTACAACTTCTTCATAAAACTTCATCTTCTTTTCTTTTGTATTAAAGCTCTTTGCAGTGATTAGTAAGTTATTCAAAGGTTCAATAAATGTTTTAATAAGTGTTGAACGCGTACTCTTATTACTGAATAATGCTAAAACTACTTTACTATCATACTTTTTTGTATTTAATTTAATAAATGAAAATACTCTACATATTTTATCAGTATAACTTTTGTATAGCTTGAGGCAAGTATACAATATAGCGAATATTGTTGTGTATGCTAGCATACACATACACAGCGTAACAAGCGCAGCAGATAAATGCATAATCACATTAATAATTGATAATAAACTATTAATTACAGTTGTAATCAGCGTAAATGATATGAGTAATTTTTCATAGTCATAATAACCTACGTATGCGCCGCTGTGAGACGCAAAATCATTAGCGCTTTTAGGTATAATATGAATATAAAATACTAGTATGCATAGCGTCATTAATACAAAAGCCGTAATGCTTGATGTTATGAGTATTATTTCAAAAAAACGTAGTCATTACTTATACTCCTTTGACCATCCTAGATTGACACAAAGCACAATATTTCATTTCAATGCTGAGTATAAGCTTCTTAGCTTTCGCGTATACGAGCTCATTTGCAAGTACTCTAACTTTGTATGAGTCGAGCAGCGTGCTGTTTACCCATTCTGCAAGCTCACGTACAACACGGTAGTCATCAATAGGCTCTATATTGAACTCTTCTAAATATGCAAGCTTATTGCATAGTGAAGTAAACATAACATCAGAGATTATATAGTAATGAACAAGACTCTGTAAAATACTAACAACTTCAAAAGTGCAGTCTAGATTCTGCTCAACGATTGATATAAGCTCATCATACCCTGCTTCATTTCCTTTACAGTTAATATATCTAACCTTATTAGCGTCTAGAAAATTTGTAATCTCAGTGCATAGCTCATCTGACTCTTCTTCAGACTGGAATCTACCATTTGGATTGTACGGCTTATCTCTCTGCACGAATACATTTAAAGCACGCTGCTCTGAGCTTACTTTCTTAACTAATGCTTTTAACTCTTCAGCATAATTAAAATTATTCTTTTCTGCATAGAACGCTGAGAGCATCAAAGGGCAGTCAGTGATAATCATGTCTACGTCGCTAATTCTCGACATTCTGAAAAACTGCTTGCCGAAGATATAAGCTTGATTTTCAAATACTGCTTTTGAACCTTCATATACCTTATCTTTTGCAAACTCTGTAACTAACTCTACGTTATAACCCTTTAGCTTTAGTTTTGAAAATACATAAGCTGCGCCCGTAGACTTACCAGCACCAGGTGCGCCATAGAGATTTACTATCAAAGGTTGTTTCATAATCTCTCTCCTTTAGTTTTTATTTAATATTAACACAAAGTAAGAGTAATGTAAACAAAAACAAAAAAAAATAGATAGAAGATTAGTTCTATCTGCATTAGTGGTACGCCCAGCGGGACTTGAACCCGCAAAAAGTAGTTTCTAAGACTACCGTGTATGCCAATTCCACCACAGGCGCATATTTTATTAAGATGTATATGAAAAGCTCTCAGAAGTCAAATCAGCATCTCTGAAGAGCATTCAAGAGATAAAATTCTTCAAAATCAGTTAAAGACATATTGTACTTGCCATCTGACATGCAGATATATTCAACATTGATTGAAGTATTAAGCTCAGGAAAAGTAAGATTAGTGTAAACTCTCTTAAAACGTCCTGACATATACTTAAATCTACCTAAGCCGTCGCGCTCTATCTCAACAATAGCTCTATGACTAACATTAGCATCAAGATATTCTGTTATCTGTTTTACTTCTACTAACATTTTAATATCTCCTTAAAATTTTGGTCGGAGGAGTAGGACTTGAACCTACAAGCCATAAAGCGCCGAATTTACAGTCCGGTGTCTTACCAGTTAGACTATCCTCCGTTAATGGTGGACCGAGAGAGAATCGAACTCTCATTATACGGATGCAAGCCGTACGTTCTCCCGTTGAACTATCAGCCCATAAAAATATAAGCGTAAGATATGGCATCGACTAAGTTATCTTCACAATTACTAGTTTATGCAACTATCGCTTGATAAGAGCGATAATTCTAATTTTATTAAATCAGCCTCTTTCGAATCTTTTTAGACTTTGAGTTTTATTAGCAAAACCAAATAGACAAAGTCTGGTATCTATGTTGTTCTACATATGAGTTTATCACGTTCATATGCAGCGTAGGTATTTAATTCTCAACGCTTATATTTATTTGGAGCCAGTGGAGAGAATCGAACTCCCAACCGATGATTACAAAACACCTGTTTTACCATTAAACTACACTGGCATATTTTTTGGAGCAGGCAAGGGGACTTGAACCCCTAATGCTTGTTTGGAAGACAAGCGTGTTAACCAATTACACTATGCCTACATATTGTTTACTAATTCTTCAAGCGTTAAATAATGATTTTCTAAAAATAATAAAAAATTATACCCTTGTACTCTATACTCTCTAGCTTTATCAATCATATTTTGAATATTAAGCGTATAGTTAGACTTGACTTCAATAATTAAATTTTCTTTAGAGATATAAAAATCAGGAATTGCTATTCTTTTACAATTTTTAACTGTGTCAAAATACTCAATTCTTAATTCTTCAACTGTGTAATGAGTATGCAATCTATCTAAATGCTTAGCGAACTCAAACTCATACGAACTTCTCAAATATACTCTTTTATTATCCCAAGTAGTATGCCACCCTCGATGATACATGCTATTAGTAGGCGGAGTTAAAATTCCATTTTTATAGTTTAAATGAGTTGACTCTTGAGCAGTCTTAGATTTTATTTCAAGATATTTAAATATTTTACTTGTTAGATTACCACTATTCGGATAATCAAACATTTTGCAAATCTCTGTTGAAGTCTTCTCTTCTTTCCAGTATAATTCTTCTAATGCATGTTTAACTCTATCCCATTCATTAAAAACTTCAGTAGTCCCAATCATAGATGAGTCAAATTCAAAATATTTTATTAGTGAAATGACTTGATTATCTCTAATTCTGCACTTATCACCGCAGTATTTTGATTTTCTTCTATCAGTAGAGATTGTTCTTCCGCAGAATTTACAGTGTTTTTCTTTTCTATGCTCTCTGTAATGATTTTTAAGACTCTGTCTTATCTTTTCTCTTGTTTCTAACTTCAATTTTTAATACATCTAAGATAAAATTTGGTGCCTTGTCAGAGATTCGAACTCTGGACTCCACGATTAAAAGTCGTGTGCTCTAACCAACTGAGCTAACAAGGCATATTTGGCAGTCCGTAAGGGAATCGAACCCTCGTCATCCGGTCGACAGCCGGACATTTTAACCATTAAACTAACGGACTATATGGTGACGCCACTGGGACTCGAACCCAGACTTCAAGGATGAAAACCTTGTGTACTAACCTTTCTACAATGACGCCGTATTGGCGGGTCAGGCAAGACTCGAACTTACGACCTTCCGGTTAACAGCCGGACGCTCTAACCAACTGAGCTACTGACCCAAATCTTTAAAGCTTAATCGTTTACCATCAAGTATTAATGAAAATTCATAACCCTCTTTGATATACTCTTTCGCTTTGTCAATCATATTTTGTTTATCTAGTGTAAACTTACTTTTTATTTCTATTATTTCATTAGAATCTGGAATATAGAAATCAGGTATTGCTATTCTATCCTTTTGTTTCTGTGTATCAAAATATTTTATTCTTAGATATTCTACTTCATAATCTATTTTGTTGTTATCAAGATATTCAGCAAAATCAAATTCGTATGAACTTCTTAGAAATACTTTCTTTTTATTCCAAGCTGTATGCCAACCTGATTTATACTGCGTGTACTTTTCTATCTGCTTATGTGAATGCAGTATGTGATTTGAATTTGCTTCGCTGTGCGTTCTTTTAGGTATACTTAAATAGTTAAATATCTTTCCTGTTACATTACTTGCATTAGGATAATTGAACATTGCTCTAATATCATTACAAGATTTTCCTTTATTCCAGTATAAATCAAATAATAAATCTCTTACTCTATCCCATTCTTTAAAAGCAAGTTTACTACCTAAGCATTCTTTATTAAATGTAAAGTATTTAATCAAACTTTGTGACTGATTAAACTTAGTCTTGCAATTTTGAGAGCAAAAACGCTTTCTACTGTACTCTGTAATCTCTTTACCACAGAATTTACATTTACCAATCATAATAGTCGTCGTACGATAGTTCTTCAAGCAACATTTCGTCTTCTTCCATTTCGTCGTAGCAGTTTCTGCATACTTAGCCTCGACCTTTATATTTGACGCTGTAAGTATAGAGAACTACCTTCGCGAATTGTTCTACCGCACATTGCGCATTTTCTATCAGCTTTTACTCTGACTCGTTTTAAAATGTCAAGCATTGTTTACACATTCTTTTGATAAAAGCATAGACGTAAATATAGTTTCAAGTAGAATGTATTTGATGAAGATACGTTCTGACTTGAGCGTATGTTATTCGAATAAGCGATGTTGTTCTGCGTGCAAGTTCATCAAATTCACACGCAGCATCTTGATTCTCAGACGCCTATGCTTAATAATGTATTTATTATATCACAATTTTTATTTACTGTAAACCTTATTAAGCGCAAAAGTAAAAAATATTTTCGTCCCAGTCAACATCAATTAATTCAAAATCATTTATCTGTTTACTGTTATGCTCAAATACTACTTGCTCTACGTCATCAAATAATTCAATATCTGAAAATACATATGGCTCTACTTCCTCTTCAGCGCCTGCATGTAGAATTAACGTGTCACCCTTGACTTCAGCAGAGAATACATAAGTTACCAAACCCTCTTGCCATATCTCTTCGTCAGTAAGCGCCATAGTAGGCTCAATCTCTTTTTCTTTTATGTGATTCAAGAAATTTTCGTCAAAATAACTGATATGCATATTTAGTCCTCCTTTCTTGATTATTCGCTTATTTTCTTAAATAAGTCTACTTTGTCACTATAGTTGTCTTGCAACCAAGTCATAAAGTCACTTTCAAAATTTTCATCTGATTCTTCTATATCTTCATTAGGTAGTTCTAGTGATACAGCAAGTGCTTTTTTCTTTAACTCACTGAATTTTTCATCATCTATTTTATTTACATCACCTGTGTATGTTATTTTATAGATGTTGTTTTTTACTTCAATATCACTTATATTATCGGTAGTGATTTTCTCTGTATACGGAGTATCTATATGCTGACGAGTAATCTTTTTTGTTAGCGTATCAAACCATATAATTCCAGTATCACATTTCGTCGCTGTAGGGTTTATGATTGAACCTACAGAGAATGTCTTAGTCTTACCTACTTTATATTCTTTAAACTCGTGTACGTGCCCGATAAATGCTAAGTCAAAATGTTTTATAAACTCATCAGAAATATCAAAAGCAATATTAACATTAAACTGATTCATATATGTTTCAGTAGTACCGTGCGCTATAAGTACGTTATATTTCTTTTTATCCAGTCTCTTTAGTACTTGCTCTTCAAATTCTTTTTTCTGCTCAGCGCTAAAAGTCCAAGGCACAAAATGAAATACTACATCATCATACTGAATGCAGTTTGTATCAAAATCAATACAAAAATCAGTTAAAGCTGAAACAGAACTAGTGTTATGCTTAGCTTGTTGCAGATTAAAGTCGTGATTACCTAGAATGATTGAAACATCACTGCAGTTATCAACTAACGCATCGTACATCTCATTAAATTTATTAATCGCGATTATACTTGGGTTAGGCACGTGAAATACATCACCGCAGATAATTACTACGTCAGCTTTCTTACACTCTTCTACATACTCGTCTAACTTATCATAAAGAATAGCTTCGTATTTATTTAAGCCATCATCAGTATTTCTGTATAATGTTTGCCCTATATGTAAATCTGATATAACTGCTACTTTCAACTTAATCTCCTTTTATAATGTTGTGCTCACGTAATGCTTTCAGCCACTTTAGTTTATGACTTGATGTCGCGTTATGCCAGAGAGGTTTCTTTATCTTATACTTGCTAAAATCGACTCTTTCTGGACGGCTTACTTCTATCTGAGTATACTTAGACAAATCGTTGTTTAGAATGCCCGATTCATATAAGAAACAGCTTTCAAATCTTTCATCTAAAAAGCCAGAACGATGACTGCGTTTCTTACTCCAGAAATCTCTTAGAAATTCAGAGTCGTAGAAATCATACAATCTCTGTTCATACAAATCAAAATCAAAATCTTTATATAAACGCTGACCACTCATAGTATGTGTATATTTCCACTCTTCGTCTGAGAATGGCATAAAAATCTTTTCTAGCGCAGGTCTTACAGCATTAGAGCAATTATAACTTAATGTAGATGTAACAAAAGCAGAGTTAGGTAGATTAAATACATCTTCTATACCTTCAGATAAAATTACATCTTCTTCAGTAAATAAACCCTCTTTATAATACCAAGGCAATAAGAGATTTAAACCCATATGATAAGAGTCAACAAAATCATTGTCAATAACATCTTTCTTAAACTTATCAACTATAATCTGCCCATCTACTATTTCTGCTAGTATGTTTAAGTCTTCTGCTAGTCTTTTCATCTCATTGACTTTATTGCCAATGCGAGATTCATTGACTATTGTATATTTACATTTTAACTCAGGCAGATTTTCAAACTGAGCTTTAAGCTGAATAACGTCATTTGCTAAAACAATAATATTATTCATATACTAAACCTCTACTGAAACTCTACATCTTCGCCTAAGTTAAATACATCTTCACCATTAGCGAATGCAATTACGTCATCAAATGTTCTTAGACAATTCTTAGCGCTACCTGCTAGCATTACATTCATTACTTTTCTTGGTGAATTATCAAAGAGTATAACTGGAATATTATTAGCTAGCGCTACGCCAATCTCTACTAAAACGCCTTTATCAGAAAAGCTAATATCAGCGAATAGTGCTTTACACTGAGTTATACCATCAATATCGCCTTTGAAAATCTCTCTAGCTTTTTCTAGCGTGAGTGGACCACCTGAACCTGTACCTACGTCGTACTTTGGCTCAAACAAAGTAAAGCCTTTATCTTTAAGTATTTTTGTAATCGTTTCGTAGTTTTTAATCTCAGCTTCTTGCCACCATCCCGAAGCTATGTAGTAGTCTTTCTTCATATATCTCTCTTCCTCTCTATTCAAAAACAAGCAAATACTGCTCACTACTGCCAAAATCAATATAGTAAGCATCATTGCCGCATTTATATGTTTTTACTTTTCCTGTCTGCTTTGAAATTAAATAGTCTTTAAACTCTTCAAATGAGTTAAATACTTCTGTACGCAGAACTTCCTTGTCTGTGACTAACTGTACTGTCATCTTGATAATATCCTGTCTATAAAAGGTCTAAATACTCCAGCAGGTTCTTGTGCGTCTATTCCTCTAAGTGTATCACTAACTCTCATATCAGCTAGATAGAAGAATGTTAGGATAATAGCACAACCTACTATGATTGCAATTATTTTCTTCATGTTACTCCTTTATACTGCAGTGCCTAATGTATCTGCAACATGTTTTATAAAATCAAAAATCTGAATTACTGTAGGCATATTATATCCTAGCATTGCAAAAATAAAGCAAACTAAGAAATATGCTAACATAATATTCAAGCTATCTTTAAACGTCCAGCCAAATAACTTAAGTACTAATGAAATGCAAAGCATAATCATTAGATTGACTGGAGCAGCTAGAATAAATTGTATAAAATTCTGTACAAATGTAAGTAAGTACTCTGTCATTATTTCTCCTTATATTGTTTCAAACACTGAGTAGTTAGCGTCGCCTAGAATAGACTTAGCTACTGATGTTTCAGCTCTATTCGCTGCGTATATATTAAAAATCACTCTATCATTCTTTGCTTGCACTGCTGTGTATGTTAATTCAGCATTTCTCAATGCTATTTCAGTTTCATCAGCTAATGTACCTTTAATGATTGCGTGAATGTTCCACAGTCTGTCTTTCTTTTTCTTCTCTATGAGATATTTAGCTAAGTACACTCCAGTAAAATTCGTAATGATTGTTACTATGATTACTACTGGAAAACTATAGTCATTAAGTAGCTTTACTACAACTACATTTACTGTAAAAGATAACGTATTCATAAATGCTGCTTGTAGTTTACTGCCTGACACAGTAGAAATACTTTTCAATGTAGCTACAATTACATTAATAAACTGTAGTGTAATAAATAATGCCATACCCATATATGCATCTCCTTTCTATACATACAGAGTATAGCTCTCAGATATATCTCAGAGACTCCAGAATCGTCTCTCGTAAACTTTTATGCTATTTTAATATAATATATCATTTAGCAGTAAAATTAATACTGGAGAGTAAATCTGAGCATTATTTCAGAAGCGATATCTTCTACAGAATTATCTGTAGTATCAATTATAATATTACATAATTCTTTATAACCTCTGAATTCTTCTTTATCGTGTTCTATTCTCTGTATTCTGTCTGGTATTCTTCTTCTTAATTCTTCTTCTGTGCAAGTTAGTCCTACGACAAAGCAATCTTCTCTGTACTTACCTAGATTTTCTACACCAGCTTTATCAAGAGTTAGCATATCACCCTTTTCAAATTGCTGTAGAGTTATCCAGTAATAATTACCATTGAAATAAGTTTCTGTAATTACGTTATCGTCTTTTACAAACTCATCTACGAATGTATGACCTGTTTCATTCTCAAATCTCTTAGGTCTAGTAGTATAAGACTGCATAAGAGTTAAGCCGTAGAGTTCAGTTAACTTATCTGCAACTGTTGATTTACCTGTGCCGCTAGGACCAATCAATACAATTTTCTTCATAATACTTTAGAAATATGCACTTATCTCTTTTCGTGCGTTTTTCTTTGCTCTCTTTCTATCATACTTCTTACTTTCGTGAAAACCACTTTTAGGCATCACGTAGTCAGTTGAACGTGCTTTATGCATTTTTAAAATCTGTTCTTTTGTTATTGTCATCGTTTGCTTTTTCATATTACACCTCTTTTATTTCATTATATCAAACAAAACTGTGTAAGTAAACAAGCAATAGAAAAAGATGCTGCATTAAGCAGCATCTTCTGATGAAATAGGTCCAGTGTACTTTGAATTATCACTGAAGGCTAATATAAACAAACCAATAACTGGTAGTAAAACACAACACAATGCTACAAGGCCTGATTTATGCAGAGTCTTAGAAAATAGATAAGTTGTTATAACTGACGATACAGTCGCTATCGTTCCGAAAATGAAATATAAAGCTAGACTCTTAAATACAAAAGCTGAAAGCAATACACCGATTGATGCAAATAATGGAATAAACATCGTATACCAATTATTAAAAGTATGCATTGACATTACGTATGTGTTATAAAGAGGCACTATGCTCTTCCATCCTGCAACGTTATACAACTTTGAAAATATGCGCCACATACAGATAATATTACATATACTGAATATACCTAGTATTATGTAAAATGTGGCATCGCTTACTGTGTAAACATTATACATTTTAAAATCTCCTTTTTAATGCAACATCATAGGTAAGATTGCTGCTAGTATAGTTGGCATCATTGGTATGTTCTTTTTATAATACACTGTGCTTACAAAGAATATGATTAACGCTAGAATAATAGAATGTGTAGTAAATAACGCATACGCTACAGGTAGTATGTAAACACATTCAACTTTATAATTTTTTATACAGCATAAAATAAAAATACAAATACTGATGCTACTTATAGATAAAGGTAGTGTAAATAACATACTGAGTAAATTAAATAACACTACTCTTACATCAACTTCCTTTTTAGTTAAATCTTCATATACAAGCAATAAAGCCGTCAGTATAAATAAATAAATCATAGTTCAATCTCTACTGGAATCTTTGCCATATAAATGTTACTATCATTCATTACGTTCTTGAATTTAAGCGCGCGTGGGTTATTAAAGAAACCTATGTTTGTAAAGTCATACACTCTCCTCTTTGCGTCTATTTTAGTTTTCTCATCAAATGCAGCTATTTTCTCTGCAAGAATCTTTTCGTTTTCTGCACTGAAATCTAGCTCTGCCCACTCGCTATCCTTAGGAAAACATAACCAACCACCATTAATCTCAGTCTCTAGATGTTGCTCAAACGCTAGCTTATATAAAAGCATAGCAGATAAATAACCATCAAAAGTAACAGCGTTCGCTTTAAACTTACCTGTCTTATAGTCTATTACAAACTGACCTTCTTTTCTTTTATCGAGTCTGTCAATTATACAGCTTACATCAAACGGTAGCGTATAATTAGCAGCAGGTATAATTATATTCTGTCTAATCTTCAGCTCAGTTTCACATTCAAAATCATCGCTGATTGGTGCTTCATACAAATAATCATTCATATTCTTATAATTATTGCATAATAGCTCTACACCTTCTCTTTCTTTAGTATCAGCTGGTATAAAGTCTGTGTACTGCTTATGTCTCTTAGGTATTTCTAGCTTATAGTAATCTTCCATTGTTTTATGGAAATCATTACCTATATCAATATACTTTGTTACTCCGCTCTGGTCGAATATAGGTCGTAAAACAGACCAAGCAGGGTTTTCAGTATAGCTTGATAATGTTGAAGGCGACAAGTAGTTTCCTGAGAATCTATTCATCATAAGCTGTAGAATAAAACCACAACTATCTTTTCTTAAATAACGCTCATTGCCTACTAACAGTGATTGTCTTGCTTTCTCTACGTCTTCGAAGAAATCTGACATATCAATAGTTGTATTATTTATTTTTGCTACGAACGTCTTTAAATATTTCTTTCCATTCTTTTCAATTAATTCCATGTATTATCTCTTTTCTATGATGCCTACGAGTTTGCCATTACGTTTTACTGCATACAACCCTGTGCATAAATCTCTTATTCTGTCATTTACGTCAACTGTCTGTAAATCTAAGCATTTTGTAATCTTACGCTTGCCGTAGTGCTTAATACAAGTCGTTGCGTCTACTATGCCTAAGTCTATTCTTGCGTATTTCTTCTTCTGAATCGCATTAACTACGTCTTGCATTTTATTTTGAGTTAAAGGCAACTTAGTAAAATAATTGCCTACAATATCTTTATCTTGAAGATAAATAATTTTCTGCTCTTCTAAGAACTTAATCTGCTCTTTTGTGCAAGTAACAAACTTCTTATCATTATGCGAAGCGTAGTTTCTAATAATTCTACATACCTTAAGCTTCTCTTTATCTGCTTCTGACAAGCTATTTTCATAGTCAAGCACTGATACATTATCTTCACGTAGAATCTGCTCTAGTTCTTTATATGTCTCTAAAAACTTCTCTAACATCATACCCTCTCTTTTTAGTTAGTTGTACTTCTTTAATAATACCAAAAATCAATATGTTCTCTATATGAATCTTTCTTATTGTGTAAAAGACTATCTTCTTTTTCAGTTAATCTTCCAGTATAGTGTTTCTTTATCTCTCTTAAATCTTGTCTTGCTTTACTTTTATGCGTTACTATCTTGTCTTTAAATCGACTTGTTTTTAATATCTGCTTATAGTAGAGTGGCGTTATATCAATCTCTTGATGTACTGTTCTATGCTTACACTCAAACTCAATTATTTTACTTAAATCGACATCGAGCATTTCTTCTACTTCAGGTAAAGTTAAGTAATAATCACCAGGTTCAATGTTAAGATAAGTAGTAAATCTGCAACAGAGGTATCTTGTATAACTTCTGTATATACACACTCTCTTACCAATCTCTAAGTTGTAGATATAAATATAATACTTCTCTCTATTTACATCAAGCGTACAGTAAGTATCAAAACTAAATCTTTGATTAGGGTATAGCTTACCACTGCGTGCACGTTTAATTAAATCTTTTTGTTTGTATTGTTTGAACATAAAGATGTTATTCTTTCTTGTTATCTCTTCTCAAAAATACATTGTATACAACAAACGAGAATAACAAGTAGTAGAAATAATTTGCTTTCGTCACACCTAAATCTACGTTAGTTAGAATGTTATCTAAGCAGTAGAAAAATATGAATGTGGTAAAAGGCATTATTACAGCAATGTTTATAACGTCAATCAGAATAAGGAGCAGTGTACAACCTAATATTTTTAACTTATTATTTTACATATCTTACCTCTTACGAATTACTCTTTTTATCTGCAGCACGAGATATAAGAATATTAGTGATTGTGTTTATCATACGTCTGCTTTCATCAAGCTTTACAGCAAATAAACTGTTTATATTTTTATACAACAGCGCTACCATCTGTTCTGAATTTGAAGAGGTTATAGCTACGTTTTGCTTTTGAGCTTGAGTACCAGACGCATTATTAAACTCTAGCGCCTGTGTTTCTTTCTTTACACTCTCAGCACAATCACTCTTTAATGCAGACTGCTCTCTCAATTCGCTTAGATAGAAATTGGCAATTGCTAGCTCAAGAGATGCCTTGCGTAATTCTTCATTAGGCATATCTACACTTACTGACTTTATTATTCTATCTATTTCTTTAGTGTGCTTACTAACTACGTCTTGTGCTATTTTGTTCAAATTCTTGTATATATCTTCTACGTAATTTGATGCGTCCTTAAAATCTCTCACTCTTCTTACTCCTCTTCATACTTATCAAAAGCAATTTTACTTTTAGTTGATGTAGCATCAATCGTCTCTCTTGTTGAAATCAACTTCTGAAATGTAGCTTTATTCGGTCTGTATATAAACTGCCCAAATAAATCTTTACTTCGCATTATAGACGATTTAAAGGAGCAAGAATTAAAATTAAACTCATCATCAAGATGATAACGAGAAAGTAAAGCTATCTCATAAAATCTACTCTCTACACCAACAAAACCAATCATATCTATAATTTTATTTATTTCATTTACTATCGTGTCATAATCACCATTCTGTAGCTTTGTTTCAAGAGCTTTGTTTATCTTTACTGATACGCCTTTATTCATACTGTCTAAGCTTGCTTGTGTTGCGTGCTCTGTAATCATAAGCGTTGAATAAATACCAATATTCTCAGGAATAAAAGAGCTTTCAAACTCTCTTCTAAATAAACCAGCACACTTAGCGCAAAAAGTTCTATGCTTTAAATCACAGCTTAATGGGCTTCTAACGTGTATAGAATCGAAATTCTCTATATCAGAAAATTCAGTAGAAAAATCATTAAGCTCAGTAATAAAATGATTACGTATTTTGTAGTTATACTCCTCTTCGCTTACCGGTAGTTGTACTTCAAAACCTTCGCAACCACAGTCGTCTTCTGTGATTTTCATATCATCACAAGAAGCCATAAGCATTTTATAAAAAGTGCCTGATTCTGTAATATCAGTAACATTCGCAGCGATTACTGAGTCTATGAACTTCTTACTCTCTTCTTCAGTATAATCTCCTGTACGCTTTTTACAGCTTGCTACTACATCATTATAATTACCTGTAAAAGCTGTTATGTTTTTAACCTTATCAGTCATTTCAGCAAAATCATTCACTGTAGGAATCTCACAGTGTTTAAACATACTCTTTCCAAGTTTCTTATACTCTTCTATATAAATATCTCTAAAACTCATTAATGTACTCCTTTAAATACAAGCTGCAAGTAAGTCAGCATCAGGTTCAAAGCTCTTAATCTCAGCGCATCTGTCAACTAAAGGTGTTGTCAAAGGATATTCTATGCCATTGACATATAGATTCATTGTTGCAATAACCTTGAAATCTTTATGAATCTTGATATGTCTGCTCTTATACTCAAATTCGTCTTTATTATCTAACACGCCCTGTAGAAATCTCACTGTCTCAAAAGGTAGAAGATTAAACTCATCAAGCAAAATAGTCTTACCTGTTTCTGCAGCGTCAACAAAAGCTGACTTATTAAACGATGGCTGCCCAGATTCAAACTCAAAATCTTCAACTAAGTCTTGAGGTAGCATTCCTGAATGACACACTACTGTAACATCTGCTATCTTCTCTGCAGAAGTAGTCTTGCCTGTACCTTGCGGACCGTAGTAAACTACCAGGCGCTTGTTAATAGCATCAGAAGATTTAATGCTACGTAGAGTATCTGCTATATTAGACCATTCTTGACTATCAAGCTTATTTATCACTGCAGCGCATTCTCTATTACCAGATAGCTTGAAATAGTTTATAACATACTCTTTCATTTTAGATGTAGTTGTCTGCCTAGCTAGCGTATTGATAAATCTTGTTGAAATATCAAAATCGAATTCGATAAAGAAATCAATAAGCTGTCTTGCAACAGTTTTACGCGCTGACTCTGTATCATTTAATTCTATACAAATGCCTTGCTCTTTCGCTGTTTGCAAGAATGAATGTAGAGTCTCATCTTCACGTAACTCTTTTATAGATTTATTATTCAATTCAAGCAAGAAATCGTACTCTGCTTTAGTGATACGACAGTCTTTATAGTTCTGTATCTTAAGTACGTATACATCATCAGGATATTCACGTATGTGTACATTCTGTCTAAATGCGTTTATTTTTGTTCTTGATAATGCTCTCATATGCTACCTCTTATTTTACATGATACGTTTATACTATTATAACACGTTTATTACAAGTTGTAAACAATATAAAAGTGCACATTATGCAGTGCACTTAATCTTTATCTACATTACAGATGCAAGTAACTGAGCATTTGACTTAAATTCTTTGATTATAGCACATCTATCAACAATAGGCTCAGGTAAAGCGAATTCAATACCATTTACAAAAAGGTTCATAGTAGCTATAACTTTGAATTTATCGTGTATATTAATTATCTTATTCTTATAGATAATCTGCTTCTTGCCATCAAATATACTCTGTAAAAATCTTATTGTTTCAAAAGGCAGTAGATTAAACTCATCAAGTAGAATAGTCTTACCGTTTTCTAAAGCCTCATAGAAAACAGATTTATCAAATGAAGGCTTACCATCAGCGAACTTAAAATCTTCGAGCATATCCTGAGGTAACATACCAGAATGACAAACCATAACATCATCAGCTTTATTAATAGCTGAAGTAGTCTTACCTGTACCCTGAGGTCCAAAGTATACTTCAAGTCTTGTATTTACTTTAGTTTCTGTATCACTAATATTTTTAAGTTTATTTGCAATCTTCTGCCATTCATCGCTTTTTAGTTTATCGACGATTAGTGAGCAGTTTCTGTTACCTGATAACTTAAAGTAGTTAATAACGTACTCTTTAATATCGTTCTCGTCATTAAATCTAACAAGTGTATTGATAAATCTTGTTGATACGTCGTAGTCAAACTCAATAAAGAAATTGATAATATCTGAAGCAAGTTCAATTTTATCAATTTTGTCATTTACGCCTAGCAATATACCGTGCGCACGAAAGACTTTGCTATTAACACTACTGATAAACTCTTCATTTGTAGTATTATTTGTTTTCTTGAGAGATTCATATAGCTCTTTAGAAATACTCAAACTCCTACCGCCACTAACAATAAGAACGTATTTCTCACTCTCTTCAACATTTCTTTTCTTTACAATATATGCAGACTTGAATTTATTTAATTGCATGTGTTAAACCTCTTTTTAATATTCATAAGCTTTATTTATTAATAAGATTATAACATACTCTATGCGTAATTGTAAACAAAAAAAAATGCGTATTAAACTACGCATTTAAAAACTTTACCATAATTTTCTTTGTATTTTCAATTATCTTATCAACATAATTGCGATTTTCAATAATAACATCAGCAAATTCAAACTGAGCAGTATATTTTTTATTACTGAATTCTGTAATTATGCTTGTGTTTACTCTATCAAATATCTTAAATACTGAGTCTTTTGGCATACGCATATTAAAATGTCTATGATAATCAGTAAGAGCGTCACCGTCAAACATAATTATCGTATAATACTCTGCATCAGCATCGTCTTTCGCATCAAGATATTTACGTACTTTGTTTACAGGTATATCATTACCACCGTTTGCTGTAAATGCTTTTTTAGTTTTATCTTCTTCAGACCAAACTTCTAGCTGAGTATTTACTGTAGCAAAAGAATACTTAAACATTGGGTATCTATATTCTAGTGTATTTAACATTTTAATCAAACGATTAGTTTGCTCTACATTATCCATAAATGAACCAGAGTTATCAATTAAAAATTTAATATGAATTTTGTTGTGATGCTTATACTGCCCATTTCTATTTGGCGTACACCACCATCTATAATCATCTTTTGTTAATGCTCTAGTATTGAATACGCCTGAATAAGCACTCATACTCGCAAATTTATTCTTATTCTTCTTTATGCTTATTTCTAAAGCGTCTGATATATCTTGTAAGTTATCCGCGTATACGCCTATGGTATCATTAAAAACACCAAGACTCATTTCAATGAATTCATCTTTCGTGAAATACTCGTCATCAACGCGTAATAATGTAATATCATCATATCGTGAAATCGAGCTATCAGTCGTCTCAGAATCGTCTGTTTCAGAATCAGTCATTTCAGACTTACGATTCATAATTTCGTCGAATTTTCCGTCAAACTTATTTTTAAACTCATTGTATAACAACATAAAGCTATGGATAGTGCCTGACTTAATAAATGATTTTAATAATTGCTCACAATGTTCACCATAAACTTCACGATTATAACCAAGTCTAACATACCATAAGAAATGATTTAACATGTTTTTGTCGTTATAATCTATTTTGATTAGTTCTCTCTTTGTCTTATCAAAATCTACATTATGAAAATAATCTTTATAGATAAACTCTATTCTCTCGTCAGATGCAATGTTAAATGGTACTAAATATTTGCTACCACCGGTGTATACTGAAACTGCAGACCATTTACCGAACGTATCATCAAGGATATGTGAAATCTCGTGATAAAACAGAGTGCGTACTTGACGCTCTGATAACTTATGACCAAACTTAGATAGCATCTTATAACTAACGCAAATCTCATAGCCATAATCTGTAAGTCTAACGTATGTAGACTCTGCCTTTTCATCTAAACGCGCACGTATATCTTGTTTTGATTTTGTGTAAAATGAAATTGGTAATGTTTGAATAAATTCATCTATCTGTTTAAAAGTTGTCATAAATATAATATCTCCTTATAAAGACATTATATCACAACTTACCATCGGTGTAAACTAAAGCTTCGTATATTCCTTATACCACATTACGCCTACTTTTTTAGCGAATAAGCCACATCTCTGTCCAGGCTTTTCAGAATTCTTTTCTGACGGCCCAATAAAAATATAATTAGGCGCTTCTATATGCTCCATTAGCTTTTCACACCATTCTTTGAAAGTGTAGTAACCATTATCAGTGCCTTGCTCTAACTCACTCTTTTCATTCCAATTCTCATAATTACTACCAAAAGGAGGGCAACAAATCACTATCTTGTCAGTAACTACTTTCTGAGCTAAAGCGTCTCTCTGTGTCCAACCAAAGTACTCACAGAATTTAGAGTTATAGTCGTATGCTTCAACTTCTGCTCCTAATTCTTTTATAGCAGAGATTATTCCACCAAAACCTGCCATAGGGCAATAGACGCCTGGATAATCATTGAGATTTATACCTGTCTCAGTTAAAATCTTCTTCATAGTAGACTTAGACAAAGCAGTAACCTTAGGCGCAATCTTAGCGATAGTAAATCTCTCTAGTACAACAATAGGAATAGTAGACTCTTTCTCAAAATACTTCTCAATCTTCTTAACAAAATCTGGATATTTATCTATATGCTTGCCATACTTACATTCATTATAGATTCTGAAAAGATTATCAACTGCTCTTTGTAATCTACTATCATCTTGCCAAGCTTCTTTAGGGCTCATATTATTTATACCTACTCTGCATTCCCATATAGGGTGAGAGCTTTCATATTTGCTTGAACCAGGGAATGGCGCATTTTTACAAAGGTTAAATACTTCTTCTGCTGTGTAATTATTTATTTTCATTTAACATCTCCAAATAATTTTCTATTTCTTCAGGCGTGTAAAGTGTTATATAATTAAGATTATTCTTTTCAGCACATTTGCGCTTTTCTACATCTTTAACTTTCCAGATATGATTCCATTCTTCACAGTTTAACTCAATATCTTTATGTACGCTTTCATCATACGCACATTGACCGTGCTGAGGTCCAGTATGGAGTTCTATATAAGCTTTATACTTCGGTAAGTAAAATCACAATCGTAAGGATATAAATCATCTTTATGCTCATACTCAAATTCTATACCAAGCTTTTCCAATGCTTGCATAAATTCTAATTCAAAAGTACTACGTACTCCATACTCATGTAAAATTCTTGTATTACGCTGAGCTAAAGCTTGAATAGTAGAGTATACTACAATATACGTGCCGTCTTCACGCTGCACTTCAAAATGTATCTTACCATCTTTAATAATCTCTGTATAAGGAATATCTTTCAGTATAGAACGACAACCGCCTACGCGAATCTTATCGGCGAATTCTTTAGCAGCAAATACGTTCTCTACACCATATTTTTTAACATTATTCTTCTTAATCTTTTTAAGAACATCAGGTCTTTGCGCGATGTTAGTCACTCCGAAATTCTCTTTCAGATAAAGCATTTCGTGCTCTTTATTACAGTATTTAGCATAGCCTTTATGTATATTACCTAAGCTAGTTTCTTTACCACAGTATAAACATTTGCCTTCATCTTCTTTTTTAAAGAAAAAGTCATAGTACTCTTTAGAGCTTAAGCGATGATATTGTATTACGTGATTAGTTCTACTTTCATTTCTGTGAAATCTCTTACCACATAGAATACAAACAGGTTCTTTTCTGTCACGTTCTAGCTTAGGCAAACTTTCTATAATCTTTAAGCTATGCTCACGTGCACAGTCTGCACTGCAGAAATCAGATTTATAAGTAGTAGTATTAGTTTTAACTTTAAACTCTTTATTACAGCTCAAACACTTCTTAACCATTTATATTACCTCTTGCATATTCAAAATCTTCCATTATTGCGTTACGTATTGTATTATTACTGCCTTCGATATAATTCTTGCTTGGTAATCTTAGCTTTGCCTCAGCGCAAGCGCCTTTAGTGTACAGGGCGATAATATTGCAATTATCGCCGTCCATATCGCCCGATATGCCGTCGCATATCATAGGGTTAACCTGCAGTACGTATCTAGCTTTAGGGTCGTCTGTAAACTGTGGTATCATTCCCATAATACTCTTTTGGCCGATAGATGGCTGTCTGTTGAATAGCACGTAATATTCATCTTTGATTAAGCGTTTGTTTAATTCTTCTATACTCTCACATTCAGCGAATAATTCTGAGTAGAGAGTGTTAATGAAATAAGAGCCGAGTAGTACTACGTCTTCATCTAAATCGAAGTTATTCGTAATTACTCCTCTTACTACTCCTGTTAACTTTTGACCTCTTAGTTCTTCTGAGACTACATTATTTCTATTCTTTGCTATGATTTTAAATATCTCATCGTAGAATGCAAAGATATATCTCATTAGATAGTTTTTTATCGCTAGCTCTTGGAATTTATTTTCTAGTTTATCGCTGTAATACATTTCTAGAGTTTTGCGTTTCTTCAGAATCTCTACTAAGCATCTGTTAATATCTCCGAGAACATACTTGCCATCAGAGTTTACAGTAATCGGTCTGATGTATGGATGCGGTATGTTTATTTCGTTATGCACATTGTTATTATACTGCTCTTCTGTATAACCTAGACTTAGTATAGCTTCTTTACCTATAAGAATATCTCCACTATACTCTGATAAATCAAAGTTTTCATCGTCAATATTAAAATCAATAATTTTACCGTTATGTATAAATGCTTGATATTTGTATAGCTTCATTGCTTCTTTAGGCAGTTTTACATCATTATATGGAATATCAAGAAAATCAAATGGTATGTAGTATGTAGGTAGTGAGTTCTTTTTAACTACTCTTGTATTACACTCTTCACATATTCCTGCGTGAGTTAGCTTACCGCATTTACACTTACCGAATCTGCCGAATATCTTTTCTGAAAATATGCCATCGTCATCAAATAACATCTTTCCATCTTTATCTCTAGGTTTTCTTTTACGTAGTACTCTATCAGATGTAACTTCATTTTTGCTATTTCTTTTTACTCTTACTCTTGTAATATCAATCTTCATCATTACACCTCTTCATCATAGAACATCTCAGATTTTTCTACTAGCTTGCCGTCAACCTTAACGTTATAACCTAGTATCTTCATTAGATTTACAAACGATAGCGATAAGCGCGTGCTCTCAGGTAGCTCTCTTGTCTCTTTCATTTCTTTAATGAGCTTATGGGAGTTTACGTGCTTTTGCTGACTGCGTATAGATAGCTCTTTTAAAATGTTATAGCTGCTATCACTGACTAAGTTTAACTTTTCCATTTCACCTAGCTTTAGTTTACGCACATCAGATACAGATAAATGAGTAGCAGCGTGATGATGTACTCTTATCATATTTATTAAACCTACTGGAATAGTATTAGTCTCGCCTTTATATTCGACTACTGAATTTTCTGAGTACTCTTTCATTTGCTCAGAGTATTTTTCTACTGCGTATGAGATAAACTCTTCTGATTCATCAAATTCAATACCACTCGCTGTAGCCCACGCTTCAAATATCTGACCTAAACTACCTCTGCGTAATACACTAAAACCTGAAATGATTACCTCTAATGGACCGGCATCCATATTACCTACTTTATTCGTCAGTCTTGGCATTTCATCATCAGGTAGTATTCTGCCAACTGTACCTTTTGCGCCGTGCAGATTAGTTATCTTATCGCCTAGCGTAAAAGGTATAGTCCATTCAAAATATACTCTTGCAATGTTATCTGAGATATATTCAATATCAGTAACTGTGTAATCTTTATAATACTCTAATATTGCATCGTGAGTTGTTGGCCAATAAAGCTTTAAATCTTTTAAAGTCCAAGTATCTTCATATAACTTTCTATAAGCTTCACTGTCAATAGGAATATGAATAACATCTGTACCTTTTGACTCTAATCTCTTTGCGAATGATTCAGAGATAATAATCGAATCTGCATAGTTGAAACCCTCTAAGTCAGCAAAACCTACTCTTGCTTTTATTCTGTTTGTAAACTCTTCTCCGTCTTTCAGAGGTACTGACTGAGCAGAGAGCTTAGCATTCATCATAAGACGCTTAGCTTTGTTATTATGCCCAAACGGTGCGCTTGATAAGCAAGAGAGTTTGTTTATATTAGGAGGATTGTACATCAAATCAAAGAAATTCTTATCATCATACCACAGCATACCGTCATTTACAGTTATTTCATCTAGCAACATTCTTTGTCTGCCAGCATTACCTGTTGTTGTTGTCTTAAATGCGTCAAACCAACCTACTGTATCAGAATATGCAAAAGGCGGTGCAAAAGAAGAGTCAGCGCTTGGCTTATATACGTTTGCTACTGTTCTAAAATTCTCTAGCGCAAATATAGGAGATGAAGATGCTACAAGGCAACCTTCAAACTTTTCTTTATTTCTTGTATATACTTGTCTCTTTGACGCAATCATTTTATTTATGCCAAATAGATTGCCTTTTGTTGGAATAGCATACTTACCACTATTGAAAATCAAATCTTCAAAATATTCCATTCTCATAAATTTGAAGTTGAATATGCTGTCTTTATCAAACTTAGGCAGTAAGCTCATAGCTTTCTTAAAGTTATCAATGCTTAACTCTTCATCTTTTAAGCTAGCTTGTAGTAAAGCTCTTGAACGTTTAGACAGATGATTATTAAAAATCTCTTCAATAGTAGCGTCAAAAGGGTGTAGTCTATTAGTACAAATAAATTCATCTTTAGTGAAATTATAATCCCAATACTCGCCTTTTATTAATTCAAAGCTATGCTTATATACTTGCGTAGTATAATCTCTTACTGCTACTACTCTTGGTACATAATAAGCACCATTTATCAGCCAAGTAAGATTTTTATCAGGAGTAGGTATAGAGCAGATTTTAAATCTCTGAATGTTGTCATTAACCTTATACTCTGCAGAAATATCAATACACATACTAATAGGGTTAAGATTTAATTCATAAGAATTCTTTACTCTCTTAGAAACGTCTCTGTCAAATACGTCAGAATCTAACGCAACTGCAAGCTTGCATTTCTTATCTGAGTTCCAGTATTTCTCTGTACACTCATTTATCTCTGCGCACATCTTTTGCCAAGAGCCTGATGTATCAAGTAGTTCTACACCAAATAGTTTTCTGTTAGCATTATTCCAATATTCTTGCTCTTTTTTAAATAATTCTATTATTTTCATACTTACTCCTTTATGCGTAAAACTTCTGCATTACTTTTGCTATGTTGTCTATAAGCTCTGAAACATAATCATCACTGATAGTTATATCTGCGAATTTAAAGTTGTCAATATAATCTTCGTTTTCGCCGTTAGTGATTAAGCTTACATCAAATCTGTCAAGCACACTGAATCTCTCACGAGCTTTGCTATCAATCACGTATTCATTTGAAAAAGCATCGCCATCAAACAGTACAATATTAAAATACTCTGTATTCTCATCTTGCATATTACTACGGAAATATTCTTTTATATCTTCATCAAAGAAACAATTACCCTTTGATGCAGAAAATACTTTGTTCTGCTTATCTTCTTCTGTCCATACAACAAATTCAGTATTTATAGTAGCTAATTGATAACTAAACGCACTGTATCTTCTCTCTAACGAATTCAATTCTGTAATTAAAGCGCGAACTTTTTTAACATTGCGACTAAATGAACCTGAGTTATCAATAATAAAGTTTATCTGCATTTTGTTACGCGATTTATATGCGCCGTCTCTGTTAGACGCTTTCCACCATCTATAATCTTTATTTACTACTGCTCTCGTGTTTAAAACACCCGAGTATGAGCTAATCGCTGAAAATCTATTTCTTTGCTTACGCAGAGCTGTTTCTATGTACTCGTCAAAAACACCGTTCAGTAAATCTTTATCATACTTCTTATTGAACGCGTCTTTATTGTCATTGATTACGGAGTGTTTATAATGTTCACCGTAAATAAAATCGTCTAATTCAGTAACTTTTTCAATATTTTGTTTATACACTAACTGAGAAATAAGATAGTCGCTATTAACTTTTTGTATATCTGCACCTCGAAGAAACTCGTCTTTAAATGTTTCATACGCTATACATGCTGACGCTTTTGAGCCATACTGGATTGCACATTTAACAGTATGAAGAACTGCTCCACTATACTTATCAATATTATGTTTTAATCTTACATACCAGAGAAAATGCTCGATGCAAGATTTACTTTTTTCATTTATCTTTATAAGCTTACGCTTTACTCTCTTAAAATCTACGTCTAAGAAATAATTTTCATAAATACTTTCAATTCTTTCATCTGCTATGATATTAAAAGCAGCGTTAATCTCTTCAGAAGTAGATTTATCTTCATCTCTATGGAATGTATCGTCAAGAATATGCGATATTTCGTGATAAAAAAGCGTGCGTACGTCAGATTCAGAAAGCTCTACATTAAGCTTTAACAACATCTTATAACCAATGTGTATTTCTATTAAACTACCATCAGTCTGTGCATATGTTTTGTCGCTCTGCCTGTCAAGAAAAGTCTTAATGTCATTATGCGTTTTAGTGTAGTATGAGATTGGCAGTGAGCTAAGAATAGCACTCGCTCTATCGTAACTTATCATTCTAAAAACTCCTTCACGTCTAATAATTACATTTTATCATAAAATGTCATAAAAGTAAACATAAAGTAGTAAATCTGAAGTCTTTTTGCAAGATGTTGGAATTTCAATACTTACAGACGTTGTATTATTTTAAGAACAATGTTGGAATTTCAATACTTACATGTCTTACTATGTCAAAAACAGCTGTTTTGAGCTGTCTGACGTATAAATATTCGCTAAAAAGTACGCCCCAGAGCAGTTAGAGCGCGCTAATTTGCAACAATGTTCAAATTCCAACACTTTTAAACGTAAAAAAAAATGCTGCTTTCGCAGCATTCAATTACTTATCAGAATATCTCATATTATCATATTCGCTAAGCATACGACTTATCTTTGTGCTTAGATAAGCTGTAATGCAGTTAGACGTGTAAATCAACATCTGTCTGAATGTAGCAACGTCTATAGGTACACTAATTCTCTTTGATATTTCTGCACCCTTTACTGGAAGAATTGCTCCAGTCTCTGTCTTTCTACCTGGTCCTTCTTGGATTGTTACAAATACTCTAGGCTCTGAATAGCTGATAGATAACTGTCTACTAATTACCTGACCTTCTCTTTCATAACCAGTAAACAACTGATACTGCTTACTAGCAAGCTTAGTAAATAATCTGCCAGATTCAGCGTCAGCGGCAAGTGTCTGGAATGCAGGGAAGTCTAGATAAAAATCAATATTTTCCTTAGATTCATAAGAAGCTGCTCTTAGCTTTACTTTGTCAATAGGAAATGAGCTACAGTGCACGTTTAGCACAACCTTATTAGTGCTTGCAGAATATAGCCTGTCGACGTTAAAAATGTTTTTCTCTTTCATATATTACTCCTTTTATTATACTGAATGTTCGTAGCACTCAGCTAGTTATTCGAATAGATTAAGCTTGTGATTAAGACTTATAAGCTTATCAAGACCTTCTTCTTGCTTATTCAGGTATTTTTTAACTTCATTAATTGTTTCAAATATTTTGTAGATGTCTACTCCATCACGACTTTCTCTAATATGTAAGTTGTATCTGCCGTCTTCTGTCAAGCTTACAGTGTAGAAGAAACAAAAATCAAGCGGAAATGTAGCTGAGCATTTGAGGTATTCTTTTTCATCAAGTTTAATAATATCAATCATAGTATGTTCCCTTTCTATAATTACATTATAACACAACCTATCATAAAAGTAAACTATACACCAAATTCTCTTTTGATTGAATTAAAGTCAATCTCTGCACTTGTTTCTTCTTTTATCTGCGCTTTCGCTATTTCAGTAAGCATATCTAAGTGTAGTGTATTATCTTTATCTTTTATCCATTCTTTTAAAACATTCTTTAATTCTGATACGTGAATTAGTTTATGCTGTGACTTTTCCCATTCATCATCTCTTATTATGAAAGTTTCTGTATTATTAACTATACATACATAACCTTCGATTGAGTCGACTTCTATACCAGCATTTTTAAATATTCTCTGCCATACATAAGTAGATGGATTGACTTCTAGCACTAGCTTATCTTTACTATCAAGTATTTCGTGCTTCTCTATACGTAAAGGGTTATTACTATTCGTTTTTATATTCTTAGCGTCAAGAATAAGAACATTTCTGCCGTACACTAATAAAACATCAGTATCAGGAATATAGTCTTTACTATCATCTGGCTCATATGCTAAACTGGCAAATGCAACAATATCATTTAAATCATAATCGTGCTTGATTAATAAAGCTAGATATTCACATAGCTTTTCTTCGCCTTCTATACCAGCTTTAGTAAGCATAATATTCTGTATAAGCTCTGCGTCATCTAATAGCCAATCTGTAACTTCAACTGTTTTATTCTGTTGCTGCTCTTCTAAATTAGCAAGAGTTTTTCTTAAACCAGCACCAGGTTGACCTATTACTCTTTGTCCTGAGATAATATGATTACGCACACTAATCGCTTGTTGTTTATCTTCATCTTTAATGTTCGTCTGAATCAGTTTCATTCTGAGCTTCCTCGTATGTTTTGTCTTGTAGTGTATGTATCATATCTTTAAATTCGTTTATATCCATATCCTCAATCCTTTATAACTTCTTTCGCTACACGTAAAATCTTACTTGTTATTTCGTCTAACTTCTCTAGCTTGCCATAATCAACTTTTAAATCAGAAATATATCTAGCGCCATATGCTAGATTATTGTAAAATCTCACGTCAGGTAGTATATCATCGCAGATTATCTTTAACTCAACTATATGAATTAAATCTAATCTGTTAGTTCTATTAATGCCAGTACGCATTGCATTTAAGATTACTGCAAGCTTATGAGTTTCAGGATGCTCTACTGCTAAAGCGCCGCATAAGTCTTTTAAAGCAAGCTCTAAGGCTTGCTCTAATACGTAACCTATACAACAAGCTAAATCATTATCCTTGTTGATTTCTTTCTTTGAATACTTACTCATCTGCTCACTACTCATCTCGTAAAAATAAATCGCTCTATTTAGTAGTGCACTCATATATCTTTAAACCTCTATTCATATTTTCTAATAGCATAGGGTTAGCTTTGCCTGATTGTTCGTGTTCGAAAAATACATCAACTTCGCCGATGCTATCATACATAAGAGAAAGAGTGATAAATACTTCATTAGCGTTTTCTTCTGTAGGTTCTTTTAGCTTAATGAATAAATCAATATCACTATCTTCTCTGCAATCTTCTCTAATTACAGAACCGAATGCTTTTATCCATTCACACTTCTCTGTGATTTTGTTGTTTGTTATTATGTTGTTTATGTGTTTTTCTTTCAATTTGTTTATCATGTAATAATTATAACACACTTAGTTATAGTTGTAAACTATTTTATACTGATAAACGTGCAATAATATCATACTCTTTGTTAGATAAAGTAACTGAGTTTTCCATTACGCTTATACTCTCAATGCTTACGTTCTCATATAGAGTATCACCGATAAACACGCATACAGTTAACTCTGCGTCCGCAACTAAAAGTATATGCGACATATCTTTATTTTCTATATCATCAAGTATAAGTATAATCTTATCGTCTTTTATCTGTACATTATTTAATACATAAATATCGCCAGTAAAATCAAACTTATAGTTAACTACAACATCTTGGAACATCAGTTTAGTCTTTATTGCATTTCTAAGCTCACCTAAATGCATCGCTTACCTCCAAGTTTAAGAATTCTTCTTTTGTCATACTGTTTATATCTTTTTTATCTGTATTATATTTTAATACTTTTATAAATTTATTCTTGATTGATTTTTCAAGTCTTTCTCTTGCTTTCTGACCGCGCTCATCGTTATCAGTCGCAATAATAACTGTACGAATAGGCAGAGACTCTAACTGCTTAATCTGTTGAACTGAACCTAGACCGTTCATAGCAACGGCGTACTTACCGTATTCCCATACTGACAAGCAGTCAAACATACCTTCAACTAAGTATATCTCATTTATCTCTTTTGTTTCTTGCTCTTTTAATAACTCATATGCGCCAAACAAAGGCTTTGCTACATCTTTTATTATGCTATATCTCTTTTTATCTATGCTTCTTGCAATGAAATATAAAACATTGCCTTGTTCATCTTTTATAGGAAACATAATAGCATTTAACTCTTCGCTGTAGCCAATATCGAATTTAAAAGCTATTCTAGGAGATATTCCTCTTTCTTTGAGATATGTGTGATACATCTTATATCTCTCAACTTCTTCTCTACTTACGTAATGTTTTGTAGAAGATTGTTTTTGTAAACCTATATTAAATTTTCTCTGTCTAAGAGCTACGCTATCCCAATGTTGCTGCATATACTCTGTAGCATCAACGCCTAGAATATCATAAATCAGATTGCTTACATTCTTTTTAGCGTCACACGCGAAACAGTAAAATGAGCCGTCATTGCGTATCATTGCTGACGGCTTTTTCTCTTGACCATTCTTATGATAAGGACAACTTACCATTAAATAATCTTCGTATTTATTTACTGTGTTAAATAACTTCTTGCCGAATGAATCGACTTTTAATTGTTTTATAACATCGCTTATGTCAATGTTATATTCCTTGTTGTTAACTATCAAAATACTATACCTGTATCTTCACTGAACATTTCTTTCTGTTCTTGTTCAATCTTTTCAGAAACTTCTGTAGGTAAACCATCTTTAGAGTTAGGTACGTACTTATAACTTCCAACGTCAATATCCCAAGCATAAAGTAGTTTATTACCTACTGAACCATTTCTATTTTTCTTGATATTCATCTCAAGCATACCGTTTTTATTTCGTATACTTAAAGCTAGAGATGCTGCTTGACCTAAACCGTCACTATCTCTGATATTCTCTAGCTCTGGCGCTTCATTATCGCCTTTATTCGACTCTCTGTTTGCCTGTATAACAGCGATTACAGGAATCTTTAGCTCTACGCTCATAGTCATTAAATCTTCTGAAATATGCTGTATAGCTGTAGTCACACTTTGATTTCTATAACCTCTTTCATCTGCAACGAATGTTATACCGTCAATTACTAGCATATCTAGACTGTTGTCTACTACCCATTTTCTTAGCTTACTTACTGTAGGTCTAGTGATAAAATCAGATACAGTTGTAACTAAGAATTTATTCTGGTGTTTCGCTAACTGCTTAGTATACTTTTCAAATTCAGGTATAATTGCTTTATCACCTGTTTTAAGACTTCTATTAGAAAAGTTATTATACAGAGTATCAAATCTATAGGCGATGTTAATATCACTCATTTCAGGTGAGAAATAACCTACATTAAAACCTTGTTCCCAAGCTGCTGTGGCTATCTTTAACGAACACCAACTCTTACCATTGTTTAGTCTAGCAAAAATTGCTATTAGCTCTTCGCCTCTCTGTATACCGCCTGTGATTATGTCCAGTTCAGGAAAACCTGAGCTCATAAACCAGTTAGCGTGATTTTCACTTTTATCTTTTAGTACCTCTAATCTTGCCTGACTCTCTTGTACAATATCAATACCTCTCGATTTAGTCTTAGGCTGTATGTCTTTCAGATTAGTGAGTATATAATCAATAGCTCCAAAAGAATCTTTGCTATACATCTCAATAGCTTTATTAAGCACAGGTACTGATTTTGTATACGCGTATTGTTCTCTTAGTTTATCTGCTAAATATTCATCTGTCTCATTTACTTCTATAATACTGAATTTAGGGAATTTATCGAGTACAGTCTCTTTGTCTGGCATTGTTTTATACTTTTTATAATGTGACATTATAAAATTATACTCTTGTTCGTAATCAGTAAAGTAAGAAGCATCAAAGTCATTAGAATCAATAAACTCAGCGTTACCTGTTTGCAATAACTTATTTAAAGCTTGTAAACTTACCATTCTTTAAATCTCCAATAATATATTCTCTACGCCATCTATCTTTAAATCAAGATTGTTTGTAGTTATAATACACGACTTACTATGTAATAATCTATGTCTTAAGATTAATTCAAATTGCTTTTTCTCAAATTCTGTCATACTTGCTGGTAGAGAATCAAATATCACTAAATCACATTCGTTTAAATCTCTTATATAGCTATCTGACAACTTGTTTTCAAAATTCTTTATTTCATTGAAAAAGTCAGGCATAAATACAAACTTGCCCTTTACTTCTGCGCCGCTTTTAAACCAGATTTTATCAAAGTAGCTAAGCATTAATTTAATACCACAATTTGTTACATTTACTACATCAGAGATTATAGCGCAACTATATCCTGCTTGCACATATTTATCAATATTAGCTTTTATAACTGATAGTCTATTTGTATTATCAAGACGCTTGTTAGGTTGAGAGTAGTAAGTCTTAGCGACAGGCAAGTCACTCTGCTCAATCAATAACTTCATTGTCTTATATCTAATACAAGTGCCAGGGCAGTCTAATGCACAAACGTCTTTATACCAACATAAATTATTTCGCATATGTATTACTCTTTACTGTGTCTAGAGGGTCTAATTCAAAAAATTTGAAATACTCTCTTTCTGTGCAAAAGTTTACTACATCTACCTTATCAGGCAGATTATCAAGAACATTAAGCATATAGTTTAATGAATATGGCTTAAATTCTGTATTATAGAATCTTGAATCTTCTTTAGGGAATAATCTCTTTCTTACATAAGCCTTTAAAGCAGATCTGAGTTCAACGTCTTTATATCGCTTATTTATAATATCTGCAAACTGCTGAATGTCTGAATCATCTTCTGTGGGCTTATCTTCTTTAATTCCGTTCTGTACTACGATAGTGTCTTCAGTTAATGAAATATAACCAGCTTGTACTAATTCATCTATAAGCTCTGGTAATACTTTTATATCGTCTTTCACAAGCAGTGCGCAGTAATAACCAATCGCAGGATAAGAAACATTGCTTTTTATCAATGACTCTGGCACAACTACACTTTTCTCTAATTGTCTAATCTTCATAATTTAAAAATCTTCCCATCTTTCTAATTCTTCAATAACTGGCTTTCTTCTTTTATCTATTTCAGGAGATATTTGTCTATTTATTAAAATCTTGGCAATTCTCTTGTTATCAGTCAGTGTAGCAGAACTACATACGTCAAACTTTGCTTGCTTTAAGCATTTCTTATAGTAAGCCATAAATGACTTATTGAGATTAGCGTCAAATTGTGAAGCAATCTTATTAAAAATAATAAAACGCTCGATAGAATCTGGCACCTCATAAGCACAAATATGTTTTACATACTGCCAAGCTTTATTATACTCTTTATTCATTACGTAGTCATTGACTACTGTGTTTAATTCTTTCTTAGTCATCAAGCTCACTCAACATATTCTGTAGTATATTATAAGGATGCAGTGTATATCTACTATTTTTTGCTGAATAAATATCTACACCTATTGACCATTCGCCTGTAGTCCATAGTTTCTTTAAATCATGTCTATTAAAAATTACTACATCATAATTATCTAATTCAGACCGTAGATAAATTATTCTTTTTATCATCGCGTCAGGTAAGTATAACTCTTCATCAGTTTCAGAATCTTCTTTTATCGCTGCGCGAATTTCAGACTTAGTGAGTAAAGTGTGCTGCGCATTAAAACCGTCAATCTTTAAAACATTATATGTACGCGCTTTATCTTTTTCACCAATGATATAGATATGTATTAACTTATCTATAATAACTAAAAAAGTAGGGAATTTGAACTTATCTAAGAAAAATAACTCTAGATGTGGTTCACTTTCCCATTTATCGAGATGACAAAGTTCTAAACATTTTCTAACATTTTCATTGTTGCCATTGACATATAGCAAACCTTCAATTACATCTCTCGTTCTCACTAATTACCCCATCTAAAAAAAAATAGGTAGACGTCAAACTAACGTCAACGTCTACCTGTATTAAGCTTTAATTACTTAACTTCTTTAGCACTCTTTCTTCTTAGTGCTGTGATGCCAAGCATTGATGCGATACCAGCTGCAACAGGCATAATCACGTTTGCGCTATCACCTGTGTTAGGTACTGCAGACTTCTGAGCATCTACCTTAGCGGCTTCACTCTTAGCAGCTTCGTTCTTAGCAATCGCCTCTTTAGCTTTCGCCTCTGCCTGCTGCTTGTCATACTCTGCCTTTACTCTGTCGTAATTCTCTGTAGCTGTAGCGAGCTTCTTGTCACTCTCTGCCTTAGCTGCCTTAGCATCTTCTAGCTTCTTACCAAGAGTCTTAATCTCTTCTTCGATTTCAGCTAGCTTTTCTGGAGCATTCTTATAAATATCAAGCTTTTTCTTAAGCTCTGCAATCTCATCTTCAAGCTGCTTTGACTTAGCTGCCTTATCAGCAACATCTTTCTGAGCAGCGATGCGCGCATCAGTTGCAGTCTGTAGCTCTGCTGCGGCGTCTGTCGCTTTCTGAGTTGCAGTATCTCTAGCTGCTTCAGCGTCTGTTAGCGCCTGAGTTGCCTGAGTAACTTTCTGCTCTGCAGCAATCTTAGCATCAGTTGCCTTAGCGTGAGCAGTAACTGCGTCATCGTACATCTGCTGAGCTTTATCAAGAGCTGCCTTTGCTTCGTCATAGCTCTTCTGTGCAAGCGCTAGTGGACTTTCACCATTCTTTAGTGAGTTTAGCTTTTCCTGCTCTGTAGCAAGAGTTGCCTTAGCAGTCTCTAGCTCAGTCTTTGCCTGTTCTACCGCTGCAGCAGTATCTGCAACCTCTGTTGTATATCTCTGTACATCAGCCTTAGCGTTCGCTAGAGCGTCAGCGTACTTATCAGCGTTATCAACGTATGAGCCAGTAGCAATAGCGCCGCTTGTGTGCTTATCGAAAGCGTAGTTGAACTGAACTACTGTAACGCCCATTTTTGTAGTTGAACCAGGAACGATAGTCCATACACCAACCTGACCTTCAATCATATCTTTGCTTGTAGTAATCTGTGCGTGTGCAAGCTCATTGCCATTTGCCATATAAGCCTTAATTGATTCGAAGATTGCTCTCTTCATATCAGCCATAGCGTACTTACCTTCGCCTAGCTGTGAGCCGTACATGTTACCACCGATGCCTGTTCTAGACGAACCAGCGCAAAGTGTTTCATAACCTAGACTGAACTTGTCGTTGTTCTTTGTGTAGTCGTCTTCAATACCGATATGATTGAATTCGTACTCTTCTGAACCAGTAACGAATCTGCGCTTGTACTCATTCTGCATCCACTTTGTAGCTTCTGCCACTGAGTCGTTTGTTTTAACTAGCTTGTAGCCAAACTGCTTATTCATACTGTTGATGATTGAGTTACCAAATAGTGTAAGCTCATTAATCTGGTCGTTTGTCATATTCCACGCATCAACTTCTGTTGTTTTATCAAGCTCTGTTGGAACGTACTTGCCATTCTTAAATGCGTTGATGATGTCCTGTCTAGCAGCCTTTGCGCTTGCGCTATCCATATAAGCTCTGTTCTCTGGTGAACCTACGTTAGAATACCAATTGAAGTTATAACCTTCAATATAACTCTTTACTGCCGCTGGGTCTGCGAACTTAATCTCTGGAGCAGTACCAATCTTTGCTTCGATTTCCTGCTGCTTCTTTTCAGCGTTTGCGAGGTTTGTCTTAGCAGTATCTGCTGCTGTAGTCTTTTCTGTAACAGTCGCTGTCTTATCTGTAACTGCCTGTTCTGCAGCGTTAATAACTGTTTCCTGATTAGAGATAGCTGTAGCGAGGTCTGTGTTAGTCTGCTTTGCAGTCTCTAGCTCTTCTGCCTTTGTTTTCTCTGTAGCTGTCGCTTCATCAAGATTTGCTTTAGCGTTGCCCTTTAGAACATCAGCCTGTGTTTCATCTTCTGTTGCTTTGTCAAGCTCTGTTCTTGCTGCATTAACCTGATTTGTCTTAGATTCAACAGCTGAATCAGCAGCAACCTTTTCTTTATTAGCTTCTTCAGCAGCTACTCTCTTCTCTGTCTCTGTGTCTGTAGCTGTCTTCTCAACGTTCTTAGCGTTTTCTACAAGAGTATCATTCTCTGTCTTTTCTGCAGTCTTATTGTTGATTGCCTTTTCTGTTTCTGCAATCTTTTCTGGAGTTGCTTCACTAGCAATCTTCTCTGTTTCTTCTTTTTCTGCAGTCTTTGCATCAAGCTCTGACTGAGCCTTATCTACTGCGTCTGTAGCTGCCGCGTTCTCTTTCTTTGCGTCATTAAGCTGTGTAGTAGCAGAATTCATCTCTGTCTCTGTAATCTCACCAGCAAATACATCGTTTGCTGTGATGTTTACTGCGCAACCTGTAACTACTGTTGCGAATGCTGCACTTGCTGCGATATTTCTTTTCTTCATTTAATATTATGTCCTTTCATTTAAAACAAGATGTTATAATATGTGTATAATTATAATACACAATGCACAGTAAGTAAACAACTTGTTGAAAAAAAAATTAAAATTTTAATACGTCTTTTCGTGTTGATTTAATATAATATCTATACCAGACGTAGTCTTTGTCTTTGAAGAATTTTCTTGTTTCTTGCAATTCCTTACTTGTTAAAGACTTACAATCAGGACAGGTAGCCATGAATACTTCTAACGCTACAGGTCCTTTTAAATCTTTAAATTTTATAGGTTTAGATGTACGCACTACTCTTAACTCTGAGTTCTGTAGTCTATTGAATTGTTCTTCTGTTAAAGCAGTAGTGTACACTGAGTTATTTTTATAAGAGCGTACTTGTACTTGTCTATCATCAAATAAGATGTAGCTTGGTACTTCTTTAACCTTTAATTCTTTTAGTAGTAAATCAAACTCAGAAAAATTCTCACCTTCCGTCGATATTAATGTTTGGCGTACTGGTGTATTAACAATAAATACAATAACTATTAATAATACAACCAACAACGCAGGAATATATTTACGTTGCATATTTTGATTAAACCTCCAGGGTAGCACATATAATATGTGATACGTCACTTTTTCCTAGTTGAATGCAGTTATCGCATCCAAAATATATTTTATTATCTACTGTTTTAGATATATACTTTTTAAATATCTTAAAATCAATAGTGTATTTAAAATCTGCAAATGTATTACTGATAACGTCTAATACTTCTGTTGCAGTGTCTTGTATTTCTAGTATGATAGAATTTTCTTTAAATTCTATTGTGATATTCTCTGGGTTGAATGCTGTTAAGCGCTTTAGCGCATTCTTCATTTCATTTATATCATACTCTGCTTCATACTCTGACGCATTAAACATTTCTTTTAGCTCATTAGCGTGAAAACTATCTATTGCGCTTGAATCGTGGATTGTGTATAGCTCATACATATCAGATTTTAGTATAGCTTGTGAATTAGACATTGAAATGCTATCAAAATTATGCAGTATACTAAAAATCTTTGACTTCAATAGCACTTCATCTTCAAATACTTGCGTATTAGCTTTACTAGCGCAGATTGAATTAGTAACAATGACACAATCACCAAAGTATACGTTTCTGTATATCTCTATTACAAAATCTTCTGCAGGCAACGACATACTCAACTGCGAATATATCTTATCGTCTATATTTAACTCTTTAAATGCTCCATTACAGAACGATGTAGGTTCAGCAATTAATGCTGGATTGCCTTGGCTGTCTAAAACAACTTTAAGACTATACTTACTCTTTCCAGATTTTATTATAACTGAATTATCTTTTATAATTAAATCTACGAATTCTGAATCAAGAGTTTTAATAAGCTTGAACGCCTGTTCTATACCTATTGATGTGTCTAGATTTTCACACTCGCCTTCAAATTCAATATTTGCTACAAGAGTGTTAGCTCTATCAGTAGAATAAAGATAAAGTGTATTATCTCTAACCCTTAGCGTCAACAGGCAAGTCATAACTAATGCGTTATACCTGCCTGCGACTGTATGTAAAAGCGTTACCGCTTGTTTTAGTTTATCAGTTTGTATTCTCATTATTCGAGTCCTGTACTTCCAAAACCACCTTCGCCTCTATCTGTTTTGATACCGTGATAAAATTCTTCATCACTTATAGCGTCTTCAACTACAATGCTTGTATCATCGATAACGATAGGCACGAACTGCACTATTTTCATTCCTTCGTGTAAGACTACGTCTTCTACATCTTGCTTAAATAGATGAGCGTGAATCTCCCCTTGATAAGAGCTGTCAATTACTCCTGCGCCTACAGTTAGCTTTACTTTAGTAGCTACACTTGATTTATTCAATGCGATTAGTGCTATTGAGTTATCAAAGTTAGCTTTAATGCCTAAAGGAATAAGTATGTCATTTGCTGTTGACATACTTACAGTGCTACCATTTATTTCGCATTTAGGGTTTAATTCTTGTAGTCTATTGATAAAATCATTATCGAACTTAGGAATGAAGCAATCTATACCTGCGTCTCCAAATCTTCTCTCAGGTGATTTTACGTTCCTTGTCTTTAAAAATTTAATCATTACTTAGAATCTTTCTGCTGCTTGAAACCAGCGTCTGTTAGTACTTTATTCAAATCTGTATATTTAACATCAGTTGACTGTGTATTAAACAGCGTCTTACCTGTTTTATTCAATTTCTTTAAATCAACTGTAACTGATGCCTCAACATATTTTCTATCATCAGTAACCTTTACTTCAGCACTCTTTACTGCGTCTGCGCCGTATGTCTGCTTACTTGTTTCAATCAACTTCTTTGTGTTGTCTTTAATAAACTTCTCTTCAGTTTTCTTACTTAGCCCATTAACTGACTTGTATGGAAGAGATGTAGAGAATGTAACTGTCTTTACTTCCTCTTTGTGCTTTCTTACATCTACGTGTACAATAGCGCCAGTGTAACTTGTCTTTGTATACGGAATAACCTCGTCTTTAGTTATCTGATATACACCAGTTGCGATAGCAGCTAGTACGAAAATGCATATCAGCACAATAGCTGTAATCTTCTTCTTACTCATTTAAACTCCTTTGTAAATTAGTATCATCATTGCAAAAACGTCTATATATGTTAAAACGACTAGCGTTTTTTCAACCGTAGAAACGTGCGCTGTATCAAATACATCGCCTAGAGTCTCTTGACAAGACCTCTGCGTAAATATGAGTGCTATTAGTAGTATACCTAGAAATATTAACATTATGCTACCTCCTTATACTTACGCAAACCTTGAATCTGATAAATCATTTCACTAACTACACCTACAATAATTAGTAGACTTACGCCTGTTAGTGAGATGTTTGCGCCTATTTTCTTATAAGCAACAATCTCAACGATGAATGATGCGATTACTATAAAGCATAGTACAACTGTACCGATTGTAGTAATGCTTAGCACAGTTTTCTTTAAGAACTTCGCAGTGTCGAGATTTGATATACCTACAAAATAAAGCTGACCATCATCGAATGACTTGCTTATTTCATCACCATCAATCTGTAGTGTATTGAAGACGTATGAGAAAATGATAAGTAGTAGAACGTATATTCCCATACCATACAAACTCATTCTATTCAATAGGTTTAAATTAACGTTTATATCAAAGATTGTTACTATCATTGAAACTAAACCGATAAGTGTAGTTGCCGCAATAACTGGCATAATAGAACTAATCAGTAGTTTTATAGGGTACTGATGCGCAGCAATTCTTGTTGCATTAGACTTAGACTGTATAGCAAACTTATATTCTTTTTTACTAGCAAGTATACAGATGATTAGTATACCTACATAAGCTGCAATAACGGCGCTTGCATAAAATGCAAAGTTATCTGCATTTTTATGTTTAAACAATTCAATAAAATTCTTTGGCAGTGACATAAATATACCTGTTGCTACAAGTACGCTACCACCCTGACCAATACCTTTTTTATTAATTCTTTCAGCAAGATATGTAGTGAATAATGCACCTACGCATAATAGGAATATTAGCTCAATCTTCTGTGACTGATTTGCTGTTACCTTTATTCCTACTGTATTCTGCATCTGAGAATTATTTAGTAGACTGACTGATGTAAATACAGCCATAATCAATGTTAGTATTCTTGTATACTGTGCTATCTTCGTTTTACCTTGTACGCCCTGTTCTTGTAGCGCGTTAAGTCTTGAAGACGCTTTAGTCATAAGCTGCATTACGATAGTTGCCATAATGAACGGCGAAATGCCTAATGCAAAAAAGCCGAATCTAGAGATAGTACCACCCGACATCAGGTTTACAACATCACTTAGAGATGTTGAAGTGTTAGTATGCTCTACGTACGGCAAAGAAATGAATGTACCTAGCATAAATATCGCTAGAATGATTAGTGTTGTAAATGCTCTTTTCTTTATCATTTATAAATCTCCTTTAGTTTATTTTATCATAATTTGTATAACTTTGTAAACTCTATTTCACGTACTGTAGAGCATTTTTTACATCGTCGTTAAAATTCTTGTAAAGCTTTAACGCTTCATTCTGATAAAATACAAACGGATTTTTTGACTGAGCACACCAACCAATTATTTCTTTCAAATCGTCTACAGCTTTTATATGCTGTTTCCAAGTTTTATCGATTACGCTTAGAATAACTAGCTTGTCATTCTCAAGATTTGTTGCTGTGTAATCATACTCTGAAATAAGCTCATTCAGCTCATCTAATGTTTCTGCACATAGAATCTTAAAACGCTTTGCGTATACCGCAGCTCTCTGTCTCTGAATTACGTTATCATACTTTAGAGATGCCTGTCTTGAAGAATAACTAATGCTTTCAAGCTCTTTCTGCAATCTTGTAGCTAACATCTTTACATCAGAGCGGAAAATCATCTTACGCATTGTTTTATTAGTTCTCTTGAATATCTCGTCTTCTTCACAGAAGAATGTGTATGTTATTCCATCAGCGCCCTGACGTGATGTTCTACCCTTAAGCTGATTATCTATTCTGCTACTCTCATTAAACTGCGTAGCGATAACTACAAGAGGTAGTTCTGCCTTGATGTCTGTACCTCTACCCGCCATATTCGTTGAAATAGTGATTGCACCCTTTTCACCAGCGTGTGAAATAATCTCTGCCTCATCAGCATCCTGCTTAGCGTTTAGTACAACGTGCTTTAGCTTATGTTCTTTTAGCATTTCTGAGATTATCTCTGATTCTCTAACAGAAATAGTACCTACTAGTATAGGATATTCTTTTTCGTGATATTCAATAATTGTATCGTATATCTTCTGCAGCTTATCTTTCATAGATGATGCAAGAACGTAGTTATCTTCACGTCTATAAGGTAGGTTTGTTTCAATAGATATAACCTCTAGATTATATACGCTTCTAAACTCTTCTTGTTCTTCGTGAGCTGTACCACTCATACCAGCTAGATGCTCATACATCTTAAAGTAATTCTGTAGAGTAATAGTAGCTGCTGTACTTGTCTCTGTCTGAATCTTTACATTATGCTTAGCTTCTAGTGCCTGATGTAAATCTTTAGCGAATCTTCTATCAGGCTGTAGTCTACCAGTAAATGTATCTATAATAGCGACTATCCACTCACCATCTTGTAGAACAAGTGTGTAATCAACGTCTTTCTTATAATAGTAGTTAGCTAGTAGTGCTTGATGCACGAAGTGTGTAACGCTTGTGTCGGTATATAGCGCTGGTAGATGTTTCTTAAGCTCTGCAAGACCACTTTCTGTAAGATTTACTGTCTTATGCTTTAAGTCTACTTCATAATCTTCAGCTTTTAGTTTCTTTACAATAGAATCTATATACTGAGCATAAGTAGGGTTGCTATCATCTGGCTGCCCGATAATCAGAGGAGTTCTTGCTTCGTCGATAAGTACCAAGTCTACTTCATCAATAAGAGCAAAAAATCTTTTCTGCTTACACTTATAATACTCATATCTGTGCGTCATATTATCTGTTAGGTAGTCAAAACCAAAGGTATTTGCTGTACCATAGACAATGTTCTGCTCATAACTCTCAAGCTTAACTGGAAGAGAGTCTGACTGAAAATTCATTGCTGATGTAACTCCGAAGAACGAGTATACAGGCTCAAGAATGTTTCTATCTCTATTAGCAAGATATTCATTAACTGTGCATATGTGCACCTGACCAAACTTACTCATATATAGTGCAGGCAAGCAGCTTGTTACTGTTTTACCTTCACCTGTCTTCATTTCAGCAATCTTATTATCTGTTAAGCAAAGAGCACCAATCAACTGTACATCGTGTAAACTTAGTCCTAGTAGTCTTTCAATAGCTACATAACCAAGCGCGTAGATAGTTAGCTTATCGTCTGTTTTAGCAAATGTAATCTTAAGCTCTTGGTCTGTATACTCAGTATACTCTTTAACAAGCTGCTTAATTTTCTTTACTTCTGCTCTTAGCTTTGCTTTATATATGTTGTTCTGTTTCTTATGTATATAGTTTTGAACTAGCATTCAACTTCCTTTCACTACTTATAAGTTATAGAATAAATATATTATAACACTTGTAACTTATAATGTAAACTATTTTCTTATTTCTTCTTTAACGATTTTTGCATATACAACGATTCTATCTCTTGAATAAGCAGTAACGCACGTACTCATTAGTACATACTTCTGATTTTCTTCCATATACTCTGTAGTGTTTAAATCATATATATCAGAATTCGTTGCGTCTACTTTTACTGCTTTCGTAATCTCTAATGTATATTTTTTATCTTTAGTGTATATTGTGCCCTTTTTGTGTTTATTAAAAAATTCATTATCATTATAATAGTTAAGTAACGACGTAAACATACCTTCGCCACCAATCATATTATGCCCGTAGATTATCGTCTTAGCTTGCTCATACGGTTTTTCTACTTTGTAGTCTATGAATAATGAACCAGTTAAAGCGTATTTGCCGTTTAAATCTTTATCTAGCAAATAAAAATTATCATTTACTTGTGCAACGGGCAAGCTTAGCACATCATCAATCTGTAACCAAGATAGATGCCTGTAATTAATACTCACTGACGACTCAAACTTATCCCAATCGAACTGCCCGTCGCCAGTGATAACTTCTTTCTCTATATGCTTTAGATTTATTAAAGGCATTTTTCTATCATAGTATGATTTAGCTAGCATAAATATACTAACTAAAAATATGCATAGCAAGATGATTGATAAAACTTTACTCATAATTTTCGAACTCATCGACTTCATCACCACCCCACTTCTCTGATACAGTAACGTCGCATTTGATTAAACCTACGCCTAGTTTATCTGCTGCAGCGTATTCCATATCGTGCTTAAATAATTCTCTTACTCTCTTAGCATTTCTAATTGGCGATTGAATAATTACTTCATCGTGTACAGGAATAAGAATTCTAGCACCTAAGTCATTTAGCTCTTTATCGTCGTGAATTGCAAGTAATGCTTTCTTTGTCATATCACTTGCTGAACCCTGTACTATGCTATTTATAACCTGTCTTTCAGCTTTTGATTTAAACATAAAATTACTTGTTGCAGTTAGATTACGTCTTTTACATTCTTCGTAACATTCATTTATCGCCGCTTTTCTCTTATAGTAATTCTCTATCTTAAGAGCTTTTGAAAACTTTGCTTCCATTTTCTCTAAATCAAAATCAGTCACAAGAGGGTCTGTTAATTCTGTTCTTTTAACTGTATAATCAGGTAAGTTAACATCAGGTAAATGTCTTCTTCTACCCCATAGAGTTTCTACATAACCATATTTTCTAGCTTTTTCTAATGAGCTTTGTGTGAACTCTTTAATCGCTGGATAAGCGTCAAATACTGATTGTAGTAGTTTTTCTGCCACTTCTACTGTATCGCCTATCTGCTCTGCTACACTCTTTGATTGTCTGCCATAGAGCAATCCAAGAAGAATAGACTTACAAGCTGTTCTACGTAATTTACCAGCGTAATTTGTATCTGTAACGCCGTTCGCTAACTTTTCGTGCTCGCCAAATTCGCATTTAACGTACTTGCCATGTTCATCTGTCTTTATAGGTGTGCCTTCAGGGAAGAATTCCTTACAGTCATCATAAGGTAGTTTATAAACAATTGACGCAATGTCTGAGTATAAATCGTGTCCCCTTTTAAATACATTAACCATTTTCTCATCATTACAAAGTGTAGCCATAAGAACTACTTCTTGCGATGAATAGTCTGCGGACATCATTACATGTCTCAATCTAGTCTCTGTAGGTTGATTTAATCTGAATACGTCTCCGTGTTTTGTGTAAGCTACTTCTGTCTGCATATCAATGAATTCCCAACCTCTTGACGTTTTTACTTCATACTCTTTTGTAACTTCTCTTTTTACATCATATAGTACATCAGCCATAAACATCGGTCTGATTTCATCATTTCTTGCAGGAATCTGCTGGAGGTTTACACCTCCACTAGATGACATTCTACCGGTTTTTGCACCCATTGAATTCATACGAGTACGCACTTTGCCATCGTCATATCTTGCTGCAGGTAGTTTTATAATAAACGCATCGAGTAGCTTTGCAGCTTTTCTATACGCTATCAATGCTTTTGTAAAGTCATTATCTAGCGATGCAAGTCTTTTTGCGTCTGTACTTCTGTCTTCTGCCTCAATCTTCATTAAATCATACAGAATCTCAGCAATCTGTTGTGTTGAATTTAAATTTATGTCACCACGCAATGCAGAATTAGGGTGCTTTAATAAATAACTCTGTAAATTATATTGATGTATAATATCAAAGCATTTTTCTTTTGCTTCTTCTAATATTTGCGTATATTTCGGTCTTAGATAGTTATTCGTATAATCTTCATCTATCATCATACCTTGCTCTTCTATGTCAACTAAAACGTCGATGATAGGCGACTCTATTGTACGAAATACATTCATTACGTTAGGTTCCGTTTTTAGTATAGCTTGTTGCGCTGCAGCGAGTTCATATGTCATTAATGCGTCTTTTGCTGCATATAGCTTTGCTACAAACGGAGGTATTAAATCGAATGATATGTCTTTAAATAATGAACTAAAAGAATCATTCTCTGCTTCACCGTTATGGCAATACTTAGAATTCAAGTATTTCAAGTTATGCTGTTCATTTTCGTCAATAAGTCTACTTGCAGCACTTGTATCAAAAGCGCATTTTAGCTTTACGCCTGTAGCGTGTAAAAGAACTCTAATATCAAAAGGAGCATTATGCATAATTACATTTGCTTTTAGCTTTTTTAAGCAATCACTTAAATCGCCGATTGGAATCTGATTAGGTAGTTCTTCACGTGTAACGTAATCTATATGAGACACAGGCACATAAGCAGGCTTTTTATCTTTTGTATATAAACATACTCCTACGAGTCTATCTCTTATAGGGTCTAGACCTGTTGTCTCTGTATCTATTGCGATTGTTTGACAGTTTAGATATTCCTGTAAATCTTTTTTATTGTCAATGATTATGAATTCATCTTGTAAATGACCGAGTCTTTCATTTACGTATTTTATAATCGCTTCAATTCTATCAATCAATAGCGCGCTTTTCTGCGGTTTTGATTGTTTCTTCTCTAACTTCTGTGTCTGTAAAATCTCATAATCTCTTAACTGTTGATTTTGCTGAGGAGTTAGTTTTAAATTCTGAAATAAGTTATTAATCATAATCTTCCCTTAATAATATTCAAATCTGACTTGTACTTTTTCGTTAATCTCAAAATCACCTACAAGTCCTGTTATATGCTCTGACTTAAACAACCAATCATATAATCTTGCTGACTGCATTGTGTAATAATTACCATAGAGCAAGTCTATTAAACTCTCGCCAAAGCTAATACGACCGTAGTATTTGTTATAACATTCAATAACATCGATTTTGCGATACGTTTCGTCTTTAGCGAAATTAAGACAACAGTTATCAACTACAGCGTATAGTTCATTGAGAGTATCATTATTAAGAATAACACAAAAGTCTTCATAATCTTGAAGACCATCATATCTCTTTGCAAATTCATGTAATTCTTGTATAAAGTCGTTATTACCAAATAGCTGTAAATAGTCTAAAGACTTACCTTGTTCGTCAATAATTTCTAGTGTGTATCTAAATGACATCTAAGTGTATACCTTTCGTAAAGCGTGTAAATATAATAAAGCATCTTCTTCTGATATATTAAAATTTCTTATCTGTAAATCTACATCGTATATGCATTTATGGAATTTGTTATTTTTATAAAGATTAGATAGTATAGTAAGAAATACGTACATACTTTCAACTTTTTCTATATTATACCCATTTTTAAATCTAATCGCAGCATCAAAATCAGAATCGTATGTAATAGGCTGTATGTTGTTATTTATATCTTTTAGTTTAAGATATTTATCTATTCTACCTAAGTCTTTGTACTGCGCTAGTTGTTTGTTACCTGCAAACTCTTCATAATCGGGCTTAGGTACTTCTATTTCATAACCTTTACACTTCTTTTTATCATACTTTTTACATATATTAATAATATCTTGCGTACTATTAAAAATACGTAAATCAGGCTCATCTGTGAGTAAAAGATATTTTAGTCTTAAGAGCTGTTGTACTTGCTCAAACTGCGTTATAACTACTCTGTCTTTAGGGAAGAAATAGCTATCTTCTGTTACTATGCATTTGTTAGCCATTGTCGTCTCACCTCTCTGTAGATAATCTTCTTATTACAGTTTATATATTCAAGTGCAGGTATATTTATCTGTAAAGCGTTTAAAAAATCTATAAGTTCTACGCCTGTGTCTGTTTTGCTAAGTTTAAGCTCTTTTTCAACATCTTCACCATTTTTAAATCTCTTTATTAAATCTTCATCAACAGTTTTCGTGTTTGGTATTATTACGCTATATGTATTATACTCCTTAAATACTATATCTCTGTCAAGCTTGAAGAATCTATCATCAGAATTTTCAACATAAAATACAGCATCAAAAGGCGTATTTGTTATATCAGTTAAATTATCCGCAACTATCAGAGGTTTGTTTAGTTTCTGCGCTAACTCTCTTGCGTAATCTAAATCCGCTACATAAAACATACTACCACCTCTTAGATATAAATGCGCCAATGATTGCATATTTTATATTCTGAGCTGTTCTTATTACTTCTGTTAGTCTTAGCATACTGCGTACGTGCTCTATATATGAAGAATCTACGATTGAACGAGCAATAGCGAAATGAAGACAGTTTGCTACAAATACTTGTAAGTTTATACCATCTTCAGTAATTTTATTCATTATCGTTATTATTTCTCTTGAATCAGTAGATTCGAATAATCTCTGTAATATTGCATCGTCTACTTTGCTCATTACTCTTTGCACAACTGGTATATCAACATTATCTTGATAAAACAGACATTTCTCAAGATTAGTGATTGCTTGTCTTAGGTTGTTGTTCGAGTTTCTTGCTATTAGGCGTAAAGCTGTATCATCAGCATTTATGCCTTCTTTTTCAGTAATAAGCTTTAATCTCTTCTCTATGTCTTCAAAAGAAATAGCGTTAAACTGAAAAGCGTAGACTCTGCTTAATATTGTGCTTGGTATTTTTCTAAGTTCAGTAGTACAGAAAATAAAATAAGTTCTTGATATATTTTCTTCTAATATGATTAGCATTGCTGCCCAAGCCGCAGCAGATAGCGTATGCGCTTCATCTATAATTAAAACTTTATTCTCACCAACCAATGGCGCCATTCTTGCTTGTGCTGCTAGTTCTTTTACTCTTTCTGCACTGTTGTTGCTTGCAGCGTCAACTTCAATTACTTCGCCTAGTTCTTGCGCTAAGATTCTCGCACAAGTAGTTTTACCACAACCAGACGGTCCAACAAATAAAAAATTATGAGCATTTAATTCTTTAAATTTGTTAGATGAGAGTATATCTACAACTGTATCTTGACTCAGTACGTCATTCAACTGCGTAGGTCTATATTTATTAGCTAAGTTCAATCTTGCACTTCCTTTCAATCATAGCTCTCAGATATACTTCAGGCGTACGAGAATCATTTCTGAGAGACTTTTATGCTCTTAATGATAGTTTATATACCTAAGCTGAAAATTACGCTTAGAAGTTAAACCAGAGACAGCGCAACGTACGCTGTCTCTTTTTATTTAGTTGTACTTCTTTACTCTATAACGTAATTATGTACTCTTTTGTATTTACGCTTTTCTTCACATCTATCGTGTTTACTACTACGGTGCGCTTCATCAAGTAGTTTCTTATACTTGCGCGTAGCTTTTTCATTTCTTTCAACACATTCTCTATCGCAAGTGTTTTCGTAGAATACTGTGCCAACTTCAGGCATATTCGCGTGTACCTTGTATAGCTGATAGTATGTAGTTAAATACTCATCTGTATTTGCGTCATAGCAATCAATGTAATATATAAACGAATCTAGTTTTCTGTCGAATTCACGTTTGCTAATAATGTATTTAAGTTTCTTTTTGTTAGCTCTATAAGTTTTCTCAAGCTTGAATTCATTTCCTACGTATGCACGTTTTAGAAAATCTTTCTGCTTGCCTTTCATTCTTTCTCTGTAGCTCTTCTTATGTTGTCTCTTGTTACTCATAACTAACAAAGCCCTTTCTTAGACGTATAAAGCTGCGTATGCGTCCATTCGCGCGATGTATATCCTATCATCACGGTCACCAATAGCATCTAGCGCTTTATTAAAGTCTTTCGTAATGTACTGTATAGTGTCAAATGATTCGTAACCATCACAATACACTACTTCAACTACTATAAAAACGTAGTTATCATTAAGTATGCTAAATAATTCATCTTTTGTAATAAGACTTAAGAGATTTTCTGCACAACCACAGTGTGCATTTAAAAATTCACATTTGTTATTATTCTCGATAAAACAAATGTTATCTCTTATTACGATAGTAGCTTCATTCAATTTGCAGCCAAGCGCTTTGAAATATCTTTCACCGTTATTCTGTAATATGCTTTCTAGTTTTTGTACATTTACTACATCTTTGTCTAAGTATATTCTCTTAGCGTCATAATCACGAATGTTGTTACTCATACTAACTCTCCTTACATCATTGTATTTCTTAAAGGTGTAATTCCATACTTAGTACATAGTTCAGAATATAACTCATATTCTCTTTTTCTGAACTGTATATACTCTTCATCTTCTCTCTTGCCTGGAGTAGAAATGAAATATGGCAGATATTTGCTTGGGTACTCAGGATATTTATCATCAATTAATGCGTCGCTGAGTACGTCAAAACCGTAGTCTTTTATTCTCTTCTCTATGTCTTCATTTGTAAAAAAGCCTTCATTAAGTAGATTATTTTCTTCAAATCTCTTTAAGAATACTTTTTCATAGAGAGTATAAAATCTATTCCAGAAAACAGCGTTTGAGACGCTGTGTACCTGACATAGTTCATCTTCAATCTCAGGATTGTGTAGTGTTTCTGCATATGTAATAAAAACTAAATCTTGGAATTCTTCGCAAGTAAATAGCTTTTCATCTACAGCGATGTCTTCTTTCACTGAATCTGTATTTACGTCATCTATAGCGTTTATATCATCTAAAAACTCACCTGCTAAACTAGCTTTTAGTCTATTATTCATCTGAATCTTTGACTTAATATTTCCTAGCGTATATACAGTAAACTTATTCGCTTTCTGTATGTAGTCTTTAAACCAAGCTTTCTGTTTCTCAGCATCAAATGAATTCATATCTAAGCCAGCATATTTATACACAAAACTCTCTGGAGCTTTCTTAAAGGCAGAAATAACGTAAGAAAAATCAGTTATATCACTGTCGTCAAAGAATTTCTCTATTACATACGCAGCAGGTAATTCTATTGTTAGTTTATTCTCTAACCCCTCATAACCATTATTTTTAACACAAGCTTGCACTATACTATTAAAAATAATCATTTCTGCAAGACTCTTATTTCCCATTTAAACTCCTATCTTAGATTTCTGTGTACTTTATTTTACATTCACTTAGTTTCTCTATATCTTCTAAGTACGCAGCTTTCTGTTTGAATACGCTTTCATCAAGTTCAGATATATCGACAGCTCTTAAATCAATAACTGTATTACCGACTAATACTACGTCGTGATAAACATAAGTCTGTATGCCGTGATATTCTCTTACTCTTATATTGTTGAACTTATCTTCTGCTTCAATATGTAATATCTTTGCAGGTATGTTACACTCTTTTAAATGTTTCTGTAAATCTTCTGCTATTTCACCACAATCGTAGTTTGTATAAAGAATTGTATTAGCATTCGCAAAAGCATAGTCGTTTACACAATCAAACATAATATCTTGCATTGTCATAATCTTACCTCTAAATCTGTTCTACTTCAACTCCACATAATTCAAAAATGTGCATAGCGGCTCTTACGCACTCTGTGTCGTGATACAGAGTTTTATAGTAAACTTTCTTTATACCTGCTTGTGAAATAACTAAAGCACAATTATAACAAGGAGATACAGTCACATAAATCTCTGCGTCTTTACATTCTTTAATATTACTATTGAGTATAGCATTTACTTCAGCGTGTACCATATACGTATTCTTATTCTTGATTAAATCTTCAGATTTTGTCATAGGCACAACAGAGTCGTCCATTACTCTTGGTGCACCATTAAAACCTACTCCAATAATCGTTCTGTCTTTTACTATGCAGGCACCAACTTTAGTAGATGGGTCTTTACTCATTGACGCTGCGTTCTCTGCAACATTCATAAAAAACTTATCCCACTTTGTCATAATCTCTCCTTTTATTTAATTATAACACGTCAAAATCAGCACGTAAATACTGAAAAATAAAAAAAAAGAGCATTACTGCTCTTTTTCACTAATCAAAGCGTTACCACAAGTTATTCTGTCACTGTCTTCTTCTTGAGATGGCACGAATACGATTACGTCCCAGCCGTCTTCTACAAGAGGTTTTTCAAACTTCTCATACACGTCAAAATCTTTTATGATTTCATAAGAGTTGTTTACTGCCTCTACTGTTTCGTGTATTGGCGTAATCTTTACTATACACTTCTCTTTATCAAAATACTTATTCATTAAGTCTACGTCAAGATTACTATCTGACGTTACAGCAAAGTTGAGAGTATATTTTCTACCAACAGGCATTGGTAACTCTGCTATAATATCACTAATCTCTTGTAGACTAAGCGACTGATTATTAAACATCTTGTTTCTATCTTCTTCATTAAGAGTATTAATAGAGAACTGCAAGCCTAAACCACCATTCCACTTAGACTTTATCATTAAATCTGTCCACTGAGCTAAGAATTCTTTTAGTCTTCTGTTACTCTTAGGGCACATAGTCGATACTACAGGGTGGTATTCTTCATAATAGTTATTTGCAAATTCACCGACGACTCTTGCTGATTCGATTACGTTAAAGTTGAACGAAGGTTCACCCATTCTTGCGTAATGTACATTCAATCTCTTACCCTTTTCTAAACCACTCATAGAAATAGCTGTTGTAATTTCAGAAAGTAGTTCTGCTAGTGTAGCATTTCCTTTAAACCCTACCTTAGGACAATCACAAAAATTACAACTCATAGGACAACCCTTTTGAGTACTTACTGTAACAACCATCTTGTCTGTAATATCAACAGGGTTATGCTCTACTTTCTCGATTCTTTTAGTAAAGCCTAAGAAATCAGCTTTGATGTTGTTTTCTTTGCCGTAGTCTCCTACAAACAAATACTCAAGTGATAAATCTGTGTCAACAACTATTCTTCCTGTGTTCGTGTCTACAATTTTTCGCATTCTTACTACCTCTCTTAAATACTCTTAGTTAAAACTTCTATATCATCGTTAGTTATATTGGCACTCCACGCGACTTTAGTCGCGAGATTCTTGTTTCGACGACCATTACATTACTGCAAGAGCTTTAGTTTTACACGGTCTCCACAAGCGTAAATTTCCGTATGCCCTACGGTACTATTTATGCTTTCTATGGATAGTCCTTTGTTTAGTATGTTTATACTCGCGTTAGTGTCTCTGTCATGTTTTGTATGACACTGAGGGCATTCCCAGCTACGTATAGCGAGATTCTTTACAAGAGAATTTTTATACCCGCAACAACTACAAGTCTGACTACTTGGATACATAGTAGGAACTTTAATTATGTTGTTACCATACCATGTAGCCTTATATTCAAGCATGGAGAAAAATTTACTCCACGATACACTCGCTATGGCTTTAGCAAGTGTATGGTTGCGTATCATCCCCTTAACGTTAAGGTCTTCTATGCAGATAGTTTGGTTTTCGCTAACAATCATAGTCGACTGTTTCTGAAGGAAATCATTACGCCGATTGGTTATCTTTTCATGGACTTTAGCCACGCGAATACGCTGTTTATTGTGGTTATTTGAGTCTTTCTGCTTACGTGACAATCTGCGTTGTTCACGAATGAGTTTATGCATAGACTTTTCAAGGTATTTAGGATTGTTTACAACATTGCCGTCGCTATCAGAGTAAAATTCTTTGATACCTACATCTATGCCTATCATACAACCATTATTATGGCGCAGTTCCGGTTCGAAATCTACATTAAGTACTACAAAATACTTACCCGTAGGAGTTCTTTCAATTGTGACATTGTTAATATGTCCTACTTCCATAGATTGCCTGATTTTTACATATCCAAGCTTAGGAAGTTTAATATATTTGCCCACAATACGGATGTTATCACCTTGATTAATAGTTCTATAAGACTGATGATTGTTATGTTTACTCTTAAACTGAGGATGTCTTGCGCGTTTCTCAAAGAAATTTTTGAATCCACGGTCTAGGTCTCTGAGAGACTGTTGCAGAGCAATAGAATCTACATCTTTAAGAAATGTAAAATCTTCCTGTTTCTTAAGTTCAGTAAGCATAGCGGAAGTCTGTAAATATCCAATCCTTTGACCATTAGCAAAAGCATCGTTACGCATAGCAAGACCTTTATTATAAATGAACCTACAACACCCGAATGTCTGATTTATTAAATTTTGTTGTGCTCTACTAGGATATGCCCTAAACTTAACACCTTTATTCATTTGAACACTTGCAGTCCCTTAAATACTCTTAGTTAAAATTTCTATATTATCGTTAGTTATAATAACAAAACTATCATCAGTCAGTAGTTCGACTCTAAGAGCATCCTTTAATAGATATTCAAGCTGTTTATCTGCTAGCTTATTATACTGTACTATCTTACCGCCTTGCTTTAAGAAAATACGTATATAGCAGTATTCATACTCTTTTACTTTGTCGAACATCTTTAACTCCTTATCTTTAATACCAGTGATTTCTATCCCAGAATGCTTTAGTCTGCCTTATTCCGCCATATCTGCTTACCATATAGTCATACATCCATCTAAGCTGTGTTTCTGGGTTTGTTCTCCAGTCTGCACCGTGAGATGCCATCTTTTCAGCTGGTAATGACTGTGGTAAGCCATATGCTCCTGAAGAGGAATTAGTAGCGTTTACCTGCCAACCACTTTCGTGTTCTATTACGAATGCCCAAAAGGTAATTTCATCTGCAGCTAGTCCTTTTTCTGCTACTAACTTATTGAATGCGTCTCTAGCATTTCCTGATGGAATACTTGCTGTTGCGTATGTTGTAGCTACTTTCTTCTGTTCTTCAGCTTTCTTTTCAGCTTCTTGTTTCTTCTGTTCTTCCTCAGCTGCTTTTAACTCTGCCTCAAAACGTGTCTTTATTGCGTTTACTAATGTGTTAACTTCAGCCGTTGTTTTAGCATTTCTAATATTATAAATGTCTGTTTCTATCGGTTTATACTGCTGCACGTTTGCGATTGCGTTATCTTTAGATTTCTTTAATTCAGTGTTATATTCCGCTTCTGCACGTGTTGCAGCGATATTAACTAGTGTACTTCTGCACGTCATACCTATTTCATCATTTTCTGCAGCATATACTGCGATTGATGTTAAACATACCATTAAAAATACTATTGCTATAACTTTCTTCAAAATATTTACTCCTATTCTGGAGTCTAAGATTTATAATAGCGTACACTGCTTCTTTGCTGACAGACTTAGACTCGCTTGGCTTTACGTTAACCGTATTGTTACGCTTGTTTCAGTCAGCTTCGCATACTCTCGTTGTACACTAAGTTTTTTTATTCTACATACATTTTATCTTCAAAATACTTAAGCTGTATCTTATCGTTTAGACTAACTTTGTTAAAGTAAGAAGATGTTACTTCAACTTTATACTCTTTATTGTTGTATTTAGCTATTATGTAATAATTAGTAATTGTTTGATATACTGGCACGTTTACACTACCAACTTTATTATAATAAGCTATGTACTGCACATCATCTGTATCTTTATTTGTAACAGTTGCTTCAACAATAGGTGCTTTATTAATTGCTTCTCTATATTCTTTTGTGAATTGTCTTGGAATTGGTAATTCGCAAGCTGCTAGTCCACATAATGAAAAGAAATGAGCATAATAGTTAAAGCACGTGTTATTCTCGATTTCATAAAATATACCTCTTTTTTTTTGAATATAGATATATTTTATCACACTGATGCTCTTATGTAAACTCTTTTATTATACTACCATCTCATATTCTCTACCGCACTCTAAGTACTCTGCTACTGTCATTAAAAACTCTCTTTCACCATCAGTTAAGAATAGTAAGTGTTCACTGTTTACTTTTTCTTTATTGCCATTAGGGAATTCTATTTCATATAAGTCGTCTACACCGTCTCTTAGTGCTTTTATTTCTCTTGGCTCATTATCAGGTCCTAGTAGTAAATCTCCTACTTGTAAATCTTCTACTTTTTTATAAGAACCATCAAACATCGGTACTTCTTCTCCTACTGCGTGACAGCCTGTACCACCTATAACCATAACTACTACAGATTCTGATGTCTGTATAAATCTGTCATTCTTTTCATCGTTAGTCACAAACCAGCCTACTGGCGCAATTGTCTGTGTAAGTTCATCTACTGCTAAACCAAAAGGTATAATGTTCCAAGTGCTCGTTTCTAACTCTGTCTTTTCACAACTCTCAGGCAACGGTTTCTTCTTTGTAATTTCAATACAAACTACGTGAGAATCAATGTATGTCTGCACAAAAAAGTAAGTATAGTACATAGATTTATCTGTACATTCACTTATTGCCTCAAGTATATCTTTATGCTTAAGCGAAATATCATAATCTACATATATACAAGAGCTTGTATAATACAACACTTGTGAACCAAGCCTTTTACTGAATATCTCAAATGCCCAATAGTCAAAATCAACTTTTCTTAAGAATATTGCTTTTACAACAAAGGATAGTAACAAGCAACCTACTGCAACCATAAGCACGAAAAGTATCAGTACGCTAAATAAATCATTCTGCGTGATGAAATCTGCCGACCTTATGAACTTAGATGCAGAGAGCAGTATACCTAGAATAAGTACACCAACTGTTAGTGCTCTTAGCTTTTTAAATAATCTATACGCAGCTTGATTCTTAGGCTGTATACCTTTTAAGACTTGCTCAGTTTCGACGTTATATTGTGTTAATTTATCATCTAACATAATTAATCTTCCTTTGCCTTGTCCAATGGGTTTGAGGATAGCAGTTTAACATCATAAATTGATTTTATCTGCACAAAACCGCAACGTAGTTTAGAGTCAATCATAAAGCACTGCCCTAAACCTAAAGTAGGAATAGAGCTTAAAACAGAGTTCGTATTCATCTGCGCTTGAGAGTTTAATTTTGATGTATCAAAGTTTTCTAAAAACAACTCTGCTTCTTTTAAACCACTTTTAAATATAAACTTAGTTGCATAGTTATTATATGAACCCTCTGGGAAATGACTAATACCCTGGCTTAAACTAACAATTGACCAGTTTAAACTTCTTCCGATTACCTGGAATTTATCCATAATCATAGCCATTTCTTTGTTGCAGTACATTAGATGCGCTTCATCACAGAATAATATTGATGGCACTCTATTCTTAAACTTCAGCATTTCATTTAATTTCATTGTGATTAAATAAAGTATTGTTGCTGTAAGTCTTTCTTGTGCATTATAATCTTCAACCTTAACTGATTCATCTGGTAATGCCATACCGTGTAATGAAATAACCATAGAGTCAGTCATTGAGATTCTCAATGGCTTTACATCTACTTTTCTTGTAAAGAGTAGTTTACCATACTGATTATCTTCATACATCTTTAATTGAGAACCTATTGCTTGTGCATATTTATTATCTCTACTGTATAAATAATCTGCAATTTCTTGCATATCTGCGTATGTACCATCTCTTTTAGTTTTTATGATAAAATCTTGCACAATAGGCGTAACTGCAATCTTTGTCTCTTCTTTCTCAAACTTACCGCATAGTGTTTCTATAATAGATAACATCTTTGCAGTATCTACATCGCTTAAGAATGTAAAAGGGTTTAATGCGCCTTCGTGTACATTATTTATATCTATTACTTTAATATCTTCACAGATATTCTTTATCTTAACAAAGTCATTCTTAGGGTCTAGTATAACTACACGCTGTCCCATTAGATAAGCTGTAATTGCAGTGTTCAGTGCGAAAAATGTCTTACCGCTACCTGATTGTCCGCATATTACTGTACCATTAGCACCATTCTCTAGTATCGACGTGCTTGGCGACCATCTAATTGTACTCATCTATATTACCCCTTACAAATTTAATTTTAATGTTGTCTTAGGTTTTTCACCTTGTCTATATTGCTTTACAAAACCACTATCGTCTATTTCTATGCCTTTTTCAGCCATATTCTTTATATACTGAGGGTTTATGTGAGTATCTTTCATACTCTCGTCAAATTCCCACTCTGACTGCTTGTTGTAGTACGTCTGTAATCTGTATAATGTGTTAAAATTCATCATTAGCGCTCTTCCCTTTATCTCAGGCTGCGCCAAGTGCGACAAATCTTTGTCAAATATCAGATTAGAAGTAGTATCACTAAAATTACCTAAAGCAACCTTCAGATAAATATTATTCTTTAATTCAGTATTTATAGCAGCTGGACTTGCGTACTGTCCTGCTATGAGTAGTCTTACATCAGCAGCTCTAGCGAGTCTTGCAATCGCCGACATACAAGACCTAACTGAGTCTGTAACTTTATAGTCATCACTACTCATTAACTCATTTAATTCGTCTATTAATACTAATACTACTTTTCTTACAAATGTACCTCTTGTTTTTCTTATGCTGTTTTCGTCTACATAAGAATTATAACCTTTTACCTCAGGTAGTTGCGGGTGTCTTGCAATGAATTCTGGGTCTTTTAGTTTTTCATATAACATCTCATACGTCATAATTTCGTCATATCTGCCGTCTTCGTAGATTTTTAGTAGCTTGTTATATTCACGAGATGTTTTATCTAAATCTAGCTTTACTGAGCAGATAGAGTCAAACTGATAAGAACGACCCATGCAATCATAATAATCTACTTCTAAGTCTTTAGGTAAGTCTTTTATATGCTCTACGAAATTCTCTTTTAAAAAGCTATAACGTTTATTCATTATACTTCTTGCTGCTTCCATAGCATTAGCGCAAGACTGTAAATCAAGAGCTATACCTTTAACACAAGTAACTCCTCTTGCTAAGTTGAATGTTACTTGCTTAGGGTCAAGTATAATAAGCTCATATTTATCTGGGAATTTACTGCAGTGTCCTATGATTCCATTCTCTACAACAGATTTACCACTGTTATGGAATATAGCGCCGCTTTTAGAGCGATAAAGACTATCCTTATCTAATATAAAACCTTTATACTCACCTTTGCCTATAGGTTTTATTTTAAATGATGTTGTCTTCTTCATATCTTTCTAATCGCTCCACTATTACATTTGCGATCTGATATGGAGTCATAAAAGATGTATTGAATACTACGTAATCGTTTAGTTCTTCTAGTCTTTTATAAAAAGCATTTCTATTTGCTTCGTAGTCCATATCTTGCTCATTTGTTAGAGCACATCTAATTTCCCAATCTTCTTCTTCAACATCTAAGAAAAATACAATCGGTTGATAGTTAATGTACTCGTAATCTCTGTTATATAAATCGGAGTATGTTTGCTGAGATAGCCAACCTCTAACTCTTATTAAATATTTATAGTTTGTTAGTTTGTTAATATAAGCTAGAATTGTATCTTTACCAGTTCTATCTATACCCTCAATTTCAATAAATCTTTTCACTTTTATACGTCCTTTCTTAGAATGTATTCAGAGAATGGAATACCGTCTAACCAATATACTCCATTCTCTTCATCATATATGTATATTCTACCGTCTTGTTCTATTGTATCACTGTTTGTCATGCGTACTTGCGTTCTATTTTTTGAATTATCGTAGTATACGCTGTTATACATTTTGAATATAACTTCTTCTCTGCTTAATAATTCATTTTCGTACACGTACTTATTTTTCTTTTTCTGTAGATTATCTAGCTCTAGTTCATAGTCAAATTTTCTATCATTAATATAAACAAGCTCTTGTATGACTTTGTAATCTACTATCATTTTGCCGTAGAGTCTTACTACAGCTGTGTCAGATAGATTCATCTTCTTCTTTGCTTGATAAGAGATATTCCTAACTGCTGCTTCAAGACTTGTAGCTTGTGTATTGAATTTACAATCTATCTCTAAGTTGTATGCTTGCGCTATACCATCAAATTTAAACAAAATCATACATAGCCCTCACTTCTTATATTTGTATGATGTACGCGTTTTCGTTTCTTTTTATGATTTCGAGAATTTCTCTAACTACATCTGGCTCGCGCAGCATCTCTTGCTCTGTGTATTTATCACTAAAAGTCATAATTCTCAAAGGGTCATTTAAGTAGTAATCAGGGTATATTAAAAATAAGTCGTAATTATTATCTCTCTTCTCGATTTTTATATCATACCCGTACTTGTTTACTACATCTTCAATGCTTTCTGATATAAGTTCTGCAAACATACACATACCTCTCTTTTTATTTAGTTGTACTTCTTTTGATTGATATTTGAATATTTAAAGCGTATACTCTTTTTCAAATTTTCTGCCCGTATCATCATATACTGTAGCAGTTATTAGAATATCATCTAATGAATTTTCATATCTTTTGAATATTCTTGGAATAAATTCTTTTTCAAATTGCTCAATCGTCTGTTTTGTTAATTTTCTCTTTTCTACATTGATTGTCGTATCAATTGAGACTGCGCCTGAAACACCGAAAATATTCATATATTCAGTCGTTGCCCAATAACCAAACACAGAATGCGCTTCTCCTCTTGTGCCTATACTATTCATTTGTCTATCAAACGCAATATGTTTTCTTTCTTGCGGCAACGTATCTTTTTCTTTACCGTGAATAGCTAAGTCAATTGTTAGCATATCTATCTCTCCTCGCTTTCTAATTCAACTTCTGAGACAATGTTTCAGCTTAGGTATATAAACTATCATTAAGAGCATAAAAGTCTCTCAGAAATGATTCTCGTACGTCTGAAGCATATCTCAGACCTCAGTCCACTTCTGTTCGTCTCTATGGTCTAATTGTTCGTGCTCATCGTCTACACGTACGTCTTCTATTTCAATAGTTTTGTTGATGTCTATGCTATCTTCTAAAACAATCTCTGCAGCTTTAGTTTCTATATCTGTAGTATTACCTAGTTCATCTAAGCCTCTATCTTTAAAATAACCTTGTAGCCAATCGTCTGGCGCAAAATAAAACTGTACAAAAGTAGGCACACCAGACGACTGCGCTATTCCTCTACCTTTTATTGAACCATCTATGGTAGTACCTAACGCACTATCTAATGATACAACACTTGCACCTGAGTCTAGATTACCTAAGGCAATCCTATATCCACAGTTATGTGTAAATACTGTATTTTTCAATGTACTCTTCTCCTTTGTCACAGTATTGAATATTCCTTTTCAATTTTATTACCTAATTCATCTTTAGCTCTAATAATGATTGTCATATAATCAAATGTTTCGTCGTATGTGCCATCAATCATAGGTATGAATTGATTATAAATTGCATCGATTGTCTGCTCTGTTAGTGTAAGTTTCTCTATACTTAAGCTTACAGTTATTGACGCGTTATACTCTCCATTAAAAGTACTTACGTTTACGACTGACTGAGAGTCAAATGTATTATACACTAATCTCTGCATACCTATTTCGATTAGTTTCTTATCAAATCTAATCTTTCTAGTACTTTGTTTTAAGTACTCATTTACTTTGCCGCGAATGCTTAATTCTATATTTAACATCTCTTCACGCCCTTACGCGTATGCGTAACCGCAGCAAAATTCAACCATAAAAATTAAAGAACCACCTAACCGTAAGTTTAGCTTGTCCATCTCTTCATGCATGATGTTCTCTAAAGCTGCAGACACGCCACACTTCTCTTGCATGTAGGTTAAAAAGGCTGATTCGCATAAAATTTGTTCGTCATCAATCAAATCTTCTAGACTACGCTTCACATAAATTAATTCTTCATTTGTAAAATCAACATCGAGAGTATGTCTGTATGCAGCAAAGCCATCTTCAAATATATCATCTATGTTTGATACATCTTCTACTACATCAAAAGGTTTAATTGAATTAGCATATTTCTCTAAACGAGAATTTAGATTTTTACGTAAAGTCTCTAGTACTTCTTCACTTACGTCTCTAGGTATTATGCTTATAACATATTGTGTATATATATATTTTCATTTTCTACCTCTAAAATATATCGTCTAATTCTTCTGTATGCATTTCTACGTCAAACAGAGTAACTGACTCTACGATTGTATTATATTTTTCTTCTACACTGATAAGTAAACCAAAAAATGCTTCTGAAAAATCTTTGTATGCTATTTCATACTCATCAGTCTCAAAATTATCTATAGTATCAGGCTCGCATTCTGACATTGGTCCATAAGAACTACCCTTATAAAAATCATAACTGCAGTTTACTTCATATACTCTAGTTAAATGTATCTCTGATAAGAATTTGTTATCAAACTCTTCTTCTATTAATATAATTTCATCACTTAGTAAATCGTCTATCATATCTGGTAAACCGTCTACTAAATCGCAGAATACTTTTGCAGATACAATATCTTGTAAATATATGTTATACTCTGCTTTTACTCTAATCTTTCCTCTTCGCTTTTCCATAAATCTCTCCGATTATTTTAATACTATCTCAAATAAATTATCTTTTGCTTTAGTAGTTATACATTTTACTGCTTTAGGTTCTATTTCTTCTATATCACATAAAGTAACATTATCTTCTACTCTACCAAATTTCACATTGTTGTCTATATACCAAGATTTATTCTCAAATAAATCAAGAGTATCTGTCATAAAAGTACTATTAAGAGTATAACTCCACTGATGAGTATCACTGCATTCAACATAACCATTAGAAAAAGTTATCTTAAACATACGATTAGGAATATGCTCTTCTGTTACACCTTGTACTCTACTCCATTTATTGTCAATCGTACGAATCTTATCACGCTTAGTTAATTCACCGATAGGCTTAATTCCTTTTTTAGTAGTAACAAGAGTATCGAGCGCCAAAGGGTTAGAACGAATAGTAGTAGGAATAATATCAGCTTTAGGTTTCTGTGTAGCTAGCATCATTAATACGCCAGCACTTCTGCCTAACTGAGTAATTGACATAATAAGTGACATTATCTCATCTTTTGCATTATCTTTTTCTTTAGAGACTTTATCTTTCATTGTTAACTCTGCTATTTCATCTACTACGCTTATCAGATAATACAATTCATCAGCATAAATATAATCTACACAATGTTGATTTACTGGCAACCAAGTTTCACCATTCAAACAAACTTCTACTTCAGTATTTCTTGTTAACTCTACTAACTCTGCAGCAGTTATTTCTCTATCGCGTAATTTTATCTTATCTTGCTCATAGTACTCTCTGCCAGTTATCCAGACTTTACCTGTTTTCTGTTTAGGCTTATAATCAGCAACTTTCTTTATGCCTAACTCTGACATCTTTTTATTGCGCTTATGCATAACTACTCTTGCTATTCTGAGTACTTCTCTAGAATCAAATACGTCAGTCGCTACAGCTACTATACCTTTCATTCCTTTGTACATCATAAACTCAGTCTGCTTAGGGTCTATCAGCGCACAACGTACTTTGTTGTTATGCTGTATACATGCGGCTATCAAATTATTTATAGTGACACTGTTATGATTTGTTAAATCATTAACACAGTATCTACCAGTATCTGTACTTACACAAAAACAAGGCAAGCTACCTACATACACAGATTTCTCTAATTGTATATCGTTACAATAAATTATCTGCCCATTCTGTAAAAGATAATGTATACCCTCTACAGGCAACCAATAGTGATTATCATCTACTTTCTGCGGCTCTGTTTCTGTTACTTTTCTTTCTATGCGTAGTATAGTTGTGCCGTATACGTAATAATCATCACATAGATTTCTTAGAAAACCACCGTTACGTAAAATACTCTTTACTTCTTCTACTTCTGTAAAACTTTCAGGATATTCAATCAGTATATCTTCTTTAAGAGGAATATTACCTACGCAATACTCTTCTATATCTTTCTTATACTCTTCTTCTAACTCAGAAATGTCAATGAGTAGTAGATGGTCTTTTGAGAAAACTGTTTCTTTATCGTTGTAGTATAGCTTATAGCAATCATACATCTCTGTTTGATGTCTTTGTATTACTACTGAGCCATCAGAAAACTTGTGTCCAGTATGTATCTCATTCCATTTCATGTTTTAATCTCTTTGCTTTTCAATGTTTTCTTTCAATTTTCTATATAGCATAGTATGTGTCATCTGCAATTCTTCAAGACCTTCAGCAAATTTCTTAGAAAGTGCTTCATTATAAAACGCTGTAAACTCAACAGCGCCACTAAGAATATTAGTCAACAGTGAATATAAACTCCAGTCGTCGTCAGTTAGTTTACCGTGATAAAACTTACCAGGATAATATGCGTGTAAGAAATAAACAATTTCTCTGTTTAACTGATTTTCATACAACTGATTTTCTTTATGTTTATGCTCAGTGTCATTCTCTTTAAATTCACGAATAATAGCTAGAATAACAGCCAATATTGTGACTATAATAACCATAAAGTGAATTTCGTTTATGTGTAAAAATGTTACAACAACAGCGAATGTTATAGAAAGAATAAGCACTATAATAACAGTAAATAGAATAATCTCTAAAATTTCTTTAGTCTTTCTCACTTAAAGCTCCTTGCTTACAAATCTCTGCATTCATCTAATAAGTATTGAGCAAATTCTACAAAATACTCATCTAGTAGTGTGTTGCATTCATCGTATGGTCTTGCTTTACTTACTCTTGCAATGTTATAAGAACCAACTTCTACCTTAGGGAGAGTATTATAAACTAACTCTTCAGGAAAACCTAACTCTAGTTTCTTTTCAGTCTGAAGTCTCTTATGCTCTTCTTTAAACTCTTGCTTTGATACGATTTTAACTGTTGTTTTAATATCTTCTGTATCAAAATCTTTTAGAGCTTTATTGCAGATCTGATAACAGTCCCAGTAGTCTTTTGCTGAGCCAGTAATATCTGTACGAAAATCAAACTTACTATGCCAGTTTCCTTCATCATCTTGTTCTGTAAAGTTAGGTATAGCGTATGATTCTTCAAATTCATTAGGGTTGTTTGCTCTGTATTCATACCACCAAGCATTAAACTTTTCAGCATTCTCTGCATTCTCAGCATTCAATGCAGCCTCTACTTCAGCATCGTTTACCTGTTTTACTCTGTATGATAAATAATTTTCATCTTCTGTTTCTTTTAGCTTTCTTGCGAAATATTTCTTAGCATAAGACAATAACTCATACTTACCTAGAGATGTTAGTCTTGCCTCTTCATTAATTTCAAGGAATTTACTAAAGTACTCCACAGACTTATCTACTACGAGTCTGTTATTTTCTATATTTACGTTTTTAACTCTCAATTTAAACTCCTTATTGTAAATCTTTTGTGTCTAGCTCGTTTTTGTTCAACTCTTCATACGTGTCTATGTATCTCTGTATTTCTGCTTTTGTTGCATATCTCCAGTGTCTACCATAGTAGCTTTTTGCTTTATTATCGCATACTCTGTAGATTTTGTTGCAGTCTTTAACTCTGATTTCATTTGCTCTACAAGCTGCTGACGCTGTAACGTACAAGTCTGTTTCATCTGCTACGACTGCTCTTGACTCATACTCTTCTCTTTCTACTCCAGCTAAGCTATACATTTTCTGTAATGTTTCAAGTGTGATTATCTCATCATACTCATCTTTTAAGTATAATCTCTTTGCGCCACGCGCACGTGCTACTTTAGCAGCTAGTTCTGCTGTATTATCTGTTTTCTTGTAATTCTCTTCATACTCTTCAACAAACTGTAGCATTTCTTTGCTTAGAGCATCTTTATCGAAAAATTTCTCATTACACAGTGCAACAAGTAAAAATTCTTTTGAGATTTCAACGCCGTTATCATCAAAAACTACAACTATCTTACCACTGTAGTTCTCTCTTTCTTCGAAGTTGATGATTGTTCCTTCACCATAAATATTATGTTTTACTACCTGCCCTATAATATTCATATTTTACCTACTCTATTTCTTGATTTATATAAATAGCTTTACCTGCACCTGTATTTCTTGTTAGTACAGAACCTTCTTCTTTCGTTTTGTATATCTGAAATAGATGGTCCTCTGCAGATGTCATTATACACATTACTTCAGATGGCTCTATTTCTTCTTTTGATACAACTGTCCAGTTTTGTTTGTTACCTTCAATTATATCATCTTTTTCTATTGACTGTAATTCTACTAAGCCCTTACCGACTATAGGGAATCTGTGCTGATAATCTCCTCTAATGCGTAACTTGCCTAAGTTAAGCTCATACATTTTATCAGGTATCGTAATTTCAGATTTTGCTAATACGTCAACAAAATTATTATTTCTGTCATAGACTTTGTCACCTACTTCAATATCAACTAATCTCTTTATGCCTTTGTCAGTATTAACTGGAGTAAAAATGCATAAAGGCGCGCCCGCAGTTAGTCCTTGAGGGTTAGGAGGTAATGTCTTATCAGTCTTTATAGGGTTGCCGTGGTCGTCTAAGAATAAACTTCTACCATAGTCTTTTACTGAGTCTACTTGCCAAGCTACTTCACCTTTACCCGATACACCTACTGGCATATACTTAAAATTACGTAACCAAGCGCCAGGGTACATTGCCTTTTCAGGCGGTTTATCATCACCTAGAAATAGAATATATCTACTGTCTAAGTATAACTCATAGTACCAAGAGAATGTATTTAAAAAGTTATTTAACTGACCTAGTACACTATCGCAAGCTTTACTATTAAACTTTGATGGCTCAACGTCTACTTTTATTTCGTTTACTTTGCCATATTTATATTTTAATGTCATTAATAGATTGTTAAAATCAATATCATCTTTTGATTTACCTAGTATTGTTGGTCCAAGTATTTCATATAATAATATAATATCTTCTCTTTGCTTTTTAATTCTCTTGATATTCAGCGCGCTAATCATCTGTATTATTACGCCTAGAATTACTGTGTATATGAGTATAAATATCAGATATGATGAAAGCACTATCTGTAGTACGCAACCTACAGCAAACATTACTGCTATGATTACACTGTCTTTTTTAGTAAAATCATATAACTCACTAGTCGCATCAGTTAAATCTAGCATTTTCATATTTATTAACTGAGAAATAGAAAGCACTAAGAAAAATACTACTATATACATCTTACAACACCTTTACTACATATTTCAATCTATTAAAATATTTTGATACTAATTCTTTTATTGTATCATCAAACACGTTACCTGCGTGTTCTATTATATCTAAGTCGTCACATACTCTGTCGTATGTTTCTACATTTTTAAAATCATACTCTTCGGGATAATCAATCTCATATATCGAGCCTACTTTAGCGTCAAGCTTGAGTATTGTCCCATCGTTTAACATAATCATACACGTACCTCAAATAGCAATTCAAAATCTAGTCCATCGTATTTAATTACATCGTTTGTTTCTTCTAAAACAATCTTCTCTGCTTCAGTTTGTGAAATATCAGAGTCATTTGCTAAAATCTGTGTAGTTATGCTAGTGATGTCTTTTTCAGTAACATTCACGTCAACACCATACTCTTCTAATAAATTTACATAATCGATGTTTATTGTCTTATTAATCTCTAGAGTTTGATTAAACTTTATATTATTACTATCAAAAAACATATTGAAAAGTCTAACCTTAGCTTTTAAGTTTAGTTTAAAACTTTCACTGTTGTACTCCAATATCTCTGTATCTAAATCACATAACTGATGCTCTATATCAACATCATCCATGAGAAAATCTGTAAATACAACTTCATATGATATTTTAATTTCGTGCTTATTATTCATTACATTGTATCGTAGAACTCTCTTGTTGCTACGTTATTTTCCTTTCTTGAGATTTCTATTCTTTCTTCAAGTAACTCTCTTAATTCTTGCCCTTGTAGTATGTTTTTAATTTTAAACATACCTGCGGTTGCGTCTAAACTATTACACTCTACAGTCCATAAACCAAATAATCTTTGTAATATATTCTGACGCAGAGTCACGTCAATGATTCTGTATAATCTTACGTCATCAAATTCTCTTCTTAACAAACCAGATTGTATGCAGAACTTGTCTTCGTAGAGAGTGTAGACTGTAAAAGATAAAGGCAATCTGCACCACATTCTTTTTCGTTCTTGCCAAATATTTCGCATAAGCCTACTCGCTATCTCTCAAATATAAATCTTACAATCTGTTTTTCAAACTGCTTTGTGTTTACATTAAAATATGTATTCATTACAACTACATCTTCTTCAGATATATAGTCATACATTCTTTCAAAATCGTCTCGTACGTCGCCTGTATCTGAAGTGTAGCGAGATTCATACATTTCAAAAAATCTATCTTTATCGACTATGCAATCGACGCCATCATTCTTTTCGACTACTTTACTTACATCTATTAAATTTTCTAATGTGATTCTTGAGACATACGTGCCCATTACAACAGTATCATTAAAATTTGCAAACATACTCTACCTCTTTTTGTAAATTACTCTTTGATTACTAGAGCCTCTATATTGTAAATCTAAATCTTTTTTACTATCAATAAATTGCCCATCAACTATGACATCACAGAGATTCGCTACCTCTAGTTGCTCTTTTGACAGATTTTCATATTTATAACCCGTCCATAGCCAAACATCTTTTTCAGATGTTTCTTTTCTAAATCTCTGTAATAGCTTTTTTAACTCTTTTAGATTACATTCGCTTAGAGGCTCACCACCTAATATGCTAAGTCCTACGATATGCTTCTTTTTGCACGTATCAATAATTTTATCTTCTGTTTCTTGTGTATATTCTCTACCTGCGTTATAGTCCCAAGTTTCTTTATTAAAACAACCATCACAGTGAAAATGACAACCTTGCGTCCATAGTGACGCTCTGACTCCTGGACCGTTTGAAACGTCCATTTTTCTTATACGTGCATATCGCATTCTTTCTTACTCCTTACTCACTCCAGTTAAACTCCCAACCTTTATCTTCTGAGTAGACTGCGTAACCAAAACCTACACCGTTTCGACCGCCGCCTCTATGTTGATAAAACATGTTCATTCCCATACATAATTCAAATTTTAAAGGTTGCTTTATGTCAAATGTACCAATCTCTTCAGTAAATATATCGTCAGTATATCTTCTGCCGTCTTGTAAATAAGCACTTACTCTCTCAAAACCAAAAGTCTGTAATATATACTCACGGTAGATTGTGTTTAGCATTTTTGACTCTTCTGCTAGATTGTTTGATGTATAATACACATAATAATCAAATAGATTATTAGTGCTATCTTCTTTTATCTCATATTTAATTTCAAGATTTTCAACACCAAGCTTATTCTTCATAGCTAATGTAAACTCTTCAAAAGGTACGTTCTGCAAGAATTCAAGTACCTTAGGTTTGTTGTACTCTATGAATTCTGAATGTTTTTTACGCCAGTTTTCATAATCTTCGAATGTATGCATACTTAATTTTCTTCCTCTCTCATCTGAAAAGCTATCATTTCATCATACGTAATTCTACTTCTGTCTCTTACAACGCTTTGAACAGTTTCCCTTACTGTTTCTTTAAACCGCTTTGTCTCGTATCTATCATAATGACCGTAAATAGGCAACGCTTCCATCGTCAGAGTATCTCCTACTGAACTAACTAAGCCCTCACAGTAATAATGCATCTTACCTTCATTCTCAAGCTGCTCTCTAAATTTCTCAGTCATATCATAGATGTCTTTTACTTGATGAACTGTGAAATAGAATAATCTACCGTTTAATTCAAGAGGTACATAGTTGTCGTATTTCTCTAGTAAATACAAGACTTGGTCACGTTTATTCATCTTTATAAGCTCAGCAAGCTCTTCTCTATTTAATTTTTTCATTTTTACCTCACATTTAACTTCTGGCTGTAACTTTATTACTTAATGATAATTTACATTACATTAACATAAAAATGTCTCAGAAATGATTCTCGTAACTCTGAGATATATCTGAGAGCTAAATCTGCACTAGCTTAACGTTCTTACGTCTTTCTATTACTTTCATAATGTCATACGCAAGTTTCGAATCTCTCATAATACTGTCAAGCTCACCGTACACTGTCGCAACGTATACAACATCATTACCAAAGTTTAGATATACATCATGAATTTCTTCTGTTACTAGCGTATTTTTATTAATGCTTAACTCACAGTCAAAATACTGCATTAATTCTTCAACACAATACGCAATGATTTCAACAAACATTATATCAGATGATTTATCTTGATAAAGACGTACTTGTTTACTACTATCCTTTGAACGCAAAAATTGCATTAAGTCGTGTCTAACTAGCGGCATATCAAGAAACTGCATACTAGTGTCTTCAAAAGTATATTTATCTACTAGCTCTATTTCATCACCGTCTTTTACAAAAATGCTATACTCAGTATCTTCTGATTCGACGAATATTAAACTATATCCATAGTATTCAACTAATTCGCCTATACTATTTCCTATAACTCTTGCAAATGCAATCATAGCACTTATACTCCTTTCTTAGTTAGATTTAACGCTTTTGCGTGCATTCTTCTCTTTTTATTTAGTTGTACTTCTTTTAGTAGTAGTCGTCGTCTTCTTCATCTTCTTCGTCGCAGTAGAAGTACCCTTGGTCTGGGCAACTCACAGACGGTTCAGCTTCTTCATAAGCCATTGGCTCTTCTGTCAGTTTAATAGGATATTTAAGCGCAGCGTTGTCATCGTCATAACAAGCTAACTCAATGCCTATGTCTCTACAATCATCATCTGATAGCCAATCACCGTTTTTATCTTTACATCTCTCAGGTGCATTCCACTGAGCTACTAGAGCGTATACGTCTCTACCGCCAAACACACCGTAGCCCTCATATTTATCTTCATAAATGCTTCCACCACCAAATTCCTTTGGTATCAATAGATAACAAGGAAGTGCGCCACGTTCTGATGATGCGTTTGATATTGACTCGTCTGTGTCACTTGTTTTCCAGCTAAAGAATCCCATTTACAATCTCTCTTTCTACTCAGCAAGCCTCAAACTCAAAACTAATTATCTTATCATCTTCACAGTTAACTACGATGTAATCAAATAAAGGTTCACCTTCAGGTATAAAATGAACTATAGGTAGTTCGTATGTATTATCATCACGCTGTTTAAAACATTTCTTTACGCTATCTATATTATTCCCTCTTTTTAGATTTTGCATACCTGCTTCTACCATAGGTCTTAGTTCTATAACTCTACATTCAGGATAGTCAGTATCTCGTTTTGCTACCTTGCGTAATACATCTCTTAGTTCACTGTCTTCTGCTGATACAATCAGTTTATGCATAAGTTTGTGCATTAAAGCGAGTGCTTTTTCATATGAGCACGCGCTTTCAATTTCATTCAATATATCTATCACGATAATTTCCTTTCAAAAATGCAAAATTTTAATCTCATTTGTAAGATGTTGGAATTTCAATACTTACAGACGTTGTATTAATTCAAGAACGATGTTGGAATTTCAATACTTACGTGTCTTGGTGCATGAAAAACAGCTGTTTTGAGCTGTCTGGCGTATAAATATTCGCTAAAAAGTATGCTCCAGATAAATCTAGAGCGTTAAAATGCAACAATGTTCAAATTCCAACATTTATATAATTTTCTCTAATATACCAGAAACTGCAAGCGCTTTAAGAATATTTCTTGCGTAAATATTACAATTGCCGTATGTTATATTGTCAATAATATGTTTTGCCGTCTCGTCTAATCGCTCTTTTATTAATATAACTATGTAACTATCGTAATACATAGATCTGAGTATCTCGTCTTTTTCTTCTTGAGAAAATGATTTGCTTTTGAAATGTTGTATAAAAGTTTTTAATCTATTTATATTCTCTTCTAGCTGTGGTACAGCGCGCTTGTATGCTTCGCAGTAATATGAATCTATTTTATCTAGCTCTGATGCTGGCATTTTATGCGCAAGTTCAAGTAACTCTTCACAGTAACTTAATTCTTTATGTAATTGCTCATAACATTTCTCTGTATACACTTCTTTACTGTCAACTTCATCTAAAGCTTTTAAAAATAATTCAGCGTATCTTTCACAATTAGATTTTAACTTTGAGATATTATTTCTTAATTTTGCTTCTGTACAAGAATTAAATTCATTTGCTAAATGCATCATCTCATCTGTCATCAGATATGACGGTAGTCGTATGAGTTTATTTTTAATCTCTAGATAAGGGTGAAGCAATACGTAGTAAATATTATTACGCATTGCGCTTGACAGAATAACGTCAACAATCTTACCACCGCAGTTTACAGCGTATGTATAACCTGTGAATTTTGTCTTATCATCAGTAAAGCTATACTTATCTGAATATGTAAAACCATATTTGCTTAAATCAACCATTTAATTACTCCTCTAAATAGCAATAGGAATATTCTTAATCTGCTCGCCTGATTTATAGTCTTCTATGATTACATCGTCTACTGTAAAATCATAAAAATCTTTAATCTCAGGGTTAAGTCTTACTCTAGGGGCAGGATATTCTTCTCTTGAAATAAGCTCTTTTATAGCAGGAATATGCTTATCATAAATATGTGCATCAGCGATTACGTGCACTAGTTCTCCAGGTTCATAGCCGCAAACCCGCGCTAGCATCATTACTAAAATAGCATACTGACATACATTCCAGTTGTTCGCGGCTAGTATATCTTGCGAACGCTGATTTAAAATAGCATTAAGCTTATTGCCTGTCACATTGAAGGTCATGCTGTACGCGCAAGGCTGCAGACGCATTTCGCTTAAATCATTAAAATTGTAAATGTTAGTTATAATTCTTCTTGACTGAGGTGTATTCTTCAGTAGCCAGATTACGTTATCTACTTGGTCCATTTCGCCTTGAGGGAATCTGTATTTCTGCGCCATCTGATAACCATAAGCTTTTCCTATTGAACCTGTTTCATCTGCCCATTCGTCCCAGATTTTACCTTTTAAATCTTTAATGTTATTTGATTTTTTCTGCCATATCCAGAGTAATTCGTCTACTGCAGTTTTAATTGCAGTTTTTCTAAGAGTGAGAGCAGGGAATTCCTCAGATAAATCATATCTATTTACTATACCAAATCTTTTAATAGTATATGCTGGACTTCCATCTTCCCATCTTGCTCTTATATCTTCACCCTCTGTTGAAAAGCCATTGTCAAGTATATCTTGACACATTGACTTAAATAATTCATCTGCTTTACTCACTCTTTTAATATACTCCTCTAAGCTCTTTACATTTCACTCTTCTCACTATGCCACGAAAATCATAACAAATGGTTAAATCTACTGATTTCTCTGCTAAATTTACTATGAATGAGACGTATACTTCACTATCTGACGTCTCTACTCTGATATATAGCGCATCGTTTAAATTGTCTCGTTTTACTTCAGCTAATGGCGCAGGTATAAGCTTGCCTACAGCGATAGTATCTATCTGCATTTTACGGAAATATTCAACAATTTCAGCAGTTTCTTGTATCATGTTTGTATAACCAACGATGACATAGTCTAGAAAATCTATAACAGCGTCATTTTCACAATTTGTCTGTAATGCACTTTTTATAGCTTTTGTGTTTTCTATTATTTCAGCATAATTTGGATATTCACTCATTTAACTTAAATACCTCTCTTATAATAATGTAACTTACCCGAATCATACAAAGCAAACTTATTGTCGTAATAAGTACACTCTGCGTCAGTACAACCTAGATATTCCCAATTGTCATATTCTGCGCCTGTGTAATAATTTCTATCAATGTATATGTGTACATCTTTTTGTTTAATTAGTTTATCTAAACCGTCAATGACTTCAGTATTTAGCTTGTCACAAATACGTATAACATTGTCTTTTACTGCCGCTAATTTCACTATTTCTTTACTGTATAAAGCAAAATATTCATCTGCTTTGTTGAATTCTTTTATGTCGTTCTTATCAATAAATTCTTTAGCTGTAGTCTCGTCTACTTCAATTAAGCTACAGTCTTCAGCGAGTATTTTGTCTAATAAATTTAAACTTTTCTTTAGTATGCTTACACATACTTCTCTTTTATTATACCATTCATAATCATTTAAATGTATAAGTTGTATGCCTAATTCACTACAAGCGTCTATTTTGTTTTTATGTAAATACATCTTATCGGAATGCCAGTATACACCATTACATTCTACTGCAAGATTATAATTAGGTAGATATAAATCAAGCTCTAAAGGACTTATTATGCTACGAGTATTAAGTATGATTTCTTCTTCAGGAATATGTAACTCATCTCTTAAACAATGAAATACATCAAACTCAAATCCACTTCTAAAATTAGATAAGCTATTATAAAAATCTTCTAATTCAGAGAGTTTAGAGTTAGGTATATATCTATGCGTGCCATCAGTTAAAATAGCAAAATCTTTTAATAAATCTCTATACTTAGCCTGAAAAGGCACTGCATATACGCAATCATTCTCTTTTTCAAATAATCTAATTCTTTCAATTAGTTTATCTCTTGCCGCTTGTCTAGTGCTTTCCATCTGAAGAGGACTATCGACTCCATACTTTTCTTTGTATGTTTTTACTCTCTTCTCAAGCATTTCTTCGCATTGACTTGGATATTCTACTCCACGTTTTCTTATATGAGTATGCTTAATCTTATCTTTTACATCCTCAAGTTCAAAAACATTACTTACGCCATATCTCTCTTGCACTGTTTCTTCGATTGATTGTTTAGCGTGCTCTGAGCCAAAATGCCAAGGCGTGCCGTATCTCTTTAAGCAGGTCTTATTAACTTTAGCACGTATTTCTTTTGACTTTAAAGCATTATCAACGCCATATCTTTCAATATTCGTCTGACGTACTTTAGCTTTCACGTCTTCTTTTGAAAAGAACGATGTCGTGCCATACTTATGCAGCATTGTGCAACTCTTACTACAAGTTGTTTTGTATGCGTTAAAAAATTTAGTAGTACTACCACAAATAACACACTTATCTTCGTCTTCTGTTTTGTAATATTTGTCGTAGTACTCTTTATATGTCATTTTATGCGTCTGAGTTAAATGACATTTTAAACGGCAGAGAGCGTTAAACTCTCTGCCACATTCTTTACATTTCATTTATATTTCCTTATTATCTAAGTGCTTTACTCTGTCATGTATGTCTTGAGAACGAGCAGCAGAATTCTTGTACGTTCCAATATATCCGCACACTCTTTTGGCATGACTGATTTTATTCTCATCATCACAACCGCAATGCGTACAAGTAGGCTTGTAATTATCTCTGTCGCCCATTAGCTTTACTGAGTTAAAAGCGCCGCAGTTAGCACAGTAGCTAGTTTCTGTGTTTATCTCTGCGTACATGCATTTATCATAGATGAATTGCATTACTTGCTCTACTGCTTCTAAGTTCTTCGTCATATCAGGAGTTTCTATGTAAACAATATTTCCTCCAGGTGACAGTTTCTGCAGTATGCTTTCTTTCTCTAGCTTATCAAACGCATCTATGTCTACAAATACTGGAATATGACAAGAGTTTGTAATATAATCTCTATCGTGATTATCTAGCTTTATGAATACATCTTCGCCTATTTCTCTTTTGCAGGCTTTTGCAAATTTACCTGCTAGACTTTCTGATGGAGTACCATATAAAGAGTAATGTATATTCTCTTCTTCACGCCACTCTGAGCATAAGTTATTCAAGAATTTTAGAATGTCTTCTGCTAGTTTCAATGTCTCTGCATCTTCCCAGAAATTCTTGCCTGTTAGAGCTTTAGTGCATTCATATAGGCCAACATATCCTATTGATGTTGTTGAGTAACCATTGTGCACTAATTCTTCTAATGTTTCATTTGCGTCTAATCTAGCAAGAGCACCGTGCTGCCAGAGTATAGGCGCTACTTCTGCTTTTGTTGCACTTAGTCTGTCTGCTCTTACTTTCTGCATCTTATGCGCTTTTTCTGCATAGTGCTTTAAGAGCTTATAAAATTCTTTTACATCTTTAGACTTCATTGCTATAAGAGCCAAGTTAAGGCTACACACACCTTGATTATAACGACCTGCATACTTGCCTTCATCTTCTCTGTAATTCTTAGCTTTAGCAATGTTGCCAACTGTCATCGTATCTGGAGTTAAAAAGCTTCTACACGTAATTATCGTATGTCACCATACGTACTGACTATATCTTCTATCTTTTCAGATAGCCTTCCGCTTCGATTTTCATACACTTCGTTTCCTAAAATGTAGCTGGTACTAATCTCCAACTCTACTCCCATACATTCATCAGGGATAGTCGATACACTTTCTCGTTATCTGAGCTTAGCACGGTCTCATCTATTGCTTTATCTCTGTAAAGTTAGACCTAACCGTTAGCAATTATAAATAATCACACCTACCTAGTAAGTAGTTCAAAAGGTTTTAGATGAGCTGCATATTACACTTACCCATCGGTTGATAAACATCTCCTTTTCCGAATTTGTTTATCTTCTCTTCTCTCATTACTTTTTCTGATACATAATCAGGTACAAGTCTCTTGCTTGTACATTCTGCTGCTAATCTTCTTAAATCAGCATATTCTTCACTCATTAGATATTCATCTAAGCAAAGTACTAGCTTAGGGAATGCTACAGTTATCTTTGCACCATACTCATTCTCTAAACCTTCTATTCTCTGTTTTAAAAACTCTTCTATCAGTAAAGCTAAATCTTCTCTTGTACGTTCGTCTCTAGCTTCGCCTAAGTACATCCATAAAGTAACAAACGGTGTTTGCGTCACCGTATAATTATATTTTCATATAACAACTGACTATATTTTCTCATTATAAAAATGAGCACACTCTTTCGAGAAGTGACTAAATCTTCTCTACACTGCTACACTCATCACAGTTAGTCGATACAGGTTTGTTTTATGTAATTTTTTATAAACGGTTCGATTTCTGATATATTCCAAAGTGCTACATAATTAAGTTTATTCTTTAACGCTGCATCACGTTTTTGAATATCTCTAGTAGTCCATACGTATATTGCATTATCATAAAATTTCTTATGCTTGCGCTTATAAAACTCCAATAATGCCTTGTCGTTCTCATCGCTAGCATCAAACCAATGGTCATTATGCGTCCAATGAAAATTTAACTCTACATTTGTTATTGCCTAGTGCGCCGCCTTTGCCATACTTTTTGCATATAACTGCATAAGACCTTTCCCAAGCAAAGTGTTTAGCACAATCATTACAACCATGTTTTGAACCCATTATTTGTTTATAATACTTTTTAAATTCACCATGTTCTTTACACTTAAATGTAAAAAGCTTTGAATCTTTATTATACTCAATTATTTCAAGTTTTGGGAATTTTTCATTCAAATATTTTATTTTCTTTTCTAAACTGTACATAAAATCTTTCCCACGGTATTCCCTTTATCTTACCATATTTCAGGTTTAGGGTTTCTTAGTCAGATTATTCGTCTTGTGGTCTATGAGAGGGGTTCCTGTAGTCCATCCCTCTAATCTTATTTTTCTGATACCGTTAGCTATATTTCTATAACCCTTAGTCGTCAACTAAGAAAAGTGTGTTTTATAACGGCCAAACTTTATACTTGTAAACCGTTTCCTGCACTTATACTATTAATTTGATAATTAAATGTCTGTACTGAGTCTTTAATTTCTCTTGCTATGTCTTGCTGTACAAATTTTTCTGCAAGTTCTTTATCAAGTTCTTTGTATTTCTCAATATAAAATTTTCTTGAGCTATCTACAAAAGGCGCTAAATGCTCTAATGATAAGCTCATGCCCCCATATTGCGACGCTGAAACAGCATGTACAATTTGTGTCATAAGGGTCGTTGCGGTTAAAAGACGCTTAGGTTTATTGATTTTCAAACCCTGCATTACTGTACCATTCTGCAGCATATCATCTATATTTGCAAGACAACAATTATGTCTCGTATGTTCAGCAATATAATCTAAATCGTGCACGTATATTGCGCCTTCATCTACTGCTTGCTGTACGTCTTTTGGTATAATATATCTTTTAGCGATGTCTTTGCTTAGTATACCTGCAAGATAATCTCTCTGTGTTGTCACTACAGTTGCGTTTTTATTTGCATTCTCTGTATTCCACTCATCATTATCTCCAGATATTAATGATAGCACGTCATCGTCTGTTGTATTCTTAATTAAATCTTTATCGTGTCTATATTCTATGTAACTTCTTGCTACATCTTTATATTTTGTATTCATTAACTTATCTTCAACGATTTTGCTTATTTCATCTGTTGAGTAAGTTTTCTTTTCATCATTCTGCAAATCAAATTCAACTGACTGAGCTATTCTCTCTATCATAAAAGTAGGCATTTCTACATCTACTCTTTCTGCAGCTTTCAGTATAGCTCTTTCTATCTTTACACCGTTGAATTTTTGCAATTTGCCATTCGTTTTTCTTATTCGCATACCATTCCCTTTCAAAGAAAAAAAAGGTGCTGCATTAGCGCAGCACCTTAAACTTTAGTTTTTAACCATTCTCTTACGAGCAGCGATGCACATAAGTAAAGCAGACAATCCTGCTAGACAAGCAAATACTTCAGTATTATTTTCAACACCTGTGTGTGGTGTAACTGGAGTAGCTGGCTTATCAAGCTTTGTAGTAGCTTCAGCTTCTAGCTGTGCCTTGTTAGGTACTTGAAGTGTAGCTACGTTCTTGTATGTGCCATACTCAAGCACTTTAGCTCTATAGGTAACTGTAAAGTCTTTTGACATCTTTGACATCTTTAACTTAAAGCTATTGTGTCCTGTGTCTAGCTTGAACTCATCTGTTGTATCAACCTTGATTGAATTTTTATCAAGCTCAACTCCAGCAGGTAGTTTATCTTCAAGCACTACATTATTCACGAATTTATCTTTTGTTGAAACGTGTAGCTTGTATTCGATATAATCTCCTACAACCTTGAACTTACCTTCATTTGTAATAATCTTAGATAGCTGTGCAGCTGGGTCTATGATTTCTACTGTAGCTTTCGCTGTTTTCTTCTCTGTGTCCTTTGAGATTACTGATACTACGTTTACTGCTTCGCCTGCTTTTTCAGCGTTAGCTTTGTAAGTAATCTTAAAGTCCTGAGTCATATTTTCAACTTTAACAACAATCTTGTTATCAGTCACTTCTAACTCATACTTATCATGTGTATCAACCTTTACAGAGTCTTTATCAAGTTTGATGTTTTCTGGTATGCTATCTTCAACTACTACATTTTTCGCAATTGCTGCGTCTTTTGTAACGTTGATTGTGTAGTTTACATCTTCGCTTACGTAAGTCTTTGTAACATCAGCCTCTTTTGCAACCTCTACGTTAGTAGCAACTTTCTTTGTAGTTGCAGTTGTACGCAGTGTAGGTATGCCAGGGATATTAACTTCAAGAGTATTTACGTGCTCACCATTCTTAAGAGCTTTTGCTCTGTAAGTAATCTCAGCTGGCTGCTCTAGTCTCTCAGCAAAGAATTTCATATCTCTACCGTCAATTGTAGCAGTACCAACATTACTTGTAATAGAGTCTTTATCTAGTTCCATATACTCTGGTAGAGTATCGTGAATCTGTACGTTTGTAGGTACACCATTCTTAGGAATTACTCTTAGAGTGTATGTAGCATATTCATCCTCTGTTAGTTTTGTCTTATCAACTAACTTCTGAATCTCTGCTGAAGGTCTGTTTAGCTTTGTCTGAACTTCATTACTTGTTACAGGTGGAATCTCACCTACTGTAACTGTAGCAGTGTTAAGCACTGTATCTCTGTATGTAATTTCATGACTTGAAATAATCTTAGCAGTAATTGTAACTGTAGCTGATTCACCCACTTCTATGTCAAATGTACCAGTCACTACTGAATCATTCATTGTCACATTACCCTTATCAATTGTAGCGTTTAGTCCTGCTAGCTGTGAATCGAGTGTATCTTTGAACTGTGCGTTCTTGATAGGAACTTCACCTGTATTTGTAATAACAACGTTATATGTTAGTGTATCACCAATCGATGCTTCGTTCTTATCTACTGACTTAACAACTGTGTACTTAGGCTCTAATGATTTTATTGTAACCTTCGATGTTAGCTCAGGTTCATTAGGTACGTTAAGTGTAGCTGTGTTTGTCTTATCACCGTATGATAGCACTTTAGCTTTTACTGTGATTACATCGTCTGTTGTAAACTCATCATATGTTATAGTTGTGCCGTCTACTACTCCGTGTTCAGACGTCATTTCAACTAGCTCTAAATCATTAGGTAGTAAATCTTTAACAACAGCGTTATAAGTCTTAGCTACTTTAGCATTAAGCTGTTTTACATTAATCTTGAATGTAGCAATATCACCAATCTGATACTTCTCACCATCCGCAGTCTTTGTTAGTTCAAATACTGGATATTCTGTTGGTGTTGAAATATCTGCTGTAGCAGTATTACCATTGATACAAGTTGTTGACGCGTTAGCGTCTACTGATGGAATCTTTGGAGTGTCTTTCTTCAATCTTAGTTTGATTGTAACTGTTCTGCTATCGCCAACAGCAATGTCTCCTAAGTCAAAGTGTACTCTGCCATCATTAGCTTTCTTATCTACTCTTTCTAGGTAACCTGGAATGTTATCATCAAGAGTTGTAGTCTTAGCTACACCATTTCCGTTATTTGTAACAGTATAGGTATATGTAAACTCTTCACCATTTGTTAGGTATGTCTTATCTATACTTCTAACAATGTCTAGATGAGGAGCAACTGGGTTTACACTTGAGTTTGATGATAAATCTTCGAATGTACTTCCAGTTAGTCTAGCTGTGTTAGTTAGCTTATCAAGTCTATCAGTTGTAATCTTAGCATTGTATGTAAATGTAGCATCTACACCATTCTTATCGATTACAGCCTTTGTTGCTGTAAAGCCCTTTTCTGTCTTGTTTACTACAAAACCCTCTGGAGCTTGAATCTCACCGACAATCTCTAAACCATCAGGTAGAGTATCTGTTACTGTAAAGTTCTTAGCAAGATTGCCTTCTACTCCCTCAATAGCTGGTAGTGATGCGTTGATTGTGAACTGTACTGTATCACCTTTCTGAACATCAGCTGTAGCGTTGTTTGTCTTTACAAGATTTGGTAGAGGGTTAACAACAATAGTTGTAACTTCTACAGGAGGTTGACCTGGAATATTTACACTGTTAGTAGCATTTCCTATATTGATAGTCTTTGCTTTTAGCTTAAATGTAGCTTTCTTATTGTGCTCTATTCCTTTAATCTTATACTTGCCATCTTCAAATGTAATGCTCTTAGCATTCTTTAAGTCGTATGGCTCTCTGTTAAGCTCAATAACATTATTAGGTGTTTCTACAACTTCAGCATCGAATTCCTGTGTAAAATCTCTATTCTGATTTTCTACACCGATTGTGTACTCAAGCTCGTCACCTCTTACAACCTTTGTCTTATCTACTTCTTTTGTAACTTTGATGTCAGGCTTTGCAGCAGGTACTTCTACTAGGTCTGTTGTCTTCTTAATATTGTCAATTGTAACTGAAGCAATATTAGTCAACTTCACGTGCTGAGTAGCTGTAGCAGTAAGCTCAATCTTCAAGTTCTTTGAGAATGCTTCTTTCATTAACTCAGGCTTTAGAGTAACTGTTACTACATTATTCTGTGTGTCAAGAGTATACTTAGAAGAATCAACTTCCTGATTGTCAAGATATACTTTCGTATTCTTATGCTCTAGACCGTTCTGTAGTTCATCTTTTACGATGATTGACTCAAAGTCTTTATTCTCTCTCTGAGCTTTTGACGGTAGCTGCTGTGTAATTGTGAATGTAATATCATCACCCTTATTTACAGTAGACTTGCTTGACATCTTCTTAGGCTTAGGTAAGATTTCATCAGTATCAGGAATAATAGGTACTAGAATACTACCTAGCATATAAGAATGCATATTACCAGCAATCAAATTCTCATTTGGCTTACCAATAGCATAGTAGTCTACGCCGTCTGCAGCAGATGGATTGCTTGCCTTTACAGCAGGCATAATGAACTTGTCTCTCACTGTGTAGTTTACTCTGTTGCTCATAAGCATATCAACAGGTGAATCTACTCTGATACCTTCACTCATTCTGTGATTATAGATTAAATCTGCAAACTGAGCGTCAGTCTTACCAGCATCGCCCGGTCTGTAGTCTGTATCTACGTCGCCAAAATAAGCTGATGTGTGTATGTCTTTTACTTTTTCGTCTGTGTCTACATAACGAACTTCGAACTCAAACACAGCGCCTTTCTTAGAGAAGTTTTCATCAGTTGTCGAGTTTCCGTCTCCACCCTGGAATCTGTGTGAAGCATCCTTAAAGTAGAAAAAGTTCTCAAATGCAATGTCAGTTGCATCTACACGGAAAATACGCACGCCATCATTCTTGTTATAGCCCTGACTTGCAGGATATGGCGCTCTGTCTTTCTCTCCATTAGGCTCTACAACTACTTCTTTTAGTGTAGCCTTAATGTACATCTCTCTACCATTAAATCTGTACGCATCACTGTTGTACATTTTAACAGTCATTAGGTTATCGCCCTTAAGTACATATGAGCTACCGTTTCTCTGAATCTTATCAGTCTCAGTCTTATTTAGTGATACAAACCAAGATGGCTGTCCAACTGCGACTGAATAGCTTGTACGATACCAATCAAGTAGTCCTTGATAGCCTGAATATCCGGGTACAAGCGCGTCTGTTAGCTTGTCGTATTTTACTACATCAAGCTTAGTGTTGTCGTAAGAAACAACTTCTGAGCGATTAGGTTTCTGTTTAGAAAACGCATTCGCAATAGGCGTTATTTCTGTCTTGTCGTCTACAAACTTTACACTTTTGTAGTTGCTTGACAACGACGGGTTAAGATTGCTTGCGGCAAATGCTGTTAGAGGCATATTACCCGCAACAATAACTGCACCAAGCATAAAACTAGCAAATTTCTTTAGTCTCTTAATCAATTTTGGTCCCTTTCTTTCTTAGTTAATTTATTCTAAAACAAACTCTTACGAGTCTGTGTCTTAGATGAATTTATTTATATCCTTGATAGTAACTGGCTTAGAAAAATCAAATTCTTCTAACGGTTGTTTTACTTCTATTTCTTTTACATCTTTTTTCTTCTTTTTGCCTGTATACGTAGTAGGTATAATTCTGTACATTTCATTCGTACCGTGTTTCTTAAGCACTGGATATTTTGAAATAAACATAGCAGTAGGAGGTTTACCTTTATACGGTTTTCTTAGTTCCATTATATACTGCGTTTTATCTTTATCATTCTGTACACCTGCTAATAGCTTTGCAGTTTCTTCTGTAGCTCCAGCGTGTATGATAAAGCTGTTTATTGTACCTAGAATTGCTTGCACAAAATGCATACCTGATGTCATAGCAATCTGATTTATATCAAGAATAGAGAAGATAGTTTGACAACCACCACTTCTACCTTTCTCTATCAAGTCTTTTATTAATATACTACTCTCTAAAGTACCGAATTCATCTACGCCTATTACTAACTTAGGTGAATATCTCTTTCGCATACTTCTATCCATTATATCTTGGAATATGAATGAACTTAAGCTATTCGCTAATGCTTTATTAGCACTAACAAAGCTAAACATTATACAGTATTGACTATCTTCGTTAAATGAAAAGTGTGTCTTACTTTCATCAAACATCTCAATAGCAGCAGATGATACAATAATATCAAGCTGTTTTAGTAGTGTCTGATAACCATCTCTCATATTAGAGTCAGGTTTAAAAGATGGCGCAAATTTCTGCAATCCAATGATATAATTACAAGTTTCGTTATTTTCTTCTCTATATACCTCATAAGCGTGCACTAAATGTTGAATAAGTAACTGTGTAGATGTACGGTAATGCTCATCTGCACCACCCGTGTCCCATCTACGCGTATTCATTAGCGCTTCTACTTTTCCTGTTTCGTTTAGATTTACTAAAGGGTCGTAATAAAAATTACATCTGTCTGATGAGAATTCGTAGAATGGAATATTTCTCATATCACAGAATTCTTTTAAATCATCTATTATGTCTTTTTCACCCTTGTAGTCAAACATTGCAGCAGGTTTACCTTCGTCTAATGTCTGCTTTATTAGCGAAAGCATAGTACGCGTCTTACCTGAGCCTGTTGAGCCAGTAATCATCATACTACCTGATAGTATACCATCTGTTACGCTTACTGTTGCATTGTTGTATTTTAACTCGCTTTCATCTAACGGTAGTACGTTACCTATTTTAAAGCTATCTTTCTTACTAGGGTGTAACATACGCAAGGAATATATCCTCTTGTCAAAATCAAGCGGTTCAATTACGTATAGCTTTAATGCTAGTAATAAAGCAGTTAGAGGTATAGCTGCAAAACTCCACCAAGAACGGAATATAAGAGCAGATAATATCATTAATACAACCATTAGAGGTGTAGTAATGCGCTTATAGAAAATAACGCATAATATAAATACAATTATACTTAGCATTGTTTTCCTTTCTTAAAATAATGTCAATGTATTAATTTCGTGCTTTTGTAGTATGTTTGATATAATACTATTAAAGCTGAATGATATTGAGTTATCACTGACTTCTGAGTATTCATTTATTACATCTTCTAACTGTAGCATAATAGTATTCTGCATTGAGCCGATGTTTATGCTAGGTATATTTTCTTTTATCTCAGAGATGATTAACTGTTTTTCATTCTCATTTCTTACATTGACTGCGAGTACAATATTCTGTTCTTTTTCTAATGAATATATCTCTCCAATTGTGTTAGCATATAGCGTTATGCCAAACATACTCACAGTATACTGACGTATATCTGCTGGAGGGTTTAATCTTATCTGTATCACTTTATGTATACTCCATCATCATTTACATCGATGCTGTCTGGGTTAAACCAACTTGCTACTGTCTGCCCTACGTTAGCACCTAGTCTCTTTGCAGCTTCCCAAGTTTTTCTCTGATTTATACCACCGAGTAGTATAAACAAGATTAGTAGTACTACAATTAAGCCAGTTAGTAGATTGTTTGCACCTTCTCTATCTGAGCGCATTCTATTCATTTCTTTCTGGCGTTTTAACTGTGCTTTCGCTTTAGGAAGATTTATTTTAGCAGTTGGCGTCTTTTTCTTTTCACGTTTAGCTTTACGCTCTTCACGTTTCTTTTCTCTATCTGTCGCCATTAGTCTTTACTCCTGTTAAATCAAGCATAATTCTCTGCTTATGTTCATCTTTTGCTGTATAGTTTGACATTCTGTTTGCAGGAGGTACAAAAGGTACAATGAATAATTCGCAAGTACCTAAGCTACCTACAGCGTCATATGCGTCTTTAACCATTTTCATTATTCTGCTACTACCGCAGAGATAGTACAGCTTACCGAATTTTATGTTATTTCTGTAATTCTTCATAATCTGCAAGTATTTCGCTGCAGTCTTTGAAGATAACTCTAATTCAATAGCATAACTCATTGGCTTTGAATCTTTTCTAGGTATAGGCACAATAATATCAGGAGTTTGTGTGATTAATTGATTATCATCTGTATAATTTACAATAGGGAATAAAGAAAAATCTTCAAATTCTTTTGTAAATGCATTACCTGTGCGTATGTCTATCTCTAAATCTTCTTCTTTTTTCTTTAACTCATTTACGTTATATCTGTTTACTTTAAAGCTATCTTCTCTTATTGCGATTGTACCTGTATCTTCTGTAGGCTTTATATGAAGAGGATGGTAGCAAGGCAAGATATTATCACTTTTAAGAATCTGCCACATCTCTGATTTACTGTTACCTGTCATTATGTCGAATATCAACTGTGCTTCACAACAAGTATGATTTAATAAGCCGAATGGTATTTGCTTGTATGTCTTATCTTCTGTTTTAAACATATCAAGTAATAGTCTTGTAGGTCTAATAAATACGCCCATTGTCGATGTTTCTGCCCAGACTAAACCTACGCTTATCCAATCTTTTACTATTGAAAAGTAGTTTATATCAAACGCGTCAAACCACTGCTGTACTTGCCAGTATGGTGCAAACTTAAACTCTGAAATGATGTATAGTATTACTTCAGCAAGTTTATCTATTTGTGCACTATCATCAACAGTTCTTACTTCTATATATGTATGCTTATTTTCTATTGTAGGAGTAACCTTTGGCGCTCTATAAAACGTATTCTTTACTGTTTCACTATCTTGTAATTTTAGTAAGTCGTTCAAGTATTACTCCTTTCGTGTAGTATAGTGTTGTACTGAATGATAATAATAATTTTCTACTTACTATTATGCTTAGAATTAGATTTATTACTGCAAACAATAAAATCAAGTACGTATATTTGAATGTCAAGTTGTATTTGAAATGTATAATAACAAATACAGCGCATATAAACATTGCTTTTGTATACAATTCATTAAATATAGTAAATAGTATATTTTTAACTGCTTTCTGTTTTCCTATACAAGCAAAGAATATTGGCTCTTTGTAATACGCCCAAGCAATTAGATTGTTATATGGTATAAGTAGTATTAAAAATATTATCATCATCTTCTCTTTTTATTTAGTTGTACTTCTTTGCGCGTACAAATAGATAATCAGGCACGCACTTACATCTCATTAATGCTGGGTATCGTTTTATTAATTCATCTGATACAGTAGGCTCTGTAGTTTTCTCAATCATAAAACCGTTGTTGATTAAAGGGTTAATTATATCACTAAATGTTCTATGATATTTTATAACACCATTTATAAACCAAGTCACGTTTCTTTTTCCTGAGTTTACGTAGTTATCTACTACTATACTTTTCACTGCATTGTCAATGTCTGTCTGCCAAGTCACGCCATTCATATTCGCTGTAAATATCGGATGCTCTTGTGAAAATAAGAATATACCTTCTTTGTTTAGTAGATTGTATACATCATGGCAGAGTTTATTAAAATCTTCTACGTAATGCATCGCTAGTGAGCTTACTACAACGTCATATTTCTCTTCTAGCTTATCTAAATTACTTAAGTTTAACAATTCAAAAGTTATATTATCATAATCAACGCAGTTGTTTACTGCTTCATTGAGCATCAGTTTTGAAATGTCTACGCCTTTAACATACTCTGCGCCTAAGTCGACGCAAGTTTTACATAGATTTCCATAACCGCAACCCAAATCGAGTACACTTTTACCTTTTAAATCAGGCATAAGAGATAGCATTTCAGGTCTTTCTTCTAAATCATTTGCGTTATTTTCATTATCTCTTAATTCTTTGTATTTATTAAAGAATTGTTTGTTATCATATAGAATCACTCTTACCACCTCAAATGTTCCCATTCGTCCGTGTAAACGACACCAGTACCAGCTATTCCCCATTCTTCGTCTTTAGCAAGCCAGTCATTCACCTTCTGTACAAACAGAATTGCGTCTACGACTATTTCATCATTAGCACTTATATACTTTTCATCGTTGCACACTATTTCAACCCCGTAGTATTTGTATTGAGATGAATTCTCACTTACAAAAGGTTTGTATGTTTTATCAAACTTAATGTAAAGCTTGCTTGTATCTATTAAAGCGCTATATACAATATCAAGTATATTATGCACTGTACCGTCAAAATCTACTAGCTCTCTTTCGACTAGCGAGAAGTATTTTGTGTTTATCGCAACCATTTCAGTTCTTCCTCTCTTTTTATTTAATTGTACTTCTTTTAATATATTTCTTGATATTGTACAATTACGTCATAGTTTTCTTCTAGACAACTTGCTAATTTCTCTAGCTGTGATATTGTACTGCGCACCATACTCATACTCTTAGTGTCTTCTAAACATTGACGTAACAATAATAGATTAACGCCAGTAAATATATCATCATTTTTAACTTCAATAGTGTTTTCTGAAAATCTCATAATAAGATATGAAATATTGAATCTTTTACAAGCGTCAAAGAACTGCGGGTTTATATACGCATCATCGATATTTAAAACACCGTTTTCTTCTATACCGTCAAAAAGCGGCTCTACTTCTTTTTTATGCTCTAAAAATTTCTCAGCGGAGTTTATTATTACTCTATTTGTTTTCATACATCCGTACCTCTTTTTAGTTAGTTGTACTTCTTTAAGATGCTAACCACTCAGGGTTATCGTTCAACCAAGCATTTACTCTATCTACAAAATTAAGCGCATCCTGTAAAACTTCTATTAAATCTTCAATATCTTTTCTTGACGGTGTACGAATATTAAGCCCGTACGCTACATACGCGTTATGATATTTATATTGAACAGGCGTACCTTCAAACTTAGGCATATTTGCACTCATTTCAATTCTAACGACTTGCTCTTTTGCCTTGCCTTGACTACGTACTTCTAATCGTGTATACGGTGTATCTTGCATGCCGATGCCTTCAGACTTAAACAAAACAAAATTGTCATTTTGAAGTATTGTTTCCATTTCTTTTTCTCCTTACTTTAAATGTAGGTCTAGCCATAGCGTGATTATATTTCGGTTTATATAAATCAATAAAGAATTGTTCTGCATAAGTCAAAGCTATCTGGTCTACATTTTTAATTACAGCAATAAGCTTAAATCTTAATTCACTAAGATTATACGCTCTTGCTAACTCATAGTATTTATATTCAACTTTAAGCTTACGTACTCTTTTAACAGATTTAATATGCTTTTTAGCTTTCTTATATTTATTCTTATGCTCACTTACTCTTCTTGCTACGTTGAAGCTTTGACCTACATATAAGCAATTATCTTTGTAAAATATCCCGTATATACCACTACAAGCTCTGATATTTCCTAATTTCTTAGGTTCTCTTAAGCTTTCTAAGAGTGTATAATACTTCTTATCTACTTTTTGTTTATTGTAGTTATACCAAATATTATTCTTTTTATGCACCCTGTATACTGGTGTCTTGTACTTCACTATTTTCATTTATCTTATCGACTGCGCTTCTATATACATTTGGCAAGCATTCATAAAGCCTTCCCGTATGCGTGCAGCACTGTACTCCTGTTATCTGTGAAATATAAGCGCAAAATTCTACTATTTGTTGTTTATCTTGAATCTTTGGCTTAAAGTCATTATCAAATAACAGTTCTCTCTGTTTCTGTATATCCATATTTACCTCATTATGCTCTGAGAGTCATAGATTTAATCTCTCTAGCATTTTTATTTTTAGCTATAGTTATATCAGCAAGTACATCAAAGTCTCTCAGAAATGATTCTCGTTCGTCTGAGATATATCTGAAGACTACGGTGTTACTGTTACGTATGCATTCTTAGTCACACCATCTGAACTTGAAAATGTAACTGTGTATGTACCTGGTACCTGTAGATTTACTACATTATAATTACAACTTACGTAACCACTACCTTGTACTCCGAGTATGAGTTTCTGTAGCATTACGCTTGGCGCTGTATTTACTGGCACAGAAATATTATGTACACCATTTATATAAGGTCCACTACTGCTAGATGCCCCTCCTCCACCACTACTGTATGATGGAGCACTGTTGCTTGCTGCTGGAGCGCTTGGCCTTTCAACTTCACCGCTTTCGCTTACAGTAGGTTTTTCTTCATCTGCTCCGTACGTAACTACAACTAATGTAGCGTGACTTTCATTGCCTGCTTTATCTTTCGCTGTATAGATAACCTCTAACTTCTCTTTTTCAAAGTTTAAGTCTTTTGTAAATGTAGCTGTTACACTCTTATCGTAGTTGTCTTTAACTGACGCAATATAATCTGCTGGGTTAAAATTAGCTTTTTCGCTTCTCTTAACTACTATTGCTTTTTCTTTTAGTGTTATCTTAGGTGCAGATATATCCTTTACTTCTACTTGCAAAGGAATCTTTGTCGTACGCATACTATTCTTTGATACATAGTACACCGTTGTCTTTAAAGGTTTGTTTGTCTTTAATTTTGGATATTGTACCTTTATTCTCTTATTTTTAATTGTAGTTATATAATCTTTAGCATTAAATTTCTTGTTTATATCTACAACAACACTATCTTGCTTTAATGTTACAGTAGGGTTGATTATTAAATCTACAAACTCAGTATTGAATACGATAGCAACTGTAGTAAGCGCAACTAGCACTATCGCTGCTACTGTAGCTATTATCTTTATAGGTAGTTTCTTCTCTCCTATAGTTAAATCTGCTTCTTGTTTATAATACCATTCCATATAATCTCACCTACCTTCTTATAATTAAAAATATAGCTTGTACAAAAACTAGCACTGTCGCTATGATGTCTACGAATGTATTAGCTATACTTCCTGTTGTTATTGCAAACGGGAATCTGAATTTCTTCCAAGCCCTTTTCTGCCATATGATAGGTATAGGGAATAATAATGGAATACCATGGTCTGCAAAGTAGTCTTCTAGCGGGTGTAGTATAAAACCAAACGCAAAGAATAAACAAGCTAGCTTTAACTGAGATAATGTCAACGTGCAAGCATAAAATACACAAGCAAGAGGTAGTATATCAGAAATAAATGTAGGCACTGATATAAATCTATTCAGTAGCTTTACTATCATACTACTACCTACTAGCACAGCCATAAAGACAATTATTAAGAATATTACTAAGCTTACATAGTTCTGTAATATATGTGATTTTTCTTCTTTAATAAATTTTATTAACGATGTTTCTTTATCAGCCATTGTATAATATAATAAGCTAAAGCAAATCGCTAAGAACACAGGACTATGCCATAAAAATCTATGCTGATTTTCTGGCTTATAATCGTTCTTTAAATGATATACATTCCAAGTCAAAGCACTTGTTGATTTCATAAATGCAGTACACGCTAAACCTATTGGTCCAAGTACATAGCCTGATGTCGAAGCGTCAGCATCTAAATCTACTAATAATGTAGCACCAACGAATATCACAAAAGTAAATATGAAAAATGCTACGCTTGATAGCATTTCAGTCACTATAGGTAACCTTAATATCAAGCATAGCAATAATATGTTTATCGATAGTAATGCATGAGTTCTACCCATCCATCCTTCGAGCTTTCTATTTATCATCATCTTGTCCCTTTTCAATGTTAAGTTTCAGTATACCTGCAGCTTTATCAGTTGCAGATGAGTCATAATCTTTACGCACAATATCTTGAGCTAGTTTAACATCATTCTGTGTTACACCGACTTCATCTACTCTCTTACCACTATTCAGAGATTTTAAAGCTTTCTTATGCTTTATGATGTTTTCAATGTCTCTTGTCGAATGTTTTGAATGAGCCTTAGCTTTTTCTTCTGCCGCAGCGATTTCGTCTGTTAACGCTTCTTTCAATGAATCAGCGTGCTCTGCCTGCGCGTCTAAGAATACTCTTTCTTTAACCATATCATCAAGTTGACTCTTCATTTCTCTTGCTGTTTTCTCTTTATGCTCAATAGCTTTATGAATATTAGCCAATCTCTCATTTTCTTTATTTGTTGGGTTTTCTTTGCTAATCAGATGTTTGTACTCAGCACTATTGATTAATTTCTCTATATCATCTTCATTCGACTTAATCTTTTTATTTAAGTCTTGCTCTTTGCCTTTTGCTAGCATTTCGTTGATATAGTTGCCATTTTCATCTTTAGTGCTCTTGTATCTACTGCTTGCGTCGTTACTTACATCTTTCAATGCAGTGTCAAGCTTAGATTTCTGTTTTCTATGCTCAGCATCCGCTAGCTTATCTGTCGCATCAGTATTAGCTTTCGTTATGCTATTCGCTGTATCAGTCTTAATCTTACGCATGCCGTATCTTGATGTAGCACTTGAAGCGCTTGCGTCTGCAGCTGTTCTGAAGATTGCCTGACGTAGCTTTCCTGTATCTTTATAAATAGGATTGCCGTTTTCATCATAACCAACAAGCTTTTTCTTCTGTCCTGCTTCGTTAGCTTTTCTATTCATTGCCTGATTGAATGAGCTCTTAACCTGACGTTTTAACTGCGATGCCTCTGGCGCGTATGCTCTTTCGATTGACTGCACAATCTGATTTACGTGGTCTTCAAATAATTTTCTTGATTTATAGAAGAATGTTACAAGTATAAGTACAAGTACAAAGCTTATAAAATTAGCTTTTAGTACAGCAGATACTACGTATAGTATTATATCAAATATCGCACTGTATAATATTACTTTAATTAATGAAGAGATAAGTATTCCTAATATACCTTTACCTGTCTTTACGTAACTCTTCTTACCTGAAAACATTAATAAACCTGCTGCAGGTAAACCTAACAGCGCAGCAGCGAACTCAATCTTTGACAACGCGCAAGCTATACAGAATCTCCATAATGATAATGCTAGTAATGTGTATATAACGATAAGCATAATAGCGTACACTACGCCCGATAGTCCACTAGGTGATGATAAAGAGAGTATCATCTGCTTTATGTTTTCCTGTATGTCAGGATTTTTTTCATTCGCATTGTACATCTTCTGCAAATACGTAATCATTGAACCTAGTTTAACTTGTTGTGTATCGCTTATCTTAGGCACAGTAGTTCTATCAAGAGAATAAGCACCTGAGTTTGCATACCAATAGTAGTAACCTAGATTATTAGCCACTTGCTTTGAGTTATTTAAACCGCTTAGTGTCTGTACTGCTATCTTGCCATCTTTATCGCCTAATGCATCGAAGTTTAAATCAGACATTTTCTGCACACCAAACTGAGTGCAGATCTGCACGTCAATGTTTATTTTATTTATCATTGACATCTCTTGCATCAGTAAATCTTTTGAAGAATCTCCACCTACTGTGTCAGTTAAAAATATACCATCTGACTGTAGCATAGCAGGGTTTACGCTGATTAACATCTTATTAGTAAAATTAGCGCCTGAACTAGCTAGTGTGCCAACCTTACCAGTTAACGATACACCTATGATACATAAGCCTATCAGCGAAACTGCAATTACATTCGTAAATAATGATTTTAATGTCTCTGAACCCTTTAAGAATCTGAACACAAAACCTACGACTACGAATAGCAAGCTAATTATGCTAAACGCTACTAGTGGTGATAATACTCCTCCTGAGCTGATAAACACTTCATTCATTGTCTTACTTAATGAATCAATGTGTAAAGCTTCAAAGAGTGTAGTCATACTTATGTTCTTTATCATAAGTACTAATGTTATTATCTGAGTACCTAACCAGATTATGCCACTTAGCAAGTATGCAATTACTGATATTGATGCAGTACTTTTCTGTGCTGCGTATAGTCTTAGTGATTTTATACTATCATCATTTACTTTTTCTAGTGTAGCTCTTGATACTTCATCTTCTGTAGATTTTACACCTTTTCCCCAGTAATCTTCAACAGTTGTCTTGTATAATAGCTTGCCATTATACATATAGCTTGGGTTTGTATCATCTACTATTGACGTATGCTCTCTAAAAGGTATATTACCTAAACCACTAAAGGGTATGCCCGAATCTGCGTCTCTTGTTTCTTTATATGGTATTTCACCCTTATATCTAACAAGCTGTTTTGTCATACCATACATCGCGTCAAAACCAACAGATTTTACTTTAACATTTTTCTGATTAAATGGGTATGAATCTTGATTTATAGCTACTGTATCACTTGTAGAATCAAATAACGTAGTTTTACTATCACCATAATATGAATCTTTAAATGAAGAGGCATTTACTTGCGTCATTACGCCTAAACAAAGCATAAATATCGCAATTAACGATAGTACTTTTCTTTTACGCTGCATTCTGTAACTCCTCTTCTATCGGCCACGCATTATCTACTCTATTACAAATAGCATAGCCGTTATCTTCTTTTATAGCAACAACTGATTTTCCGCTCAGTGTATACATAATAGCTGCAACCTTTGTTTCATCTACTCTATACACTATTCTTGATGATAAATTATCAAATAATGAGTAGTCTGTATTCTGCAACCAGTTATCAAATTCTTTTGCATACTCTGGCGCGTCTTTATAACTGCCATCATACTTTTCTACTGTTGTATGCTTTTGTATTTTATTTAATACATAATTTATATCGTAATTAGAGCCTTTAATCTTCTTTGGCTCTTCACGCAGTTTGTCCCATCTATATGCACTAAAGTTGTATCTAGCGATTGCTTGATTTTCTTGTACCTTAATCATATTATCTCTTAACTTGTCATATGAGATTGCGTAAGGACCTTTTTCATCAACACACCAGTCTTCTGAGATTGAGTTGTCATAAGCACCAACTCTACTTCTCATTAACTGAATAGCTTTATCAGCTCTTTCTTTTGTTATCCCATCTTTTGCTGCTTGCATAGTTTTAGGAGTTTCAAACACATCTTTTTCTGTTTTCTTTTCAGGTTTTAAGAAAAAGTACCATAAACCAGTTAATAAGCAAGCGATTAATAAAGCAATTAAAATAGTCTTATATTTCTGCATTATAAACCTCCTTTATGGCTTTAGTTTCTTAAACTCACTATTTTCATTTATTTTGCCTATGAATCTAAAAGCAGCATAACCGCTGTTGAACGATTTTGTAGGCGGTGTATTATTCAGCATAGGATAAAAATCTTGCCAAGAGCCTTCATATCTAGCTGATGTAGAACCTGGCCATACATCTTGTATTGCCTTGTTGTCTGTAACTACTCCGTCTTTTGAGCAATTACTCATACTTATCCAGATATGTCCGTTATCTACACAAACATCTCCTGGCTGTAGGTCTTGTCCTGTTACTTCTTCCCATTTATCTTTATGATTTCGCATATACTCTCTCATTGATGAAGGACCGTTAGTTATAGGAAAACTATCATCAGAACCTGACCAAACTATGGCGCTACCTGCGTTATAAGTGCAGTTAGCGTATACTTTATCAATTACACCATTTGAATAAGGCGTACCTCTTTGACTTAGTAAATCGTCAATCTGCGGCGCTAGTGATATCCAGCACTCGGGCTTATATCCGCTTTTACCGATGAACGGTGTTAAATCATTAGTTCCTTTTGTTTTCCATTTAACTTTCTCTGCGCCGTCTAATGTAGAATCTGTAACTGCTATTGAATTGCAAGCTTGCACTATGCCTTCGTTACTTGATGTGCCAGTGTTTAATACGCAATATTGCTTATACACATCAGAGCCTAGTTCTTTTTGAGAATTATCACAGTAGAAATGAGGTGATGAGCCAAAAGCAGATAAAATTGATATAACAAACACAGCTACTTCTATTACGATTATTGTTTGTATAATAGTCGTCGCAAAGCCTAAGATGATTTTTAAGTTAGTCTGTAAGAATTTTAAGAATCTGGCTGTTTTCATTTCCAGTTCTCTTTTCTTCAGATTTGCTTTACTCAGCGCGTCTGCTCTTATCTTATCTAACATAGTTTTATTACCTAATCTCTAATCTCTGATAAAATCTCTTGCTTTTCTTCATCTGTTAATGCTTTTGATAGTGTAGAAATATAGTTCTTTATATCTGCCTCTGTAGCTTTAATTGAGAATTTCTCTGAACCACTTTCATTCACACCTTCAATATCTACGAAACGTGTACTACCCTCTTTCTCTACAGTCATTACCGCTTCGCTAAGAACGTGTCTACATTTCCTCTTCCCTACATTTTCTTCACTTGCTCTGCATACTGAGCATCCACCATCTATTAATGGTCTAATCACTGCTTGTGCCATTTTGTCCTCCTATAAGAACGCGTTAATTATCCAGCTTTTACCATCTTTCACAACCAACAAGTAGTGACTACATTGGTAGTTAAAACCTTCCTTTGTCTTTACAGTGTACTTAACCAGGGCATTATAACCTAAGTTATTGCTGTCTTTATACAGTTTAAAATCATCTATACCTAAGTAAACAGCTTTCTGACTGTTAAACTTCAAGTAGTTATAGAATGACTGAGACGTATCCCTACCTAAGTATAAATCTCCTAGTACACTATCAACTTTTACTTTCGCTGACTCTAATGTCTTTTCGTCAACCTTACTATCTTCATTAAATTTTAAATTATCATTCTCTGTAATCTTAGCAGAGTTGATGTCTTTTAATGAATACATAGTCATCTGCCCTACTGGTCTAAAACCATTTACTGTAGGTGCACCATTCTTATTATACTTATAATAATTTTCAATAGGCATAAAGAATCTATATCTTACTTTTTCAGTTGTTGTAGCGTTTTCATCACCCGCTGCTACTTTTGTTACTTCTAAGTCTGCAGAGAAATATACTCTCGCTAACGACGAGCTTAGCTTCGTAACCTTATCTATTCTTACTGAACTATCAACATACTTTACTTCTTTTATGTTATCGTCTTGTACGTTGTATGTAGTAGCGTCATTCAACCAATCTTGAAAATTCTTATTTATATAATCATCTAGTCCTGCAACAGGAAAATCATATACTGACTTTGATACAACTGTTCTTACATCATTCTCATTAAGAGTATGCTTTATAAATGTATTGTATATACCAAAGATAAGTATAAAAGAGATTACAAAAGCTACTATACCACCAGTAATGCGTAGCTTTCTTTGTCTACTCTTTACTAACTGACGTAGCTTTAAATTCTGTAATTCTTTCTCTTTCTCTAATGCGTTTATCTTTTCAAACTTCTTCTGCTCTTGTTCAAGCAGTATTTGCTCAGGACTTTTTCCTAAATGTAATTTTGCCATTATGTATTACCTCGGAATACTGTCAATAAATTCTTCAGGGACTAAATACTTTCCATCTTTCCTATATTCAAAATGTAGATGAGGTCCAGTAGCATAACCTGTTGAACCTACTTTAGCAATAACATCTCCAGCGAGTACTTCATCTCCAGCTTTACAATCAATCGAACTGCAGTGATAGTAACCAGTAGTGTAACCATCTTTATGCTGTATTAAAACATATTTACAACCATCGTGTAATACACCCGCTTCTTTCACTGTGCCGTCCATTACGGCATAAATGTTGCTGCCCTCTGGCATAGCGTAATCTACCCCTGTATGCATTACACTTGCACCACTTATTGGGTCTAGTCTCATTCCACTAGGCGATGTCATAACTAACTTGTCAAGTGGCAGATGTTTAAATGTTGTCATTTTTCTGTATAAGCACACTGAATCTTCTGTTAGTATGTTGTTTAGATTTGTTCTTAAATTATGCCAGTTCTGTTTACCTACTGTTGATGTGTAAACTGTGCCTTCTTTTTCATTTGAATTAGCATTTACTACATAAATATCGTCTTTAGTTAGTATTACTATTATGTTATCTGAATTAGCTAGTTCGTTTATTGCCTTACTTTGTTCTTTGTATACATTCACATCTAACTGTATCTTTTCCCAAGTAGATAACTCTGATAAAGCGTATGCTTTAAAATCTTTTAGCGTATTAAATGGCTCTAACTGAAATGCTTTACTAAAATTACGTACAAATACATCTCTATTATCTGAATTAAAATACGCATCATCTGTAGTGATATTTAAGCCTGCAAGCGTACTTTCAGTAGTACGCTGCAATGCATTTGCTTTAGTAGCCTTGAATGTAAAAATAAATACATTAAATAGTAATAGCGCGAGTAATATCATCACTAAATGCTGTCTGTTACTGCTGTCTTTAGTTTTGCGCGTATGTCGTGCCACTCTAATCTCCTATCTCTATTTCTTCATCTAAATGTTTATTGAATTTCTTTAAAGCTTCTTTAAATTCTAATTTTCTTACTTTTATAGACTCTTCCATTATCTGTTTCTTTATCTCAATTGAAGCTTCACTTACCGCTAAAGCTAAATTGTTTACTTTTACTCCGTCTTTTGACACTAGTCTCAAACCGTCAAGTGTCTGCGCTCTTGATAGTGCAACATAACCTAGATTTTCACACCAGCAACGTGATAAATCAATCGCAACATCAGAAAATGTCTGCCCTTGAGATTTATGCATAGTTATAGCGTATGCAAGCTTAAGAGGATATTGATTAAAAGATGCTAACTCTTTTTCTTCTAATATCTTACCATCAATTATGTCTTCTTTACTGTCTTGCTCTTTTGCTTTACGCCACTTACGGCTTGTTAACGCTATATGTACTGGCTTTTTAAAAGCATACTCATCTCCATTAGATAATTGAATAGCCCATCTGCCCTCTTTGTCAATAAAGAACTTACCTATTGAACCATTCCTTAATGGCAATGCTTCATCTTCATTTTGACTATAAATTAACTCGGAGTTATTCTGATTAGATGTAACCATAACTGTATCTCCTGCTTTTAGTGCGAGCTCTTTGTCTACATTACATCTCTTTGCAAAATTTAAGTCTTCTAAATTCGCTTTATCGTGACTTGTTTTCTTGCCGTATGTTGTAGCATTCTTTACAAGCTTGCCTTTATTTAAGCGATGCATTTCGCTGTTTACTTTATCAGCAGCTTTATTCGTGCTAAACAAACGCATAATAGGCTTGCCATCATTCTCTAATGTCTTGATGTTTTTAATCTTATCAAAAATTTCGCTGTTGTAACCATTGCCAATTGAGATTTCCTGTAGCACATCTGCAAACTCTTTATCATCTTTAGCTCTGTAGTTTTTATCGAGGTATAAATGTAAAAAATTACACTTATTCCATTCTTCTGTGCCATAGCAATAGTCGCCTTCAACTGGAGGTAGCTGTGTAAAATCACCTGATACGATTATCTGCGTGCCGTGCTCTCTTAAACTATGAATTCTTTTAAGCACGTATTCAAATTGCTTATCAGAAAGCATAGATACTTCATCTATAATTAAACAAGACGTGAATCTTATTATATTGTCTGTATGATACCAATGTGCAGGCGGTTTCTTTATATCATCTTCATATGATGATGTAGAAATACCCAAACCTGACCAAGAGTGTATTGTTTTCCCATTAATACGATTAGCTGATGTACCTGTTGTAGATGTAATAGCTAATCTCTTATTAGGGTAGAATAAATTATATAAATCTTGAAACTTCTGTATAACCCAAGATTTACCTGAACCAGCTGGTCCACTTAAGAATACGTTATATCCTGCTAGCATATAAATCAACGCTTCAGCTTGTGACGTATGCTTTGCTTGTGATATATGCTCTTCTAAACTTTTATCTGAGCCTATTAACTCTCTTATTACTTTATCTCTTTCTAATATTTCAACTTTTTTCTTAGTTGCCATAGCGTCCTCTATAAAAAAAAATAAGCGGCTCAATTAAGAGCCGCTCTATAATCATTACTGTTTCTTCTGCTTACGTCTAAGAACCAATAGTCCTACAAGAGCAAGCGCAGCGATGCCGCCAGTAATTCCTATTACTTTGTTGTCTACACCTGTTGGAGGAATGATTAGCGCTTCGTCTAGCACATTGATTTTAATCAAGTCTGTTCCAAGCTTATCATCACCTGTTGGCTTAACTTCAAACTTTTCATGGCTAATAGCATAACCATTAGGAGCTTTTGTTTCCTGTACGTAGTACTTATGCTCAAAGCTGTATGGGATAGAGAAGCTTACCTTACCGTTTTCATCAGTAATACCAATAGCATCTTTTCCGTTTACATCTTTTGCAACTGTACCATCTTCATTGAATACTGTAATTTCAGCACCCTTTAGGAAATGTCCTACGTTATTTGCGTCAGCCTTTGCGATGTTGATGTCAAGCAGCATTGATACTCTAACTGTCTGGTCTTCATTATCAAGCTTAGCGTGTCTACCTACTGGTACTCTGTTGCCATCACGAGTGATTAGCTCGAGTTCTTCAACAACAACTAGCTTGTATGAAGCGTACTTAGTAGCGTCAATCTTGAACTGGAAGTCGTGTGTCATCTTTTCAGAATCAGCAGTGAATTCCTTTGTTAGTTCATAGTCTTTGCCATCTTTCTGAACATAAGTTAGTTCTTTATACTTAGCTTTCGCTGCATCAGTAGTAGGTACCATTGCAAGCTTAGCAACTGTTCTGTACTTAGCGCCAATAGCAAGGTCGCTTGTCATCATCTTTTCGTTGATGATTTGCTCTGTCTTTGTACCATCAATGAAATGTGTACCATCCTGAGCTGTAGCCAAAGTCGTAATCTTAGGCTCCTTTATCTTATCTTCAATGCTTACTACAGTTGATGTACCCTTTACAGTGAATGTTGTTGGCTCTGCAGTCTCAAAACCAGCAGGCGCTTCAACTTCTTTGATAGTGTACATGTTACCGTCTGTTAGTCCCTTGATGCTTGTAGGTTCCTTTTCAGTAACCCATTCTTTAATTACCTGACTGCTTTCAACATCAACTAACTGTAGTTTAGCTCCAACTACTGGATGCTTTTTACCATTAATGTCTGTTGTGTATTTCTCTACAATCGTATTTGTAGGAGTTTCCTTAGATGTTACTGCATAATCAAAGAATGCTGTATTTATTTCTTTAATCTTAGCGTCTACCTGATAGATATTGCTGTCAAGTAAATAACCCTTTGAAGGTGTCTTCTCTTTGATAGTGTATCTGCCAGGAGCAAGTCCCATAGCTTTAGCGATACCTGCTGCATCTGTAACAATGTCTACTACAAATGTTTCTGTATTTGCTTCTACTCTAAATACTGAGTAAATAGCACCGGCTAGTGTACCGAATTCCTGTCCTTGAGCATTTTCTGCGTCAACCTTCTTAACAATCAGATTTACTTTCTGTGTCTTTTCAACCTGGTCGAATAGAGCTGCGCCTTTTGTAATTTCTTTAGCGTTTTCGAACGATGGTACTTCACTATATGACTGCGTTACGTCAGAGTTGTCTGCGTTTGGTGTAATTCTTACATAAATAGTTCTTTCATCAAGAGCAAGTCCCTTAGGAGCTTTTGTCTCCTTGATTGTATATGTACCTACTAAGCCAGTTGGCGCGCCATTACTGTCTTTGAGTAGTTCGTCGCCACCGATTTTATAAGAATCTCTATACTTTACATCACCATTTGCGTCAGCTTTGAATTTCCAAGTTCTTACAGGTTCTGCGCCTGTAATGTCTCCTACTGAAGCGTAGTACTTAACTTCAAATTCAGCACCTTCAACAGATAGACTCTTATCAGCGCCTTTTTCAATCTTCTTATTGACAAGTAGATTAATAGGGTCAAACATAGGAATGTCTTTTACGTCAACAACAGTTGTCTGACCGTTTGTTACAGTCACAGGATATACCTTGCTGTTTAGCAAATAACCGTAAGGAGCTTTAGTCTCTTTTGCATAGTATGTTCCGCCTGGTAGATTAATCTCATTACTTGTACCATCGGCATTTGTTGTAACTGTACCCTTTGCAACTGTGCAAGCTTCATCTGCGTAGAATGTATATTCTGCGCCTGCTAATGTGTAAAGTGGGCAGTTCTTCAATAGCTCACTCTCTTCTGGCTTAGCATTAGCTTTATGCACGCTAGCTTTTCCACCAGCTCTGTAATTAATCTTATAGATACCTACACCAGCTTGTGTATAAGCTGTTGGTGAAATGAATGAGCATAGTAGTGTATCACCGTGCTTTGCAAGAATTCTTACTCTTAGACCTGGGTTTTCTCCTGCAGGGTTATTCCAACCTGGAGAATAATCAAGGTCTGAGCTTACACCAATGTGTGAACAGATTAATGAGAATGTAGGAGATGCTGGAATCTTTACGTCACCAACTGTCTGCGCTACAATCTGAGATGTTCTCGTTGAGTCATCTTCCCAAGTCGTTAAGTCGTCTAGCTTAGGGTCTCTAAGTCCTAGCGCAACTTCTGCTGGATAGATATACATTGACTGATAACCAGCTAACTGCCAATCAGATGAGGCTCCATAGAAATACTGAAGTGATTGCGCAGTATTATAACCGTAATAACCGTTTACTGCATTAATCTTTAGTACTTCATTTACCTGAGGTTCGTGTCCGAATTCCCAAGTTCCTGGTAGTGTCATTACAGGTGATGTGTACCAAGCTGGAGCGTCTGGCTTAACTAGGATTGCGTCGTTTGACAGCTCAATCTCTACCTTGTTGATTGATGCTGGTACGCCATTAATAACGATTGTTGAGTCTTTAATAGCCCAAGCTTTCATATCGTTTACTACTTCTTTACCGTTAATCTTGATAGATTTAACTGAGTAGTAATCTAGCTCTGTGTTATCTTTAGTAATCTTGAACTGTACGACATTGCTTTCTAGCTTTGATGTAACTACAAGATTTTCAACAAAATTACCTTCTACTCCATTGTTCTTTACTGATACCTCTGTCTTAGCAACAGATTCGTCAGTTGTTGTGTAAAGTAGCTGGATACGTGTATCGTTGTTTGTGTCATATTTCTTAGGCACATAAACAACACCGTTGTCGTATACTACGTCTTTTCTAAGCTCTGCCTTTGTGTTATTCTTAGCAGCAAGAGCCTGTACAAACTTAGCGTCTGTTACCTGTGGCTGAGCGTATGCTACGTAGTAATCTGAATTCTTATCTACATCGTAAAGAGCAACTGTTGAATAACCAGCACTCTTGAACTTATCAATGTTCTGTGCAGCCCATAGGTCATCAAGTGATGTTGTACCCTCTGTAGCTAATGTAGGTGCAATTGTCATTGAACCAACTGTCTTAAAAGATTTTACATTAGCGTAATTTGCACTAACATTTTCTTTTAAATACTGCTCTGTCGATGTTGTAGCAACTACTTCTTCAGATTTTGAAGGCATAAGTGTTACATCGTCACCACCTGTTTCATTTTCTTCAGACGCTGGCTGCTCTGCTGGAGTATTTGTAACTTCTTCAGGCTGCTTTTGCTCTTCAGTTGCATTCTCAGTTGACTTTGATTTAAATGTAGCTTTAATCACAGTATCTTCTGTAGCTGTAACCTCTGCTTTATTATCTTTTACCTCAACCTGAGATGTTTCTCCGCTTGTAGTCTTAGCCTCAAGCTTTTCAAGTTCATAACCATCATTAGCTTTTACTTCTAGTTCTACCTTTTCGTCTTTGTTGACTAGCTTGCTTTCTTCTTCAGTGACTTTTTCACCGTCATAAAACTTTACAGAGCCATTGTCAGATTTTTCAATTCTGACTTCTGTCTGGTCTTCTAGCTTTAGCGGACTGGCTTTCTGTCCTTCAACAGCGTATACAACGCTAGCGAAAGAACTTACAACCATTGTCATAGCTGTCGCTAAAGCAAGTAGTCTGCTCTTAGTCTTTCTCTTCATTAAATGTTTCCTTTCTTATATAAAAATAAAGGCGCACGAATGTGCGCCTAGTTTAAAACTATTTTTAGTATTCCCAGTGTCCTTCTTCAGGGTGATTGATTGTCTGTGTATCAGTTCTGATAAGCTTTTCTTCTAGATTGCTTGCATAACCAGTAGTAACGTATTTGCTTCTATCAAAATTATCCATAGCTGCACAAGCTTCATCATATGAATAATAATTGCCAATATACTCTGTAGACTTATCTGATTTTACACCGTATACCTTATAGACGTATACGTAATCATATACTGGAACCTGCTTAGTTTCTGTCCAAGCTGCTCTATCAACTACCCATCTAGGTGTCTTTGTAGCCGGCTTACTAGCGTTTGTTGATGGCTTAGCAGCAGGCTTACTTGTAGTGTTTCCTGTAGCTGACTGCTTAGCAGTAGACTTACTTGGCTTATTAACTGTTTCTTCCTTAATAGCTGGAGATTCTGCCTTATCTGTAGACTTAACCTCTTCTTCCTGCTTAACATCTTCATTCTTAGCAGTTTCTGTTTTCTTTGTATCTTCTTTCTTAACTACTTTCTTCTTTGTCTCAACCTTAATAATCTTCTTATCAGCAACCTTAGGTGTTTCTGTCTTTGTAGCTGTAATTCCAATAATGATTAGTATAGTAATTAGTATAACTGCAATTACTGTTGTTATTGTCTTCACCTTATGCTCTGTTACATAATTCTTTATGTTCTTAAAAAAATTCTTCATTTACTTTCTCCTTAGTGTTTACATCTTGCGTTTTTTGTGATTTGTTTATTTTTATGTATAATATCATAAACAATTGAGTTTGTAAACACTTTTTGAAAAATATTTTACATTTTTTTTATTTTTTGTTGTTTACAGGCAAAACACAGTCTCTTTTTAGTTAGTTGTACTTCTTTAGTACATTTCTTTAATCTCTTCGAGTATGTCTTCAAAATCGTCATATCTACTCGATTTTCTGCTTTGCTGCAGATACTCACATAGTGAATCAAACCACTCAGCTATGTCTTTTGTAAAGTTTTCTTGAATATGATATAAATAGCTATCAAGCGCCATATTGCAAAGTAAATCTGTCTTTTCAACAGGTATAGTATAAAACTCGTCGTTGTCAAGCATATACTGAATAAGCTCTTCATAAGCGTCAGAGTCTGTTTCTGTCTCTAGCGCTTTCTGTATTCCATAGCCCTGCTCATACACAGCTATTCGTACATCAACACTTTCGTGATTTACTAGCTCTTCAAGCCAATTACCATTTTCAGCTGCTTCTATAAGCACTCCTGTTTGTGAAGTGTGTTTTAATTTATCATAACCATAACCCATTTCAGCCGCTGCATATAAACTTTCTAGAGTTGCATCGTACTCATCAAAATATTCGTCTATTGAGCCATACATATCTTTTGCAGGTCTATCTTCTACTCTACTGAAGAATTCTTCTCTTGTTTCTCCTGCTTGCTGCTCTGCGATTATGCAACATCAGCAGCTAGCTCTACATCTTCTTCAAATTCTCTATATCCCCAACGATACTTTGGGTTGTCGTTTAAATAAAATAATGTCATTTAAACTCTCTTCTCTCTTTTTATTTAGTTGTACTTCTTTTAATTCTGAGAATCTATAATCGATTCCATAATTCTTTTTGTGTTTATATAATCTTCAGCAATTCTGTCACAGTCATCATAGTATGTAACTGAAGCGCCAGGGTGTGAGAAGAATGACTTGTCATACGACCACCTGTCATTCACTGGGCAAGCAGATGGTAGTCTGTATAGCTTTACGCCGTTACCGATAGTTGCAGCGAATGTACTATGCAAGTGTCCCATTATTACTTCAATATTTGTAGCGTCACTTACTTTCACTCTAGCATTCTGCTCTACAAACGGTAAATTACCTACTCTTGCTGACTCTTTATCACCATGTGTTAATATGATAATATTAGTGCCGTGTGTGATTACGTGTCTAGGCTTTGGTGATATGTCTATGTTAACTGAGTCAAGACTAGAAAATCTCGCATCTAGCCAAGCTGTAAGATAAAAACCAGTCTGTTCGTCGTGATTACCTCTCACGTAGTAATATTCTACTGGAGCTATTTTTGAAAACTCTTTACAAGCATACTCTAACAAGCCAGTAGCAGTGATGAATGCGTGCTGCCACGTTACATCATCGTCCTGTGGTGTACCTGCAGTAGTCGTAGCATTCTTCGTATCTGAGTTTAAGAAATCTCCTGCAAGATTGAGAATTATTCTAGTAACCTTTCTTGCTTTCATATTCTTAACCATTTTATCAACTATGCACATAAATACATTTTTTGCTGTTTCTAAATCATAATCTACTCCGTTCGTAACTGAGCCGTCTACGAATCTATTTAAATGAAAATCTGCGATGTTTGCGATGGCTAGTACTTCACCTTCGCTGTCGTCTACCTTTAGAGGTACTCTTTCTAGCTTGATAGGCTTCGTGTTTGTGCGTATACTTGCAATAGCGTTGTTTATATCTTCTTTCTTATCAAGAACATATGTAATCTTTGCTGTCTTAGTAGTTCTTGTATGCGCTGTAACTATCGCATTTTCTGGAATGCTATCTAATAGTTCCTGTTCCTGCTCTAGTGGCTTTGTTATTGAAATTACTTTCTTACTTGTGTTTGTGTTCTGCCAACTCACTTGATTAACGTCCTTTCATCACTTACTAAATAAAGTAAGTTTCTACAATATCTTTTAAATCATAAAAATCTAATTCGTGATAATATCCTTGTGTAGATGGTATATCTTCTACAATAGTATTACCACATTTGATATATAATCTGTCTGTTCTTAGCTTTTGCTCGTTTCTATCATACTCAAATAACATATAATTACCTGCAGCAAGATAAGTTTCAACTACATACGGTTCGTGTAACCCGTTGTACTTAGCAACTAATGAGTACTTTTCATCTATATCGTATCTTAAATCTATACGTACGTATCTGGCAACATACTCACCTTGCTGTATGTCTACTGAAGCATAAACATCTACTTTACTCGTTCGCGAAGTATCTACTGTGCCTATCGGTAATGTAACTATATTATTAACTTTAAAACAATTCACATCCCAATGTACATTATCTAAAATTGTGTATACGACATCTTTATCTTTAATCTTTATAGGAAATTTTGTGTTTAATGCGTTTAAGTATAACTTGTCTCCTTCTAATGAAAAATCTTTTATACGTAACTCGTATAAATCAGGCAATGATTTACCCGCGAACGCTACTTCACTAAAATAATCATAGAAAAATTCGTCTTTTGAAATTGCACTAGATGTGTATTCTTCATACGCACGTATTAGTCCAGTAAAACCTGTAATAATCGCTGCCGCGTAGTAGTTTATAAACTTCTCTATATTTCTTATAGCTTGAATATTTACTTTACTATCTTTATCTTTGTATTGTTGTATTTTATCTATATACTTCTGTGAGCAATCGTCGTTCTGAAATTTTCTGTCACGTCCTGCTATAAACTCTTTTACTTCATATAAAAAATGTATGTTGTCTTGTAACATCTACGTCACTCCTAATAATAGTACACTGGCTTATATTTATGCTTTTTATCTGATAATAAATCTACTAGCTTATACTTACCGTCTTTCTGCTTTTCTTCACACCACGCGTGATATTCATTATCTCTGTAACCGTAAACCATTCTACATTCTATGTTGTTCATTCTGCAAAAAGCGCAGTATAAGGCAGCGTAATCTACGCATACGCCATATTTTCTTTTTACTACATCTTCTAAGCTAGGGATATAATCTTCTTCTTCGTAGGTTTCTGTTGAGTAATCTAGGTCCTTTACAAACTCTGTAATCTCTTCTCTACTATTCAAATTATATTTATATAACTTATCATAGCTTATCATAGTAGAAGACGCAGTTAACTTCATATTCGCTGTTATCTTCTGAGAGTATAGTTCATTACCTAAAGCATCAACTACTTTTATGTTATATTCACCTTGCCCATCAGGTAATGTTACTCTGTATACACTCTTGCCAATAGGATATACACTGATAATCTTATTATCTTTTTCTACTATTACTCTTGAACCTTTTTCTACTTTTACTTCAATTATATCTCTTAGTTCAGTAATACGACAACCAGAGCGCTGTTGCGCCTGTAAGTATTCGTTATACATCGGCAAAGCTAATGTAATTATATCCACGTTTCCTCTAATAGCTCTTCAGCTGTTTTATTTGTTGTATCATAATCAGGCAATATAATTACTGAATCTTGTGTAGCGATAAATCTGCCTGCTCTTAATCTATCTGCAATAGCATTTTGTTTTTTACTGCTTTTTGCTTTCTCATAAATTGCAAGCCATTTTTCTTTAAACTCTAAATCTGTACCACTCATCGCAAATATATCGTCTGTTGTATTCTCTTTTATTTCTACTGGCGTCTGTATAACTTTCTCTTCTTGTATTTCTTCTTTTATCTCTGCTTTTTGTATTTCTTCTTGTACAACTTCTTGTACTTTTTCTTCTACTGGCTTTTCTGTACTGCGTAAGTTTAGCTTTAGTGTACTAACTGTCCTCGGCTGTTCAGGCTTAGGAGGAATTACTTTTGTATTATTCTCATTTATCACCTCAACATCTATATTATCAGGAGGAATTACTTTCACATTCTGTGATGTTTCAGGACTGTATACTGTGCCAGCGTCGTCTTGCTCCTGTAGATTCTTTATAAAATTCTGCAATGACATTCTTTTAGTCCTCTTCTTATTAAGACGCTGCATATCGCAGCGCCTCTCTATGGAATTATTTCTTGTGTAGATTTATCTACTACATTTACACCCTTTTCAGAGATTTTCTGTGCCTTTTCACCTAATGCACTCCACTGAGTAGCAAATAGGAATATTACGCCAATTGCGATTAGTAGTACTAGTCCAGTTTTAATAATACCACCAAGTGATGCGTTACCACCACCGCCACCGCTGCCTTTTACGTATGATACAATGTCTTTTGCAATCTTAATGATAGCAATAAGTGCAACTATACCACCTGCAAGTACAGCAGCGAATGATAGTAAGTTTCCTACAATTGATGTCGCAGCAGCGCTAGAAGGTGCTAAAGGTGTAGCTAACATATAGTTCATTACGTTTTCCTCCTTATAGTTTAGTTTCAATATAATTTATAATGATTGCAACTTGCTCAGAGCTGAAATTATACAGCTCTATTTTGCTTTGCTTTAATTTATTCAGCAAGTCTTTTGCTAAAACGTCCATGATTGTTGTAGGCGTATCATTCATTTCCTCTTCCTCATCTTTTTCTTCAACTTTAGTTCTGCTGTACAGCGCTTGTTTTGATTCATCTGACATACCATCTAGAAATGAATCACTGTCATATTGCTCTGACGAGCGTATCTGCTCTTCTAATGGCGTGATTAAAATCTCATCATCAGATAATGCAAGCGCCTCTAATTTTGCTTTTGCCATAGACTACTCCTTTTCATTGGGTTTTTGCAAGTTTAATTTAAAACTTGACTTCTTTTGCTCAACGAACTCTTTTTCATCTTCGTCAGGTATGCCAAGTAAACTCATATTAAGTCGCTGTGTCTGTACTTGTTGTTGTAAAATAAGGTTTTTCTTCTTATACTCCTCATTCTCTTTTTGAAGACTGCTTGCAGTGTTCATTAGTTGCTCTACTTGTGTTTCTAATGTCTTTAATGCATTATCAACATCAGGTGGATAACATCCGTAAGGGTTAGACACTCTGATATTATATTTCTTAATTATTTCAGTAATGTCTTCTTTCTTTCTGCTGTCAGTCTTATTTCTCTTCAGTATGTTCTTCATAAAACTCCTCATAAGTTCCTGTACTATGATTGTACTTCAAAGGAATTATTCTGTCAGCTCTTATAATCTTATTAAATACTGTCTTGCCAGATTTTGCTTTGTATTGTTCAGAATCTATTTTGCCATAAATTCTAACAAGATTAAAATCTACAAGAGTATTCTTCAATATATCATCAATCTCACCTGCATAGATAACCTTGACGTACGTGTGTCTGTTTTTCTCTGAGCCATCTATTAATGTAAACGTTCCAGTGCGTATCGCCGCATTAAACGTAGCAAGCTCTGAGAATATGTGTATTTCTTTTTGTATTCTTGCGTCAATTACTATTTCGTTTCTCATACTTACCAAATCACATTCTTTTCGTACTCTTTTATTAACTCATTAAACTTGTCATAATACGAATCTTTTTCGTCTATATAAAACACATTATCTGGAGATATTTCTTCAGTACTTAAGTAACGTATATTTTCATCTTTAAACTCATTCTGAATTTTTTCTACGCAGTCAGTATAACTGTTGCCATTTACAATAGCAAGATAATTCATATCATCAAAACCGTCATACGCTACAGTAATGCGTACTTTATATAACATTAGTAATTCTTTCCTTTCTAAAGTAGTGAAGCAGAGCAGAATTAACTGCTCTGCTAGTATGTTTAAGCTTTCGCTCTTTTTCTCAATGCAATAGCAAATGCACTTGCGAACATTGCGAACGCGTATACAGCTACGCTTGAGTTTACTCCTGTGTTTGGAGTTGTTGCTGGCTTATCAAGCTTTGTTGTTACTTCGGCTGTTGTTGGAGGTAATTCTCCTAGCTTTAGTGTAGCAATATTCTTGAATGTGCCATACTCAGTAATCTTAGCTCTGTAGGTGATTGTGAAATCTTTGTTCATACGAGCCATATCTACTGTAAATTTATTGTCTTTTACATCAACAGTAAACTTATCTTCAGTATTTACTTTTACTGAGTCTTTGTCAAGCTCTAGTCCCTTTGGTAGTGTATCTGTTACATTAACGTCATTGATAAATCTTGACTGTTTTGTGATGTTAAGCTTATACTCAACATAATCGCCAATTTTATTGAACTGACTTGCATTTGTAATCTCTTTAGCGATAAATGCTACAGGCTCATTTTCAATCTTTGTGATTGTAGCACTCTTCTGAGGAGTCTTATCTGCAGAATTATCGTGAGTTAGAGTTGCCTCATTAAGTACAGTATCATTGAACTTAGCTTTATCAGTCTTCATTGAGTATGTAATTGTTACATCTTCTGTCATTTCAGGTACTGTAAGCTTAAAGCCAACAATCTTATCATCTTTCTTTTCGAAGTCTAGAGTATAACTACCCTTTTCAAGACCGTTAACTTTGAATGTATCTTCGATTAGTTCAGCGTTAGCTGGTAGTGTATCAGCAATAACGGCGTTTATAGCTTTATCAGCCACTGTCTTATCTTTTACAATACTTGCTTTAACTGTGTAATTTAATACTTCTGATTTTATGATTTGTGCCTTATCAACTGTCTTCTCAATATTCAATCTAGCTGGTAGTACATTTACTACTGCTGACGAAGTCTTAGGGAATTCCATAAAATCTTTATCAATTACTGATGCTGTATTCTCAAGAGCTCCTGTTAGAGCAGTAACTTCTGCTTTGTATGTAATCTTCAAGCCATCGCTTAATGTAGGCGCTTCAACCTTAATCTCTCTAGTGCTTTCGTCATAGCTTACAACTGCATTAGCATCACTTGCTTTTGCATCGCCTACAAGCTTTATACCTTCTGGTAATTTATCTTTTACTACAACGCCTTTTGCTGTTGTACCTGCAACTTTATTCTTAACTTCTACTGTATAGTCAAGCTTGTCACCAACTACAACTGAGTTATTAGCTCTTGTTGTAATAACAGTCTTTACAATATCTAAGTCAGGAATAATTGAGTTTATCTTCTCATTAGTTGTAACAATGCTAGGGTTATTCTCAGCTGTAACTGAAACAGTGTTATTTAACTCTGTTGAGTTTCTAGCATCTGTCTTTACCTTAGCGTCGTACTTAACAACGATTGAGTCTTTCTCTGCATCTGTTATCTGCTTGAACACAATCTTAAAACCTTTTTCATTTGCCTCTTCAATTATGTAGTTATCAGCCGATGTGCCCTCTACTACGATTGAGTCTTTGACTAATTCTACTTTATCAGTATCAAGTGTGTCTTTTAAAATAACATTCTTAGCAACAGTTGTAGCGTCACCTGAAATCTGCTTTACATTTACTGTGTAATGTGCTAGCTCTCCTGCTTGAACATCTTTCTGCTCTGCAGTCTTACTTAGTTGGAATTCAGGTATCTTTGAAAAGCTTACAACAATCTTATGATTATCTTGTACTTTTTCAAATACATAAGAATTAGGTGTTGTAGGTGTAACTACTGTACCGTCAACAGTTACTTTTCTTAGTTCATATCCCTTAGCAGGTTCGAATGTAACTGTCTTATCATCATTGTACTCTACTACTGAAGGCTCATCGATTCTTCCACCAACTCCGCCTTCTACTTCTGTAACGATGTTAAACTTCTTCTTTGAGAACTGCGCATCAATTACATGGTCTTCTGATACTTTCTCGAATGTAAACTCTGTTATAAACTTAGTAAAATCTTCTATGATTTTGCCGTCAACAGTAAGCTTAGTTAGTTCATAACCGTTATTTGGAGTGTAATTTACTACAACGTCACTACCACTTTCTACTATTGAAGATGGTGTGATTGTACCGTTAACTGCACTAGTTGTAATGCTATGCTTGATAGGTACATCTACTTCAGGTACTCTAGGGTGAGTAGCTAATGCATTTGTAATCTTATTACCCTTTTTAAAACCTTCTGGCTTTATCTTTGTATCAAACTCAACCTTAAACGTTGATGCCTCTGTAGTAGAGTTCTTTAGATTAAATGATAGTAAATCTTTCGTCTTGCTTACTAACTCTACTTTTGCACCTTCTCCAGTTGCGCTTGTCTTTACTGAATCTTCAACAAGCTCTAGATTATACTCTTTTAGTTTATCTTCTACTAGCTCTGCTCTTTCCTTAGCACCTATCTCTTCACTTGATGCCTCAATTACCCAATGCGCATAAGGGTACTTAGGGTCAATGTAATTTGTGTCTGATGTCTTTGTTACATTAAATGTAGCAATAGGTGAGAATCTAGCTGTGATTGTTAAATCTTCTGTTAGTACGATATGATTTAAATCTTCGTCTGTAAGCTTATCACTTGGTGTGAATGTTCTACCATCATCTGTCTTTACATTCTTATCAACAACGTAACTATTAAACTCGTAATTACTATCGACAGTGTATGTAGGGTTAGAGATAGTGTAGCCCTTGAAATAAGCATTTACTTCTTGGCTAGTTATTTTACTATTTCCATTACCATCTGTCTTATATGTTACATTTGCCTTAGGTAGGAAGAATGATACACCCCAGCCTGATGCTTGACCGTGTAGTGTTACAGGCAACTCACCTGACTGGATTGTCTTATTAGTTATCCAGAATGCTGAGTCTGGTCTCATCTGACCGTCTACTCCACCAATGACGTAATTCTTCTCTGAACTTGCATACAGTGATGTGCTTGAGCTGCCATTTAATAAAACATCAGTTGTAACATCAATCTTTGTCTTATCAAATGCCCATCCCTCTTGTACGTCTATGTCTTCAGCTTTTACTGCTAGATAAGGGTTATTAAATCTCTGTACTGTGCCGTCTTCGTTAGTGTGTATAATAGTGAACTTTACAGTAGTTTCCATTTCACCTGACTGATTAGGCGAGATTCCTCTTGTATTATCCCAAGCGTCACTATCATTCTGCATACCAATCTCTTTTCTTGAGTTAGCAGCAAACAACATAAAACCGCATTTATCTGTCTTAGCAACAAACTTATAAACGTCAGCTTGTACGTCATATAGTTTACCATTAATGCTCATAGCATTTTTATAGATAAAACGTAGTTCACCTTCATTATAAGTAGTCGTACCTTGTGGCACTTTTATATGCCAACCTGTATCGTTAGTTCTACCAACAATATTTGTCATTTTTGTAAACTGTAGACTTGTATTAGTAGATTTATTTTCTACTGTAGCGTTAGCGTCACTGTTTACTTTAAAATAACCATCAAATCTGTTACCAGCATAATTGATGATATTATCAGCTTTTGTATGCGTTGCAGGGTTAGTATCAATAGCAAATTCACTACTTCCTCCGCCAATCGCAAAAGCTGAGCCTGCATTGCCGAGCATAAATACGCCCGCTGTTGCGAATGCAAGCAACTTTTTAAAACCTTTCTTTAAATTCATACTCTCTCTCTCTCTAAATTAACTAGTCTTGAAAACTAAAGTCTTCAATCTGCTCAAGTTGTTTCACTACTTCTGGTCTATCAAATATAATATCCCAGTTCTGATACCAGTGCATTTGCTCAATCTCATCTTCGATAATACCGAACTCTGAGCATACTGGCACGTATTTAGTAAACCATTCTTTAATCGTAGCATTTACCATTGTTGACTTAGGATTCATTTTTGCTATTGACACGAAGCATTTATTCAATAAGTCTTTATCAGGCTTAAATGAAGCAACACGTGCGTCACCTGCAAATATCTGTAATTGTTTGTATACTGACTTTACTGAGTTTATGCTTGTATTACTTGGTATAATAACCTTATCTACAGCATTTAATATTGTTGTTGCTACAATATTATCATAAAACTCAGGCATAGTGTCAATAACTATAAAGTCATAGTGCTCACTCAAATGTTTTAATAAACATATCCAGAAATCTCTGTTATCATTAATCTCTTCAATTGGCAAGCTTGGCGGTAAGTAAAAGTCTACGTTCTGTGCAAAGCTAGGTTTAATTGCAGCACATTTCTTCAAGTTTTCAAACTCAGTCTCACCTGCAAGATAATTCTTATAGTACGCTGCAATAGACTTATGTGGCATAGACGCAATGATTGAGACCTGAGGGTCGTATACATCTAAGTCTAGACAAGCTACTCTAGCTGTTGGATGAGTCTTTGCGTAGTGATACACTGTCATCAGTGCTGTAGTACTCTTTGAACTACCACCTTTCGCAGAATAAAATGCTAGTATTTTTGCGTCTGCATCAGCATTATCTGTAGTGCTTACGTCATCTACATTTTCTATCAAGCTAGCAAGATTAGCAAAATCTTCTACTCCGCTCTTTTTATTTAGTTGTACTTCTTTTTGTTCAACTACTGGAGCTACTACTGGCTCAGGTTTAGGTATTTCTACCACCTTAGGCTCTTCGTCAACGATTACTTGCTCCTCTTCTATTTCTTCTACAGGAGCAGGTTCTTCTTTTGCTTTCTTCTTATCGTCTTCATATTTATATACATTTACTGGGCTTTTCATATAGCTTAATTCTATATCTTGATTATCGAACTTGTAATATTCTACTTGAATATCACTATCAAGTTCGTATGCTCTTAAAGCTTCGTATAATGTTTCATCTAATACTCCGATATTCAAGCATAGTACGTCATCGTCGCTTATGGATAAACCTTCTTCGCTATTAGCAGCTTTTTGCACAAATTCATCACGTGTCCATACCTCTTTATCGAAATTTTGCATTTCTTTAGGTATGCGCTTATCATTTGTAACAATTAGATACATATAATCTGCGTTCCTTTCTTATTTTAGTATTTCATTCTTGTAGCGTACTGCTCTCTGCTTTATTCTATTAGCTTTCTGTGAAATCTTTGCTGGTGATGTTGCAAGCACGTTAAATGCTATGAACACGTATAGCACTGAGAAGATTACACCTTTGCTAATAAGCGTTGTATACAGTATTACTAAAATGTAAATTTTGATACACGCAAGTAGATAACCTAATGCGTTCTCTTTTAAATTATTAAATACCTCTGATATTTTACCACTCTCTCTAAACAACTCTATTATTGCGTAATACACAAATTGTACTCCGAAAAATAATATCTTCATTAATCTAGACAGTTTAGCAAATATCAATGGTAAGAAAAACCCTAACATTAGAACATTCCACACCATCACTGATGTATATTTTAAATAATGCTGTTCTAATCTCTTTGCGCCTGTGTAATTAAATACTTCTTTTCCATCAGAATATATCTGAGGTGAAATATCCATCTGCGCATCTATAACTCTGAATGTATCAGCGTTTATGCTTGCATTCCTTGCTGTTGTTTTGGCAAATGGGAATGCATAACTCTTTTCTTCTTTTTTATCTGTCTCTTCTTCTTGTAACTGCATACTTGCTACGTCATAATCTTTATGGAATTTACTTTGACAGGAATATAAGTATGCTGCCCAGTTTCTAACTAAGTTTCCGTCACCTACGGGCACATATACGTCTCCTGTATATTTTGCACTGTTATATGCATACTGCCCTGACTTTATATTTTTTATACCCTCTTCAGTCAAATAACTCTGTTTCATTTTATTTGGCTTATCAGAGTACTGTGTATATAAGTTTTCGTATTTATCACCAAATACAGCTTGACACCAAGGTTCAAATATTGATGTTTTCCATAGCGCTGCTGCGACAGTGTTTGTACTATCATCGCTACCTATTACGTCGTCACCTTCATACGCTTTTGACAATGTCTCAGCAAACATCTTATCTGTCACTGTAGCAAGAGATATAAAGCGTTTGTTTAGCTTATCAGGAGATTTTATAAACATAAATGCTCCACCGATAAGTATGATGCCTATCAGCGCTCTTGCAATGAACTGCTTAAATGCTCCTGTACCTTTTCTTATCGCTACAGCGTGTTTAAATAATGATAGAATTAAACCTACAACTGCAAGACTGATAAATACTATTACTATAGGTCTTATGCCTTTTACTACATCAGTGCTTAGTATACTATCTACGAACGATTGCACTTGCTGTAAAGGCTCTGGTCCTAGTAAGTAAGTAACTGAGTCTGTAAGTACTTTACATACGTTTAATATAAACTCACTTTGAGTATAAGCAAAACCAGTAAAATAACTAGATATTGAAGACACTCTAGGGTCTGAACTACCTTGCATTAAAGAGTCAGAGTTAAGCACGATAGGTCTACCACTATAAACGTGAGTAGATAAATACCTACCGTGACTATCATACATAATAGTTTCACCTAAGTCTATATCACTTATTCTACCTTCTTGCATATAAGTAAATGCGTGGTCTAATAATGTTAGTGATGTTGTACTTTCACCTAAGTATCTATAATAGTGTATATCTGAGCCGAATAAATCATATAAGCTGTATTTATTCTTTGCTTCTGTTTTTCCTAGTAAGTCTGCTAGTACTTCTGAATTTGCAGCTTTCTGTCTCGCTAGTGCTGAACCATCAAAGTCAAATCTAAAGCCTGAATTCTGATTCATTATCAGAACTTTACTAGCAAGCTCATGATATATGCTTACATCAGCTACATCAGTTGTCGTGTTACCTGATGCGCCTTTATACGGCTTATCCATTAGTTTCATAACTTTTATGCCGTAGTTTATATCACCCTTTGAACCTTTAAACTTCTTATACCACTTATGCGCGTTTGCCTGTCTTTTTCCTAGCTTATTACCTGGTACTCCTTCAAATACTCTTAACCATTCTTTTACACATTCATCTATTGATGCATTTTTATTCGCTATGTATGTATCAACTATCCATTTGCCGTGACCGTCTGTATAACCACTCTTGTCATCTTCTTTAAAGAAATATGCAAGCTGATTATCCATTTCATACCAAGCGACCTTATGATATTCGCCGTACGCCAGTAGCTTAGAAAATCTAGTTCCTGTAAACTGAGCTAAACCTACAGCTGGATAGTATTGACCGTCTGTACCTTTATATGCACTCTTATCTATACGTAAACCGTTCTTAGCGTACATAGGAAATAGTTTATTCTTAGTGTAATCTGCTAGTGATTTTCTATTCTTTAGTATTTTTTGCTTTGTCTCAGTTAAGCCAGTTTCATATACGCCCTCAAGCGCAGCAGGGTCTAAGTGTGATTCTTCTTCGAATACACCGATTACTGCCGCAGCTTGATTATCTGTCATACCCATAGCTTTACACACTGACCAAATTTTCAGCGCGTTGTTATCTTTGAATGACAAACTAGGCGTATCTACTTTTGTATATTCAGTTGCAAAAGAAGGAATAACTAATGTTGTCATACATATCACTAATGCTAAAATTACTGACAGTAGTTTCTTCATGCTATTCCTCCTTCTTATTCTTTAGATATTCATCATACTTCTCTATTGCAACTTGCATTGCGTATGTTAAGCGTGTACCATTCTCTTGTTCAGTCTTTAGTTTCTCAATAAACGGAGTATACATTCTGTCGTCAGAGTATCTTCTTTCGTCAGTTTCAGTGTATAGTTTATCGTACATTACATAGATATTGTCTAAGTCTTCATCTGTAGCGTCGAAGTTAGTTGAACGCATTTCTTCACGATATGCTTCACTAGCCATTCTTGACTTAATCTCACACATCTTCTGTTTTAGATTGAAGATGTATACAATAGGTTTAACTGTAGCTGGGAATGTATCTTCATACTTAGTTTCCCAAGTAGTTAGTATTTTATTGTATATATAGAAACAACCGAACACTGCTATCAATGCCATTAGACTATTCGTCATCTGCATTAGTAAGATTAACATAACAGTCGATATATAAGAGAGTATTATCATACCTAGTAAAGGACCGAAAGTTGATGTGAGTATCTTTACCCAACCTTTAGTTCTATCTAATAGTATGCTTACAACAAAAATATAAAGCTTATACCAGAACCATATAAATATACAGAATTTAATTAATGACGTATAAAAATTAAAAACATTAATTAAGAATTTAGGTAGTAGATTTACAAAGCCTTTCTGATATTCTCCATTATAATAAGGGTTAGCTTTTACTTTTACTTGTACTCCCTGTTTATTATCTTTTGTTATAATCTCTTTTGTAATCTTAGGCGCCATAAAATGGTCAACAACTCTGTACGCATTGTTGTTTATTACTTTGCCGTTATATACTTTGCCATCTGTATCTTTAAATGAATGAGAAATTGAGGTTGACTGCCCATAGTAGCTAAAGGAATCTGCCAATAAAACTGAGTATTGTTGTATCGGCTTATTAGCTATTTTTACATCTTTGTATGCGTTTAACTCTTGAGCATCTCTTTCTTTGTCAATCTTTTGTGCGTCACTAAATAAACCATATCCAGTATTAAACTGTCCCCAAACATCTAAATAAGGTAGATATTTAATAACTTCAGCTCTGCTTGCAGCGTCGTCACCAAACAGTGATTTTATATCTTTATCTACTGTGTAAGTAGCACCTGTCTCACCTAAGTCAATAGCAGTAACTATAGGTTTCTTTATTACTTCCCAAGTTTTATCTGGCTTTACTGCCATCATTGTAACAAAGCCTATTTCAAGAAAAGCTATTAATGCTATGATTAGTATCTGCTTTACTGGCTTGCCATTACCTCTTATAAAGCCAATCACAGCTCCTACTAGTTTTATTAATGTATAAACTATGATTAAGAGCGTTATTAGTGTAACAACGCCTGATTCCCAGAGTTTTGTTGGACTTAAACCAACGTCTTCAAAAAATTGAAAATTGCTTATCTGCTGGAAGAATACAGCCATTTCGCATAACGTACCACTGACACTGAGTAGTGCTCTCTGCGGCATAATATAAATCGTTTTATTCTTACCCAAGTCTAAGCTTAAATTAGATACAGCGTAACCTGTAACGTGACTTTTAAATCTCTCTACTCTAGGGTCTATTATACCGAATGTTTCTCTATCAGCCTGCATCATCTGCTCTATGTCATAAGGCATTTCTCTCGCATCTGTCTGCGTCTTTAATGCAATTTTTACACCTTTAGCTTCAGCAGTCTGACGCATTAAGCTTATCATATTCGTTACTACTTCTTGATAATAAGGTCCACAATAAGTTTGTAATTCTTGTAGTAGTATTCTAGCATCATCTTCTGATAATTCTTTGTCTTTATGCGTATACTGCGCTGTCTTTTTGTATATACCACTGTATGCATATACATTCATTACAGCCAATGATGTTTCATCTCCGTATTTCTTAGATATACAATTATCATTATCTGAAAAGATTAAGCACTGTGTATACGCTATCTTATCTTTAGGTAGATTTGCAGCGTCATTCTCTAGTTTTTCTTTGAATCTATCAGCATTCTTTACTGTTTCTTCATTAGCTTTCTGCTCATCAATAAGAGCTTTAGCTTTATTAGAGTACTCATCACTTGTAATGTTAGCCTTAGGGTTAAAAACTGTTAAACCTTGTATGTTTGTTTCTGATACAAAATGAGGTTTAAGCTTTGAGTAGGTAGCATAAGTATTATCAGGCTTTTTGCCTACGTAACTCTTAATATCACCCTTAAACTCTTTTAAGTATTTCATAAACGCTTTCTGTACTTCAGGGTATTGAAAAGCTTGTTCATCTGAGAGTTTAGCTAAGAATTCCGCTCTAGCCTCTGAGTTAGCATTTAACTGCGCTTCTATACTATCAGCGTTAGTCTCTGCAGACTCTACTGCCTCTGTTGAAAAAGAACTATTTATCAGTGATTTTGCTGACTTAAATTCTTTTGTTGATATAGCTCTTTCAAAATATTCAAGATAATATTTCTTAAAGAAATCTAACACATCTTGGTCATTATCAGTATATGATTTATTATAATACAGTAGAGTTTTATACTCATCACTATTAGGTGCTTTTACAAAACTTCCACCGAACAATGATTTTACACCTCTCCAGAACTTCTTTAGCACACCAGTAGGCGCTACTTCAGAAAAGTCCATTCTTATTCTAGGATATTCTCCCATATAAGGATAAGAAGGAATATGAAAACCATATTTTGTTATTACATTTTCATTATCTGCCTCTTTACCTACTTTAACAATCCATTGATGTTCGTTTACATCATAAGTAGTGTCTGTGTACCCGTCTGAAATATCAGAAAGTGCTAAATTTTTGATGTATGTCTGAGAGTTAGGCGCATTATAATAGCCTTTGATAAAATCTTTACCATCTTTATCTTTTGTTTCTTTGAATACTACAAATGTCTGCGTATTCATCAACCATTCAAAAGGTCTAGTTATGTCTGATATTTTTGTTTGGAATATATTATCTACTTTATTTTCATCAGATGCATAAAATGATTTATTCTTAGAATCTTGATAGTATGTCTCTACAGCAAATGTCTGTACTGCTGTACATAAGAAGAGCATAGTGATAAATATAACAACGAATAATTGTTTTAGTGTCTTATTTTTCATCTCTCAACTCTAATGCTCTATCTATGCGCTCAAGTGCTGCTATTGTTTCTTTTTCAGCCTCATACTTTACGCTCATTATTTTCTGTAAATTCTGCGCAATCTCTCGAGCGACTAAAAAGTCAGTTTTGCTCATATCATTAAAATCATAATTGTGTTTATTACTTAGATTTAAAAAGTTTTCATACGAAGTGCAAACTGCTATATCAAAGCATAGCTTGTCTTCAACGTATGCCATATTAAATTCAATGAGCATTCTGCGTATTGCGTTTAAGTGTGTAAATACACTTCGCGCTCTTGCTTTATTCTGCATAATTCACCTCTATAGAAATGCTTCTACTATTGAATTTTTTGAATAACCATTTGTACTAGTCCAGTCATACTTCCACTGATTTTCACGTTCCTCTTCAAGAATAGTCATACCTGCAGCTGAAAAGAACTTCTTAGCATAATTAGCTTGACGCTTATGTTCTTTATAATATACAAAAGCTACATTGTAACCTGTCCAGAATTTGATACAGTGCTTCATTAGCTTTAAATAATCTGTTTTGCTAGTGACATACAAATAGTCAATCTTTACTACAGTGATATTATTCACTATAGCAAAATGAAAAGATATAAATGAGTCTTTGCGATAGAATGTATACCCTGAGATATTTATATTCTTATGGAAATTTATTCCGTGCTCTTCATTCATTCTTCTCTGTAACTGCTGTCTTGTAATATCCATCTTTAATTATTCCTTACTCTTTTCATCACGCTTTAATGGGAAAGCATTGTAGTCTGACGGGTATCTGTCAGTATCTTCTACTACTTCATAAATCTGCTTAACCATCATATCGCCTGTTAATACATCACTGTAGTCAGTGTACATCTTAAACTGCTCACCATAGAAAAATTCTAGACAATCTTCTTTTAGTTTCTTACAGTTGCCTATCCTGTTAGCAACATTTTTACCTTGTCTTATCTTCCTCTCGCAAGTAAACAAATCATTGCAAGCTTGTATAATGATAGCTTGCTTTAGGTCTTCTAAACCTTTATCATTAATTATTTCAGCCATATTTTGTTTTACCTCATTAAAAAAGCAGGTTTTATGCCTGCCTTAATACCTTTCTAGTTGCAAACGTTCGTCGTGTGATACAACAACCCATTGGCTCGTATCTCTCCTTAATAGAGAATTTATAGCCAGTATGTTGTCAGCATCTATATTAGCAAATGCTTCGTCCATTATCAGTGGCATATCTTTTAAGAATAACTTTTTTATTGCTAATGTTAGAGCTAACGCAATCAGAGTTTTTTCACCGTTAGATAATGTCTGTACTGCTAATCTTGACGAAGTATTTGTATGCACTGAATGTACATTTACTCTGTATACATTATCTTCTACTCTTAAATCAGAATATCTTGAACTAAAAGCTTTTAACTCTGCATTAGCGATTTGTGTAATTGCGTCTGAGTAGTATTTCTTAGCTTTTTCTATGTATTCTTTGATAATTCTTAAACACTCTTTTGCGTCATTATAATTCTGTTTATGCTTTAGAATATCTGATATTTTTGCAATGTCTGCTTTTAACTCAGAGCAATAATTTTCTTTTTTGTTTAGAGTATCATACGCAGTCTTTGTATTTGCATCATATTCTTGCAGTATTTTACGCCAATCTATATTTTCGCTAAAATGTAAGTCGTCAAGCTGTTTTTTAAGCTGTAAGTATCTCACAGAAATAGCGTAATCTTCAAAATTATACTGAGCATCTTGTAGTATCTTTTCTAATGAATTTATTTTATTTATATCAATAGAATCATAGTTAATGCGTATTGGCTTGAATTTACCGCCACATACTACACATTCACATTTCTGCTCACTCTCTCTTAAAATAGAGTCAATCACGTTTCTTGGGTATCTAGCTAAAGGGTGTAATTCTGCAGCCTTATTCTTTTCTTTCTCAAGCTGCATTCTTTTGTCATTAAAGAAATTATCCCACTGTTGTGCATTTCTTGCACCATAAGAATGTAATCTTAAACAAGTTTCTCTATCGTACTTACATTCAAGCTTATCAAGAGTATTCTTTAACTCTGTAAATTTTTCGTAATTCTCTTTACATCTTCTTGCTTCGTTTAGCGTAGAGTCCGATGTAAGAGTCTTTGACTTTAACTCTTCTTTTAATGTCTTTATTTCGTTCTCTATCTTATCTAACTCTTCTTGTGTAGCGTTTTGATGAGATAGTGTTTTCTCTAGAGAAGAAATACTCTTCTGCGCAAATGTTCTTTCTGACTGAAATGCTTTGTTAAACGCAAGAGGTTCAGCGAAAGCTTCATTTAGTAAATCAACTAAACAATTAGTACTTAACACTTCTGAGTAGGCAAGTGAATTGCTATTCCATAAAATGTCAATGTTCTTGGGTACTACACTTCTAGCTATGCTCTCATACTCAACCTTTGAACGCGCAGATAGTTCGCCATCAATATAGATATTAAATTTTGTAGACTTACCAAATGCTCTTTCAAATATATACTCTTTTGCATTATGCGTGAAATATAATGTTATTTCACATTCTTTGTTTTTATCATTACGTAAATCATCAAAGCTTAGTCCATTAGGCTTTTTATCGAGTACACAAAAGATTATCGCTTCAATAAGAGAAGATTTACCTGTCCCGTTTGGCCAACGGAACAGGTTTACTCCTTCATCAAATTCTACTGTCTTATTTTCAAAGCACTTCCAGTTTTTAATCTCAATCTTATTTATAATCATTGCTTAAAAACCAATGTCTAGTAGTTCATCGTATGGCATTGCTTCGTATGAATTCTGCGGCTGCTGAGGAGCAGGTGTTGCTGCAGGTTTCTGTGGAGCTGTAGGAGTTGCAGGCGCAGTAGCATTACTATTTCCTGCACCTATTAGGTCAAATGTAAAACCTTTAATGTACGTATATGACACTGTCTTGCCATCTGCGTTCTGGTACTCGCGAACTTTTAGTGTACCACTTACAAATATCTTGTTTCCTTTATGCACTCTTTCTGCGAAAAGCTCTGCTGTCTTGCCTGTCATTTCAACTCTGAGCCAGTGCGCTACGTTTTCCTGCCCATTGTACTGATTATTAGCTAGAGTAAAAGATACGCTTGCGAACTGTTCACCGCCGTTACCCTGAAAATACTTTAGCTCAGGTTCCTGTCCTACTCTACCTACTACTGTTACATTGTTAAAATCTGCCATAATTCTTTTTCCTTTCTACATCTGAAGATTCGTAGTCTTCAGTAAAAAAAAATATTTATTTCACTTGCATAAATTTATCGCAAGCAGTTATAGATAAGCTATATGCTTCATCAGTAAATTCACTAGTGAAGAGGAGATAATCTCCTGTCTGTATATCTGCTACTTTTATTTCTTCACCATCTTCGTTTAATACTTTTGTTATTTTGCCCTTTATAGCGTTTTCTCTAATAAAGTCTATTGTCTTTTCTATTATGTCGTTTATGCTGTCACTTGCATAGTAATCTGCAAAGTAACTTTCAGAAACGTGACTTATTGCTGCTATATACATCAATCATACCTCACATCCCAGTTGAGAACTGTAATACCGTCTCTTCTATCGAATTTAACATCAATAATCTTGCGATGACCTTTAACTAAAGCATCTATCTCCAGTGATTCGCCAGCTTCAAGAGCTTTTACTTCTTCATCTGTAAATACGTGCGTTGCAAACTGATAAGGCACTGCTTTTTCTGTAATTGCAAAACCGTAGAATTCGTAACCGTCGTTCTCTTGTCTTGTCAATGCACCTTTCATTCTCACGTTATTACCCTTTTGAGATGTTGTTACAAAAGAGATTGTTTCACCCCTTAGTAGTGCATTACACTCTTCGTCTGTAAATCTATATGAGCCGTATGTTCTGTTGAACGCAATTCTCTTTCCTATTGTCTCAAATGTTCCTATGTACTGCTCTTTAGGTTGAGAAAATGCTCTTGTCTCATTGTATCTATCTGCAAGCTTATTACCGAGCATAATAGCATTATCAAACTCATAGTTAAACATCATACCGCAATTGAATAATGCGCAAGTCTTTGTATAGATATGCACAGTACAACCACCGATATTTTCATTATCGATAACTAGATATTTATCAATATTGCTTTTATCTGGTATTAGTGTATCTGCCTCATATACTGCTACTTCGAATGCTTTTAGATGGTCTTTGTACTTTTCATCATAGAAGAATGTAACGTCATTTACTTGATGTTCTTTTAATACTCTACCCATTTTGCCTCCCGCTCTTTTTATTTAGTTGTACTTCTTTATTTTATTATAATACAAATTAATTCACTTGTAAATAAAGGGAGTATAAAACTCCCTTTAAAAATTATCTATTTCTTCTTTTAAGAGAATACATCATCGTGCCAGTAGCAAAACCAAATAATAAACCATAAAGAAAAATATTCGTATTATCTCCGGTATTAGGAATATTTCTAGTAGGTTTCTTAACTGTAGTTGTTTGTTCAACCTGCTTTGTCGTGTTATTTGTTATTTTATTATCCTTTGAGATGTCAGCCTTAGAGGTTTCAGGTTTCTTTGTTGTCTCTGTTTTATTGTCTTTTGAAATATCAACCGTTGGAGTTTCAGGCTTCTTCTTATCTTCAGGTTTCTTAGTCTCGTCTTGTTTATTTTTATCTTCTGGCTTTTTAGTTTCTTCTGGCGTATCAGGCTTTTTGTTTTCTTTTTCTGTATTATTTGGAATATCTATCTTTTCTTTAGTATTCTTGATAGTAAGTATTCCACCATTACTTGTTACATTTACTGTGAATACTTCATCAGTAGCTTTGTACCCCTCAGGAGCAGTTATCTCTGTAATGTTATACTCACCAAGTTCTAGCTCGTCAGATAATGCAATTCCCTTATCATTAGATGTAAGCTCAAAGCTCTTATCGCCCTTAGTTATCTTGAACTTAGCGCCAGCAAGTCCTTTGCCTGTTTCTGAGTCAACTTTTCTAATTCTTAGCTTTCCGTTAACCTCTGTATTTAAGCCACCGCCTGCAGCTTTGTATATCCATACACCAGCAGTCTTGCCAGGTGCGATAGCGTCTGCTCTGAGTTCTGCTGAGTTATTCTGTATTGGGTCCTCATCGTTTACAGTTGTTGCATAAGATAGTAAGTAACCTTGAGTTCCGATTGAGCCAAGCTCTAGTGTAAAAGATGTCTTATCATCATTATACTTAACTTTGCTTGTTATATCAGTTGATTCACCGTAATCAGTAATGTTTCCGTCAGGAGCAAAAGTAACTTTCTGTAGCTTAAACTCAGGTAAGTATTCACCATTACCTGATTTAATCTTATCTGTTATAACAACATTATTAAGATTCTGACCACTCTTGTTAATTCTAATTCTCCAATCAGCTCTATCTTTACTCTTTGAAGGATTAGCCCATTTGCCAATTACTTCTGTTCCAGATACTGGCTTGTTAGGAGTAAACTTAACTGGCGGGTAAATGTTGTAGCTATTTTTGTTATTATTGTTCAGTACAACTCTAATTGGTGTAACTTCGTTAAGGTTAACCTTTTTATCATTACCCTTAGCATAAAAGAATAAGTTTCCTTGTAGATTAGCTTTGCCGTCAACCTTTTCATTAAATACTACGTGAATAATTCCACCGCCTGATTCACTAGGCTTAACTGCAGCGTGTGCGATTGCTTCACCTTCGCTATCATTCAGAGTAAAGTTATAATCTGTAAACGCTGATGATAAATCAATCTGTTCAGGCACAGCCATATCGAAATAATCTCCAGTATGGATAGTATCATTGATTGTATAATTAGCAAATAATTTGAATGAACTACCAATAGATGTTTCTGTGATTGTCTCTCCCTTATCATTTTGGAGTTCTAGTTTAGTGAGCTGTACATCTACTGCTTTGCCTTCATCAGCGAATGCGCCCATAGGTACTGCGACTAGTACTAGCATAATCGCCATAAAAGTTGCAACGAATTTTTTTTTCATACAGTTTCTCCATGTTGTGTCTAAGTTGTAGCTTATAAGATTATCATATCATACAAATGTAAGAGTGTAAACTTTAAATATCTCCTTTACATAAAATAATACCGTAAATCTTGCTTTCATATAATTTATACATTATTTATTCCTCAGTAATATGAACGCATAGTCACCATTGACTAAATTATCAATAACTTTTTCCATATTATGCAATTGCGCTTTTGCGTTGTCGAATTCACCACTTATTATATTATTATAGATAGTGCTTTCGTCAAAATCAACTGCTGAATTATTCACAATAAGTTGTAAGTACGTTTCGTGCCCATCAACAAATACTTCTGCATAGTCAATATTATTCTTTGCGCACAGCTCCGTTACAGTGTATACCGCGTCAGATACATAAGCGACTTTACCAATTTTATTTCTATACTCTTTGACAAACGTATTAATTGCTTCGTCATTCAAGCTTTCTAATTTTGTCAAGTCTTTAACTATAATATTCATTATCTGTTTCCTCTACTCTTCACCCTTATACACTACAATGTCATAGTTGTCTATTAGTTCACCAATTTTCAATAAATTATTTAACTCATCTTTAAAGTAGTCATAATCTCCTATGACACATGCGAATGCGTCACGGGGACAAGCGTTCAAGTATATTTCGTCACTGCTTGCGAAAAATATAGTATCATCGTCAAGATAATGAGTACATGCACAGAAGCTTATACCAGCTGCTTTTAGCGCACTGTAAAATATTTCTTCGTCTATGAAACCATCGTAATCATAATTTATGCCGTCTTCTTCATTGCATTCATATGCGCCAAGTAGTGTTTCAACTTCTATAAATGCACGCGTATCTTCAAGCGCATTTATTCTTTCTCTTAATTCTTCTATGTTTTTATTTACCTTTATCTTTATCATAGAATATACTCCAGACGTACGAGATTAACTTCTCGTAAACTTTTATGTACTTAGTGATAATTTATATATCTAAGCATAAAATTACGCTCAGAAGTTAAATCAGAGACAGCGCATTACGTGCTGTCTCTTTTTAGTTAGTTGTACTTCTTTCTACTTCAGAGTTGCTAATAGCTTATCGCTAATAAATTCTTGCTCGTCATCTTCTACAACTGAATACACTTCAATGATTGAATCTACATCGGCTTTAAACGTCTGACCGTCACAAAAGCCTGTGAAATATATCTCGCCCTTTTTACGCGCCATCTTGTCAATGTAAGCCTCACAGTAATCTGTAAGTACCATTAGACCGAGCTCATTCTCTTCTAATAGATTGTTGATTAATTCAACCTTTCCTTCAAAACTTAACATGTAAGTAACTCCTATACTACTTTGTAAAGTATAAGCATTACATCGTCTCTGTACATTTCTTCTATTATATTTTCAATCTTATGCAAGTATGTTTTTGCGTATTCTTCACTTGATATAATAGCTTCGTGTAGACTAACTAAATCTACACATTTATACCCTTCGTCTGATGCGCCTGTAGTAGTGAACATTATCTCACCGCGCTTAGTATCAGCGATGTACAAACCTATGCATAAACTTGTCTCTAATACCATTTCATCAAAAAGAGGTTCAAATCTATCTTGGTCAAAACTTGCGAAGAAAGTTGCATTCTTGTATGTCTCAACAAACTCATCTAGCAAATCTTTATGTATGAATCTATCTCTCATTGCTATCAGCGAGCTTAAATCATTCACTCTTATTGTTGTCTGCATTTCTACTCCTCTGTAATTTCTGCTGTGTTATAATCTATTTTATATCCATCAGTTGTATTGTATACTACTACTCTTTCATCTATTGAGCCATCATCTGACTTCATATTTACTAGAGTTCTTCTTGGTATAAGCTCATTATCATTATAAAAATTAATTACTTCATACCAAACAGCGCTTTTATTTCCGCTATCAAAATGTTTACGTACTTTTGTTTCTGCGTAAGCCATTCCACCGTCATTACGTCTTGTACCTACGTTCTGCGCTCTTGTACCTGTGATTAGATTTTCTACAATAGGTTCACCGCCTAGTGAATCTGCAATCATATGAGACCTATTCCAGAAATAACCTTTATATGATGTACCGTCTTTATACTTAACTTGTACTCTAGGGTTTGTTTCTGGCCAACCAACTGGGTTTACCTTGATAGGCTCACGCTTTTCATTCTTTTCTTTAGCATATAGTTCAGATGTAATATTCGCTGTTGCGTAAGTAGGTCTACCTAAAGAATCTAACTGACCGTATGTTATTGTTTCAGGTCTTTCATAAGAGAAAAAAGCTACGCCCTCAACTTTATAATTACCTGAAGGCGTAGTATCGTCTAGTTCTATTGAAGATGTTACTTGTGTTTCTTCTTTTGTCTTTGGCTGTATATCATTCTGTAGACTGCAACCTGTCATTGTAGCTATGAATATGATTGTTAGTATAAGACAAATTTTCTTCTTCATCGATTTCTCCTTATTTGTTCAGTTCTAAAAAATCTTGACCTGTGTACTGATTGTCTGGGTTTACTAAATCGTACTTGTTATCTGATAAACCATAACCGTTATTTTCTCGCGTATATTTGATATCACTTGAATTTACTACTGCGTATATAGCTAGTATTATTGTGGATATGATTAATATTGTTATTAGCGCGAATAGCACTCTTATCATTTTCATATGATGTTCTCCTTTAATATAATATCATTATATCATAGAGGCACGCTTATGTAAACTTCTTTTTATGTATTCTTGTATTTCTAATATCAATATCTCTATAATCGACTATAACATACTATGCATCTTTTAGTAGTCACGCTTCTTTGCGCTACACTGATTAGCTACTGTAGCAAAGATATACTTAACGACATCTTGTCTATAGTCAACTGCCAATTCATCATTAAACAGTTCAATCAAACCTTCAGTCAAAACATCTGTATCAATTGTGTCTGGCGTAGGAAATAATGACTCGTTTCTGTCCTCTTCAGGAACTTCAATCTCTAATACTGCATTACACTGTACTGTAATCTTATTGCTCATATAGAACTCTTCCTCTCTTAATCTTACTTCTTTAGTCAATATACACTTCAATAGGTGTATCAGATGTGAAAGTTAAGACAAAATCGTCATTTAAGGCAATAGCAGGCGCGCCGAATACTCTAGTTGTTTCAAATTTAGTACCTGCTTTAATATAAACAAAATTATCTTTAACAGTCAAACCATTCTCTTCTAGCTCTTTTACTGTAATACTGTCATCTAAATCGTTGATGTTACAGTATAAAACATCTCTTGCGAATCTAAGCATTTATATACCTCTCCTCTTGCTTAAGCTTGGGTAGTTTAGCATCGAATCCGTAATACTCTACTACCATATTATTCCAGTAGTTTTTGAACTCATTAAAATCATTTGTGCTGAACTTTAGTCTAGTAGTCATTTGGTCAGCAATTGTTACTTCAAACAAATCATCTGATATAATTACTTCTGTGTACGGCTCTGATAAGAATGTGTATCTTACTACGTCATCATCGTCTAAAAAACAACGCACTCTTGAATCTGCCATCATCTTAGCATATTCGCCATCGTCTGTAATTTCACTTACTCTCACCCATTCTTTTATGATTGCTGGTATCGCTTCTTGCACGTCTTCTTCAAAGAAACGATTTAATTCTTGCTTTGTCATTATAATTAACCTCTACTCTTTTAGTTATACTTAATCGAAGACGATTATGTCAACGTCTTCATCAATTATCTCAGCTAGCTTTAGTAAATCATTCGCAACGCATTTCAATGAAACGAGTATACTGCCCTTATCAGTACACTCATGTATATTTAATACTTCATTAGCATCAATCACACCAACATACGGTGAAAAATGACTTACTGCACTAATTATACTATCGTTAAGCTTGTTTATATGTAAGATGTTTATACTAAGCGTTACGCATTTTTCAGCTAATGCATCTGGTATCTCTGCGTAATTCTCAGTGTTAGCTAAAAAGTCATTTAGTGGTTGATAGTTTACCTTTTTTACTTTACTCTCATTTAGTACTCTAATTATCATTTATTTTTCTCCTGTTTAATTAAGTAGTATGAAACAACCGCAATCTTCTTCAAGTCGGTGATAGATATTTTTGAATGCAGTGTATTCTTCTTTGAATTCATCTACCACACAACTCATCAAACATTCTCTAAAATTAACACTAGTATTTGCTTCACCCATTGTAGCTAATGTTACGAAACCATTTTCAAAACGCAGCAATGAGTATTTTGTATTAGTTTTTCTACAAATATTAAGAAACAAATCGAAGTCATACATTTCGTATTGAACTTCTTCTATTTTATTTTCTGAATGCGTAGATAAAATCTTATCTACTAATTCTGAGACTGATTCATCAATCTCTTTTAGTTTCTCTATTGCAGTTATGTCTTTAATCAATATTTTCATATATCTCTACTCTCTTTTTAGTTAGTTGTACTTCTTTTAATCTGCGTATTTAATACAACATATATTCATTATAAATTCTCTAAAAACTTTCTTAAATCTTCAGGACCGTTATAATTGTCCATGTAATGTCTTCCTGTGCCGCTTGTAAAAAATTCATAGTTGACAGTGTTTATCATATCAGGGTTTTCTTCTAAAAAGTCGCAGATTACTTGGTCTGTCTCTCTAGTTCTGTCACTGTGACCTAAGTAGCCAAAGACAATCCTGCTGTCAATATAATCAAGCGTATCTTGAGTAAAATACTTTTTAAGCAAGCCGTAATAATCTTCAGGCTTTATGTCTTCGAAATTCTCTATGTAGTTAATGTAGCCTTTGTCTTTACGAGTATCTTGTCGTATTGTTTTTGTAATTTCATCGTGCTTGCTATACAACATTGCTAGACTCGTTTGTCTAGCGTCATCAGTCGTCTTAAGGTCTTTATAAAAATCTTCTAAGCGCTTAAAGTGATATGTGCAACGTACTAATCTACCATTAATTTCTTGTATATTCTGTAAAGTCTCTTCATCTTCATTAGCATTGAACGTATCGTCGTCTACTTCAAAATACAAATATCTATCGTCAGATGAAAAAGTAAATTTATTTCTACCATATCTGATTTTCTGTATATTTAGCATTTATTACCTCTTTCTCTAATAGTCTTTAATATCGCCGACTCGAACTTGACGCAGCGCCCATAAACATCATTACCATAATCAATATTGCGAAGCTATTTGTATGAGTTCTGCGCGACTTTCGTTCGTCTTTATTTATTACTGCTTTGTCATGCGTATCTGTCGCGTTGTTTGGAGCAACCGATTTAATTGTCATCATGTTTACAATCTGAGCAGTATCTGTTGTAGTTTGTTTAGCACCGCCGATAAACACGCTACGACAAACTGTTTCAAGTGCAAAAACAGTTAATGCGCCTACAATTAGTATTCCAACAATTAATTTAACAATATCTTTCATATACATATAATTATACCTCCATAGTATGATTATATCATGCATATTTTTTTTTGTAAATAACCTAGTAGAGCATTCTCTTAACTATTTTTCTTGCTATTAAATCTTCATCATCCATCAGCTTTTCTACTTCTACTGCCATATTCTTATCAGAGTCTAATGATTCTATCAAGTGCTTTACTACCTCTTCAGTGAAGATTAAGTATTCATAATCTACTAAATACCCATTGTCATTAGGTACTAACTTTTGAGCAAGTATCATATTTAAGTGCATTAGTAAATCGTATTTTAAGTCTTTCTGATTTTCTAAATGAAACAACATTCTTGAAATAGTGCCTGATACGCTACTGCTATGAAATGTAGTATAGCAGCTATGTCCAGTCTTTACCATCTCTAATGCAGCATTTACTGTTTGAGTATCTCTTATCTCTCCGAGTAATACGTGAGTAGGGTGTTCTCTTAGTGCTGACATTATGCCGTTAGGATAGTTTCTAAAATCTTTTCTTAATTCTTTCTGAACTATTCTTGACGTATCAGTAGAATGAAATATATTTTCAATAGGGTCTTCAAACGTAAGTATCATTGCATTGTCTAAGCACTTACCTTTTTGCATAAACGTATTTATACAACTTGCAAGTGTAGTACTCTTACCACTGCCTGTTACACCTGTCACTACGAGTATTTTGCTTTTCTCTGCAAATCTCTCTTCTAATACTTCTTTTAGTTGTTTATCAAGATTTACATTATCGAATGTTAGCGTCTTAGGCTTAATCATTCTGAACGTAGCAGTGTTTTTCTCAGAGCTAAATGATAAGTTTACTCTGTATCTATACGCATTGTCGTCTAGCTTGCAGTAATTCGGACTGTCTTCAGGTATGCGTATACTACAGCTTAAGTCTAAGAATTTTTCTCTAACATACGTAGCATTTAATTCATTTGATACATATAAGCTATACCAAGTTTGGAATATATCTCTTGTTATCTCTCTACAATTAAGCTCTATTATTTTTCCATATCTCGAGATATATGGCTTTTCTCCTACTTTGATGTATAAGTCTGAGCAGTCAGTTTCAGTACAGTAGACAAGTAAATCTTCTATTGAAACATATTTTCTTTCAAAATTAAATCTATCTAACTGTAGTCTCATTAGGAAATATCAACTCCTATTGCTGGCGAGTAAATCTTGCCGTCTAAATCGTCACCTACTCTACTACCACTATTCAACTGAAAAGATAGTGGGAATTCTAAGCTACCTGTATGCTCATAATTTTTACATCTATACTGTAGTCTATCTAAAAAGTCTTCTGCTTGATTTAATGATTTTATTACACTAACATCATTTTTGTCATGTAGCTCTGCTACTACTCTTCTTATTGACGCGCGTAATTCTTCTAGTGTTTCACCATACAATAAGAATGATACATTAAATTTACAAAACGGTTCATCGTTCTGTAATTCGCTTAATGCCATATTAGTTAACTCTTTTACAGTTGACACTTCGTCTAAATCTTCTGTTGCTGCATTAGCGTCTACCATTGTCTGCTCATCGTAGTTAGCTGCGCTTCTAGCTCTCTTAAACTTCAGCATAGCTTTCTTCTTACTCAACATCTGTATATTCACTTGACAATTAGGGTAGTTAAGTGGAAATGCAGTAGGGTCAATTTTTATAGGGAAGTTTTTAATAGTCAAAACTGTTGCGTATGTAGTTTTCTGAGGTAAGTCGAACATATAAGCGCCAAAGTTTGTTAGCTCTAAATAGCCAAACTTATCAAGCACTATCTGTTGTAAAGAGCCTAGCACGTTCTCTAAATTCTCTTCTCTAAAAAAGCCTATTCTGTCATATGATATTTCATAGTTAGGGAATAGCTTACTAGCATAATTATAGAAAATTATTTCTTTACTTGCTCTTACGCATCTATGTTTTATTGCATCGAATATTGCCTTTTCTGCCGCAATCGCTCTTTCTTCATCAAAATCTTCACCTAAGCCCGATAAAGCTGATAGCGTTTTCTTAGCCACTGTTTTCATCGCGCCGGTAAATGTTAAATCTTCTAAATTCTGTACTTCCTGCGTATCAATAGAGATAGCAAGTAAGCAGTAAGTCTGCATATCGTCTTTTATGCTATCTCTGAATAATGGTGGTAGTTCGTAATCTTCTTTGTATAATCTTACTGAATCAATTATATTTCTGATTACGTCATCTTTCTTTACTACCTTGTCTAATCTTTCAATTGTATATTGTATATCTTCTCTTGTTGACGCTAAGCTACCTAGCATTGTAACTAAGCTACGTGTATTATCTCTTATGCTCTGTTTACTTGAAATAGTATAATTCAAGCTAGGTAGTATATAAAAAGCATTTACTATGCCATTGTCATATAAGATATTCTCACCAACAAGGAATATATTACTCTTTCTTAATTTCTTCATTTACAAAATACTCCTAAATATCTCGTTTACTTCTACTGTTGTCGGTTTGTATATTCTGTTTCTCACGTGATTTTCATTTGTGTAATATCTTCTAGGTTTAAAATACGCTATTAAATACTCATACAGTCGTATAGTAGTAATCTTTACGTCATAGAGAATTATACCTACAACAATGCCTATTGTAAAAACTGTAGTAGTGTATTTTAAAGAAAAATTATCGTTGAAAATATTAATCAATGAAAAGTTAAGAATACCACCTAGTAGATAACCGAAAAGAGCAACTATTAAAAAAGCAGGTATCATTACTTTCAATCTCTCTACACGTATACCGTCAGCGATTGTAAATAACCCTGCCACGTCATGAATTTTATTATCTCTCTTAAATACACTACTATAGTTAAATATCATTTTTCTTAGTCCTCTAATAATATCATATCATATATATCATTTCATCAATTATAGCAATATCTTCTTCATTTAAACTATCTTCGAACTTAGTTATGCATTCAACTATACCGTTAAAATCAAATTCTTGTACTAATTCCAGTATTTCATCGCCAAGATGTACCGTACGACTCTCTTCACCAAAATTCTTGTATACTGTAAAAACAAAGCCATCATCAACTTTTACTGTCAATATGTTAAAACCATTCTTTATCAAAGTCATATATGTTTCTTCATCAAATGGGTATTCATTAACCATTACTTGGTCAATAGCTTCTCTTAGTCCTGCATCGTCTGTTTCAACATACGTATTTGTCAATCTTGACATACTGCCGTTTTCTTTATTTATGTACATACTATATTACCTCCAAGAAGTCTATTACTGAGTAAGTGTCTTCATCTAACTCTAAGAGTTTAGCAGCGCCTACACTATATCTAAAATTATCTTTTTCTCTAGTTTTACTGAACATTCTATTTTCGATATATTTCTTTAGATTGAACACCCCTTCATTATCCCAGCCATTGAAACCTACTTTTTCTAGTTTACATTCGTCTTTTTTAAAAATAAAATATCTTACGAACCTTGTGTTTAAACCATCGGCGATGCAGCGAATCTCTTCTGAATTAAAATCTACATTTTCTCCATTTAGAAGTCTTGCTAGTTTCTCTCGTGCCGACTTATCTCTAACATCGAATAGTCTTTCTTTCACAAATTCTGCATTTCTTATCTTTACGTGCATAAGTTTCTTCTCCTCCTGTGTATATCTCAGACGAATCAGAATCATTTCTGAGACATTTTTATGTTATTTTAATATAATATATCATTTTATTAGTTTCCTGTAAGAGAGATTAAATTCTTAAACCCTCTGTGTAAACTACCGTCCCACGATACTACTAACTCTTCTTCTACTGGGTCTTCGCCTGTAATGTCAGTAGACGCAGTACGCAGTACAATGTCTGTACCGTCTTCTAAAGAGATTATTACTCTGTTAGTAGTTGTTGTTGTCCCTTGTCTACGCCAATACTCCTCATCTGCCTGATGTTGTACACACCAGTCGTTTGATAATCTAAGTGTAGAGCAAGCTATTGTTACTCTTTCATCTAAATTCTCTCTAAGCCAGTTTAAATCTTCTATTGTAGAAAAACCTAAGTCTGATAGTAGTACTTGTACTCTTACTTCTGCCGTAGGGTTTTCTTGCATAAACTTATTTATTTTATCAAGTGTATTTTTATTTTTATAGACGCCTAGTGACACTCCGATAAAGCTAAAGTCTTCTACGCACTTGACTAGATTCTCAGGTCTTGTAAAATTAGTTATGATACATATCCCATCAAAGAGATTAGATTCTTTAAGCTTATGTGTTAGCTTATGCAAGTCAGGGTATAATGTAGGTTCACCACCAGATAGTGTGATGAATTTTACTCCTTGATTAGCAATCTCTTCTAGCTGTAGATTTTCTAAGTCTATGAACTTACCATTGCTCTCTACAAAATTCTCTGCTACACAAAATTCGCATTTTATATTACACTCATTCGTAACTAAGAGTGTACATACATTTTTAGCATTGATGTCGTACCTAAATCTTCTACTCATAGTAATCACCTAGATGAGTTTCACTATCATCCCAAGAACCGCACAGTCTGCCTGATTTATGTAGTACAAATTCGTATATCTCATCTTCCTTTCTATTGCGCATATTTCTTAAATCAGCTTGTTCAAAGCAGAGTATCATTCCTTTGTATTCGTATACTTTTACGTTGTAGTAATACCCGTTTGTTTCATTGATTAGCTTGAACTCTTTGTCTTCTGATATTTCTTTCAGAATAGGCGTCATGTCCACTGAGTTTGTAAGATAAAATTCTTTCTTGTCTTCGTTCTCAATCTCATCTGATTTCATAAGCTCTCTGAATACAATATTGTCAACATAGTTAGAGTAAAAATCAGCATATGCCTGAACATCTTCTTTTGATTTGATTGTAGATTGAGTTAGTACGCAAGATAGTCTTACTCTTAGCTTTGATTCTTTCTCTTTGATATGATTCATCACTGAGATTAAATCTTCATTAGAGAAATAATCATCTGTCTTGTATCTCATTACAACATGATTCTTATCTTCATCGAAATGTGCTTTAGATATATTAAGATGATTAAAGTTAAGTAAGCTATCTAAAATCTTAAAATTATCTCTAATTAAAAATGAACCGTTAGTAGTAACCACTGTCTTTCTAAACTTATACTTGTTTACTAGATTGACTAGCTCAATAAATCTAGAATTAGCAGTAGGCTCACCGCCTGTAATTGAGATACTTGTATTCATATCCCTCATTTTTGATAATACTCTCTTGTAATCGCAATTCTTCTTGTTGTTAGAATGATTTCTTAAAGCTTCTACACAGAACTTACGGTCAGCATTACAACTTCTGTCTAGTACGATAGAAAAGTTAGCATTGTTATAAACCTTGTATGCTTTGTTGTTGAAATATCTCTCTGTAAACATATACTTCCTCTCTTTTTATTTAGTTGTACTTCTTTGATTATATCAACAAGTCTTTTTCAATTAAACCAAAAACCTTAAAAAAAATTTAATCAAAACGTAACAACAAAACGCGCGCGCGTAAGCTGATTTATTTTTAAGAGATGATATAAATATTAAAA